ATTATGTAAGTAATTTATAACCCTAGAAAAAAAGTATAAACCTACGTCCTGAAAGGAGGTAATATGGAGGAGTTTTAGAGACCTTTCTTCCACGTTAGGACGAAAGCGTGAGGGTTTCACATTAGCTGTAGAGAATATGTTTACTTCTACCATGTTAGAGGTGTAGAAACACGTACCCGTTCATTAGAAGCAGACCTACTAGAATCGCGTCTACTTATCTCCGGTAGAAGTAGAAAATAGAAACGAGGTTACTACTTATACCAATCATCCTCTCCCGGTGAAGTAGACCGTCTATCCCGTTGGTTTACCTATTCTCGAGGAGATGAAATACTGCTACTTCCTCGGCACGATCTATAAGATAAACAGACACGAAAGAAAAAAGCGAACAGTATCCCTATATGGTCTTTTAACTATTTATATAGGTGTAAACGTAGAAAAACACGGGGAATATCGCGTCTGTGATGACACGATTGCTTAATTACATGCCTTGAGTTTAGGCGTATGTATAGAAAAGGTGTCATCATCGAGTAGTTCGCCGTTCTTTACCTTGAGACTGTCTCTTTTTGAGAGATCGGAGGTCTTCCTACACATCTCTCCCAAGTGAACCGTGACATCTAGGTTCTCGACACAGTCCGTGTCTACCAGGGTCGATCCGATTATATTACCACGTTCCGTCGCTTGAGTTATATGAGGAGCGAGGGAGGCTAAACCGTACGTAGTTTCACTTACTGTTTCGTTACTACATTTAATATCTATCGATGTCTCGCATTTCTCGAGTAACGCGAGAGCTTCTGTACGGTTAATAGACATTGGATTGGTATCTCTCCAGGGAGCGTCACTGGACAATCGGATGAAGACGATACGTCCTTTGGCGTATTCGGACACCGACTTAACAGTGGGACATCCCGTAAATCCGAAGGTTACAGAGAGCCCTCCTCCGACGATTGTGTAGTATGTACTTCCTATCACGAACCCCTCTAAAAACGATTCGTCGTACTCGTACTCTTCCTCCTCGCTATAATCATCGACGTACTCCGTACTCAGGCTGTCGTTGGCTCCGTCGCCCTTGTGGGCCGCTTCAAACGTCGTACGTAGAGCCTGACAAACGGTATCACTTCCGCTAGTCTTCTTTGTAACTTTAACCACAACATCGATTCCCATGTATCGGACATCTTCATCTTGTTTACAGATGCCTTTCGTTGCAAATGTCGCATATACATACACCAACAATATTATACACAGGCGCCTCATGACGCCAGTATGTAAGAAATCCGTAGTTATTTCCAATACGCCTATGTTTTACTATAATTTGACTTTTTTTTAAGAAATTAACGAGAAAGAAAAACCCTACGAGACTGGGGTACATCGTTTGGGTAAGGGAAAGAAACGGAGACGCGTCCCCCAATGATATTCCACGAAGTCATCGACCTCCCCGGGGTGGTTGGTGTCGCTGTACATGATATCTACATTAACGTCGGACAGACAACTTCCTACGACGGTAATCGTCTCCGAATGAGGCATGGTAGACCCCCCGTTCGTCTTCTGCAATGTATGTATATCGTCTCCCTCAGAACACTGGATCTCCACGTTGAGTGTACACACCTTGGTGGTGTTCTGGTATATATCTGTTCCCGTGAAGAATCCACCAGCTCCTTCTTTTCCACTCGTTGCGTAGTATTCCGTGTGAAAGACAGGATCACAATCCGTGTAATTTAACGTAACTGTAAACTCCTTCGTTTTGATCACTTCGTTGTGTCCAGCGGTCGTCGTACAAGACGTTTCGTTTACGGGATATAGATTGAATCCCACACTGATGTAATTAAACGATGTACCGCATCTCTCTGTTGGAGACAGAGAATCGGAATACGTATGCGGAGGACATTTCTCACAGAGAGTATCTCCCGCTCGCGTGTGTCCAGAGACGCCATATCCCGCGGGACACTTTGTCTGGGGGGCACATATCCTACATCCGTTCTGTCCTTTCAACAGACAATAGTTCCCCGTAGAACAATTGCAGACTCTATCGTGGGTTCTATCGCACGGTTGAGACTCGGATAGATGCCCCGTACACGGACCTCGACAACTTACGCACGCAGGGGCATGGTTAGTACTCGCCGTAAAGGTTCCGTCTTCACACGGAGAACACACCGTATTGGACCCGGGTCCGCACAATCTAGAGGCATAAAACCCTGGATGACAGGATGCACAACACAGTCCGTCTTTTTCGTAGTCGTGTCCTCCACATTTTCCTTGATTGGAAGAATACGGTACATCATCTCCGTATACGTACACGACACATACTAGTAGTGCAATTAAACGAAGCATAATATATAATGTTGTAATTATTTTTATATTTTTGTACAAGAAAAAGAAGGAATCAATTATAACCGAATGAGAGAGCCAATTTAGATGTTACGACTTTTTCGAGGAGCGAAGCATTGTAAACGAATATTGATCACGGACCTGATATGTGAAATCTCATAATCCGCGATCAACCTCATGAACAACTCAATCACTCTCGCAGAAATGGGGATAGGATTGTCGTATCCCCAGTACTCGGCGACCTGTGCCAATAAGCCAATCACGGCACAGGCCTCGGTGATGTAATTGTCGTGTCGTAACATGGCGCGAATGAGGGATTCGGAACTGTCGACGTATTTATACGAACATCGAACGAGCCAACGTACGTTGTCGCGAAACACGATAGACGCGTCCCTCTTGAAAGACTCAAACACGGCAAACACACAACCGGCAGGTTCTCTATCCCTGAATGGGGTAGACGACCATCTGAGATAGTCTTGAACCGCCAGAAGTACACTATCTTCCGCGTCGAAGTTGTTCCTACGAACATAGAACGCCATGATCGCAGGAAGAAAAGGAAACGTTCGAGAATGGCTCGAACACCATTAAGTAGTGTTTATTTTTTCATTATTCTAACGTCTCTATCATGTCGAAGAATCCCTTCTTCGACGGATAGGACACGGGCTGCCTATTGTTATTGTTATTGTTATTGTTATTGTTATTGTTATTGTTATTGCAGTCGTAACGTTTAAACGGGTTAGGTATCTTCATGAAATCGAACATACCATTTAATTCGTTCGCGTTTAATGGTTCCTTGGGAACGGAGGAACAATCAGCAGGGGTGATGACGGAACACTCGTCGTCTTTCTTGGGATTGGGTTCGCAGACAGGGTTGAGTTCCCCAAACATGAAAGACACGAGTCGGTTGATGGGATACATCAGTAACGTATAGACGCTGTAGACGAATAGATTGCATAGTCTCGCCAGGTAAAACACACACAACATACATAGTCGCGCGACGCTATTTACCAACAGTTGACAGAATCCTCGTATCGCGTAAAAGACGAACCCTATTACTTTTAGAACGAGTACGATCGTCCCCCTAAAACATCTCCATATACCGAAGACGAATTTATGTATTAAGCAAAAAATCCACCAGCTTAAAAAAAAATGGGACACTCGGGTTGTTGGCTCATCGTCATAATTTATTAGTCGTGAAAATGCCTGAATTGTTATAATTCATCTCGTAATACCTTCGCGACATGGGGTCGTTGGTGAGGTTTATACTCCTTAAACATATATTGTTCGGGGGCGTTTAGTTCGCACGCTTTTAGGTAGTTTTCGTGTTGGGATCCTTTAATCGCCTGACAGGCTAATTGTTCACACGACTCTCCGGAGAGTCGTTCCGTACACAACGTGTTTATGGAGTATGCGAAACTATGTCCTCGTACACACGACGTATCAATTAATGTAGTGATTGTGACGTCTGGATGTAGTTCGTCTATATTCTTACCGTAGGCGTTGATAGTGATATCGTCGCAGGATACTATGATGGTTATGTTTCTGGCACATGGCGATACTAAATCTAGATAAGTAACGTTATTCGAGATCTCCGCGTACATACCATGACCCGACGCGTACACGGACTCTCGTATGTTCGTTAGTAGAAAACTGTGTTCATCGTGTCCACATTCGTCATATGCGAAGATTTTAAACCCGTTTCCCGTAGCGATTAACCCACCCGGACCCTGTGTGAGACGACAACCTCTAGAAGATATTTTGTATTCTTGTACTCGTATACATAGTTTGATTGATACGTGCCACGTAGATCGTTCTTGTGGCGTACACGGATCGATGACATAACCACAGACAAGGGATATGAACGCGAGAAGTAGTACAACGGACTCCATGGTTCCTACCCTCGATAATCGCGTGTACATTTTCATTAATTAACCCATCCAACCGAACCATGAACCCTTCTTGGGTTCTTCCTTTTTGAACGGATTAAAGGAAGAGATGAATCCGTCGTCTTTCTTCTCTTTTTTAAACGGATTGAGAGAAGGTAGATACGAGTACGGACTTCCTACGACGAACCATATCATTTTTACGATCAGGTATTGGATCAGTCCGGACAATCGTCCTATAACGAAGTAGCAAATCGATAGGATAGGACCTATTAAATAGGATAGCATTTATAATACGAGAAAGTTCCTACGCATGTAACTTCATAAAAAGATAGTGGATTTCACCGTCGTTCAAATAGTCCACGATAGTATATCGAACTTCTACGGGAAGATGGGTCCACAGACAGGAGGTTCCACATAGGTCGGTGATGTAGTGGACGAGGCGGTTCGTTTTGAAACGGCGAGTATATAAGGATCTGAGGATTTTTTTTACTTTATCTCCGTAAGCACCTCGTACGTACTTCGATATAACACGAACATGCTTCCAACGGATCCTGGATACTCTACCGAATATCACGTCAAACATGCTGACAGAATCAAGAACGTCCGCTTTCATGGCGTCTCGTTCCCGTATACACTCATCCACGAACTCTTTAAAGAAGTCGTAAATGTGATTGTATGTGTAGATCTCCATGTCCGAGTCTTTTATGAAACTTCGAATGAGGGCTTTATACATGGTCCTGTGTCTCGTTACGAACTCCCTCATTCCGAACGAATTGATCGAATAAATGTTATAATTTATCACTTTTAATGCTCTCGCATAAGCGTCCGGAGTGATCGTCTTTCGTAACAAACGAAGGGTCATGTACTTGTTTCCGTTTAACACGGCTAAATCCAAACAGGAGTTCCCCAGGAAGTTAACCACGTTGGGATTTGCGCCTTTCTCCAACAGATAGTCGAAGGTCCGTCGGTCGTTGTGTATCACGCAATAGTTGATAGGTGTAAAGTCGAGAGAATCTTGTTGGTTTACGCTGATCTGAGTAAAGATAAAGTCCAATACCTTTCTATTAAAGACACCATAACTGATCTTACGTTCCAACATATCAAACATGAAAGTTGCATTGAACCCTTGAGAGGAATTGACTCCTTGACCTGCGAGAAAGCGTAGTATCCGCACGTCCGATGAACGTACGTGACTGATCATGTAACATTGAAGGATGTTGAACCCGTACTTCTTGTCCATGTCATGTATGGAGGCCCCCGCACGAACTAACACGTGCAACGTTTCCAATACCACGTTCTTGGAACGTAAATAGGTCTGTATGGGCCCGCATCCGTCTATCCCCCGAACGCATACTAACGTGCCTCGATCGATCATGTACTTTACAAAACTCGTCGTATTAATACGATCGTTTTCCAACAGACAGAGTAAAGGATATCTTCCATCTGCGCCCCTCGCATTAACATCGGCTCCCGCATCGATAAGACACATTGCCAACGTCTCCGCCTCTTTTCCCAATTCCTTGTTGGATAGGACCGTACATAGAGGAGAGGTACGGGTTCCACGAACACCGTTGACGTCGACGCCTCGTTTCAAAAACAAACGTAATGTCTCCAGGGTACAGTCATATCGCGTTAGATAAAGGCTAAAGGGTGTATCATCCATCGCAGATAGTTCGTCCGGGTTGTATACGTTCAAGAACGCGTCGAGTACACCGTATCGAAGACGGAGCGCGCACGCTACATACCCGTATAGATCCATACCGTTTGGGTTATATCATCAAGTACACTTATTTTTTCACCGTTGTATAAAAAATGGGTACGCCGTATTCGTACATCCAGTGTATAGAGAAACGTCGTTAACACGATGCCATTTCCACCCATTATACGACTCCGCGGAGTTAGTCCGTCCTCCTAATACGTACAACGTGTTGTTGTAGACACAACAGATGGGATTTCTACGCGCCTCCGTCATGTCCTCGATGCGTTCCCATACGCAACACACGTCGTCGTATCGGTAGACGTGATTCGTGTCGGAGTGTTCGTTCGTGCGTCCTCCCAAGCAATATAATCGTCCCTTGTACACAACCATCGAGGCTCCGGACCTAGGCATAGGAAGAGGCGCCATCTTAACCCATCCATCGTCTGTTAATCTATTCACCGCGTTTGTAAACGTAGTAGGATACAGGTCGATCGTCCCTCCCGCGACCCATAGCTCGTTCTTGTAACACACAGTCGCAGCTTCCACATTAGGGTAGAGATATCGGCTGTAATACCAGTCGTCGTTACTGGGGGTCCAATACTCCACGTTGGGAATCAATCTGCCTTCTTCGTCAATGCCTCCTATGGCGTAGATGCATCCATTTACGCTGCAGGCAGAGGCGTTCCGTCTGTGTTGTCTCATGTCGGGCATGTATGTACAATCACCTGTCAGGAGATCGTATCCCAAGACATCGGACGTGGGTACTCCATTTAACGTGCCCCCCAAACAATACAAGACGTTGTCCATACAAACAACGGTAAATCTATCACCTATGTCGACGCGACCAACATGTGCGATACGAGTGTTCCACATCATGTCCGGACTGTAGGCGCGGATATATCTCCTCCTGTCTATCGTAATGATACAATTATGGGAGAGCGGTGGGGTATGGGGTGTATCCTTTATTTCTTCCATGTATCTCGAGTACACTTCGTATATTGTGTCCTTTTCCACGTCGTCCCCGATGGCCTCAGACAACGCCTTTATCTGTTTAATATGCTTGGGTTCTTTTCTCACCCAATCTAGGATGGACTTGATAACGAATCGTCGACCGACGATCTTATGGGACTCGCGTAGAACGATGAGTGCCTCGTGGGTGTCTAGTTTCGCAAACGCCTCTCGGGAACTCAGCAAGATCTCGGGAAAGAACATGTGGAGGATTCGTTTTAAGTCCTCTATGTGATAGGTGTCCGCGAACTGGAATATCGCGATGCAGTTTGACGGTTCTACTTGAGTTACGATGTAATCGATGCACTCTTTCACCAGTTTATGTATACCCAAGTAGTCCGCTAGAATGATAACGGATTGTATGTTTTCCACGGTACTTCCTCGTACGTTACTACATCCCGTGTACATGTAGGTAAGTACTTCACGAAGGACGACATCGTCGGTGTCCAATGTTACCGTGTCGGGAACCTCAAACCCTCCGTTAAACAGACGATAAAAGTAGTCAGAGTGTACGGATAAAATCAATCGATGGGCCGTGAACTTCGAGGTTCCGGCGATGATGGTCACATCGCTCATGGTACCATTCTCCAAAAAACTTAACAAGGAGCGATTCATGTTGTCTAATACAAAAACTTATATTGTTTATATTTTCATTATTAAAAAATATCCTCCACGAGACGTTGAAACATGGAAGCGATCATCAGATACAGGTCCTCCAATCGGCTTCTCTCCTCTGTCTTGTCGAAACGGTATTCGTTACTTATAATACGTTTGACGTCTTCCAGGTCGGAGGGTTTCTTCACTATGTAAGGATCGACCACATACTTGACTAGTTCGGAAACGCAGACGTCTTCCCCCGCCTCGGAGCGATAGGAGTTACCGTAGACGAGAACCGCTGTCACACACACACGTTCTTGAGACTCGATAGTGAAACGACACTGTACGTAGTCGCAGTATCGATCATCTACGTCGTATTCCGCGTGCTTATCATTCGAGAATAGGAAGAACATTTTATATCCGAAGTAATCGTCACAAAAGGGATATCCGTAGACGGGGACATTATCTCCCCGTAGATTCACAACGGAATGTTGAATGACAACTTCTACACTGGGTCCTAGCCGCGAGAGGCGTACCTCCGGAGGTGAGAAACGGGCCACGTTACACGTCGGTTCTAGACTGTACTCGATGGATTCACCGAGTCGGGTCAACCTAACCCAGGTCATGATGTCCAAATCGTTTTGCAAAGCTGCCGACACGTTACAACTCGACGAGGCCCATTCACACACGTTAATCCACGTACCCGTCGTGTACGGTTTAATACTGACGTTGTAGGCGTATCCATCATCTCGCCAATTAACGAATATGTTTAGGTCGTATGATGTGAGACGCACGGTATCTGTAGATGTGACTGTGAGGAACCAAATGAAAAACAGTCGCTCTTTCATCTTAATCATTATCACTCTACTCTACTCTATTACTCTTTCAGTAATAAAAACAGTTTACAACTCGAGGTACGTGGCATACGCTGCGTTCATGGAGGCTACATAACAGGATACGTCGTTCGACCGTTTCCAGGCGATTCCGTTGTAGCGTTCGGACGTATACGTGTTCGTTCCTCCGAAGACGTACAGTTCGTCGTTAAACACGCATCCCACTGCACCCCCTCGTTTGTGTTTTGTCGACCCTACGTATTCCCACTCGTTTGTATCGTCCCTGTAACGGAGTACTTCGTTCGTCGAGGTGTACCGATCCACCAGACCCCCTATGCAGTACAACCTCTCTCGATAGACGATCGCTGTAACGCTCGCCTTGGGTACGGATAGTTCGTTTACCCTCACCCATTCGTTTCCGGATAGTTTTTGTACTACGTCCGTGGTATCTAGGACACCATTACGGAGGACCCTGCCACCCAATATCCATAATTCGCTCTTGTAGAGGACGGCACTCGTTTCGGCAACGGGTTCCACGAGGGTGGGTCCCTTGTACCACCGATCATATCCAGGTTTCCAGTACCTGGTCGTATCCAACGGTCTATCGTCTGCATCATATCCTCCTACGAGATAGATGCATCCGTGTAGGGCGCACGCAGTCGCTTCGTTACGGTGTTCCGGCAGGTTGGGTATCCTGAACCAGACATTCGCCTTGACGTCGTAGGCTAATGCATTCGTCGTGGATATGGTGTCTATTTTCCCCCCTACGAAATACATTACATCGTCCATACATACTGCGGTAAAATACTCCCAGTGTTCGATAGTCCACCACTTGGATAAGACGACCGATTTACCCGTCTCCGGATTCAGGGCCTTTACATAGCCTTTCATCGACCCTCCCAGGAACACGATACAGTTATGATACGCGGGTCGGAATTCCTCAGGGTGATTCTGTAGTTCCATCACATATTGTTTGTACACGGTTCTGGATGACACAGTCCTGGGACTGTCCCCAATACGTTTCGCCAGTTGTACTGCGTAGCGTATACGACGACGCGTGTTTGCCTGTATCCATTGTGTGACGGCCGTTAGGGTGATACTTCGATCGACATTATCCCGTATCTGATCTAATACCAGTAACAGATCTTCTAAGTCCAACGCCCGTAGTTGATCTCTCGAATTCATCACCATACTGGGCATAAGCCATCGGGTCCTGCGTTTCAACTCGGTCAGATCGTAGAGCTCGGAGAATTTAAACAGATGTATACAACTTTCTTCGTTTACTATTTTGTTAAACTCATGGGCACATTTTTTAATCAGGGGGTTAATCTGTAGATAGTGTGCCAATGAGAAAATGGATTCGTTATTCCTTTTGTGTAATTCTATCGATTCCGTGTACATGTAATAAATCACATCAAATACGGTTTTGTAATCCGCCTCTAAGACAATCACGTCTATGTTTTTTTCTACGAAGTCCCCATTAAACAGACTGTAGAAGTATTTGGAATACGCGGAGAGCACCAACCGATGCGCTCGGATGCTTTTGCCTTCCGCGACGATTTCGACGTCGCATAGTTTACCCTTCAAAAAGAGTTTATACAAAGGATACGACATCGTTCCCCGATTATAAGATATTATTTTTTCACCCTTTAACAGTCTCAATAATAACACGGTAGTTGTGATTTTGTGATAGATGAGAAACATGACCGGTTTTGTTTACAACTATCGATGTGTGGCGGAGGTTGCGGGTCATTTCACTTTGTGTCATTGTCGTCATTCGTTCGTTTGGAACACACAGATAGTTCACGGGGAACTTATTCATCGTCAATCGATACACGTCTCTCTTTATCCAGTCCCCAGGTAGCCCGGGACGACGAACAACATGGTTACGTTTTGGAATAAAAAGGTTGCCGCTCTGTATGTCTACGGCGAAGACCAATGTGACGTGTCTTTGGCTTCATCCAAATTAATTAAACACCACCCGTTGAATCAGGCAAACGCCACCATGAAATCGGGACACAGTGGGACTGACGGATCGATCTACGGAATAGCTACCGTGTTACAAGAAATGCGAAGAAGTCGTCCATTTCTCGTTTCGTGTTACCACCCACCGCGGTCTGTAGTATTGACAGTACGGAGTCTAACCATACGGTGAGAACACGACGTTTTGTTTTCGTCGTACACGTATCGGAACGTTCAGAGTCAGATATCTCGACAGACATACGACGTTAAACATAAGACGAGGACCAAATATTTCATTTTAACCCGTAAAAAAACGTCGTAAATCCACGTACAATCCGTTCACTCTAACAACTTGCGTCTTGATCGTACGACCGACTAGACGTCGCTTCAACTGATCCAGTGTATCATGCCTGTAGTTCAGATAATCCAAGAGAACACAGTCGTGATCTTCGTATCCGTGTAGACTGACTCGGAATACACCGTCTCTAAAATATACGACACCCTCGTGAACGCTCCCGGGCAATAATAGACCCATAGCGCTCGTTCTATATACACTTGTTTTAATTTATGTTTTCCTCGACAAGAGAGGTTCATGACAAAATTCCTACTGTATTATGTACGATGGATTTTAACTAGCACATGATTCATTAGTATCGTACTCGTTTTTCGTAGAGACATGTTATGTACCTTGATCACTCCGTACGCGCGTTATTTGTCGTAGTTGGTGTAAAAAAATGGATATGCGGTGTTATTGCACGAGGGATACACGGGTATGTCATCGGTACGTCGCCACTTACACCCGTTGTATTTCTCTACAGCGTTTGTATTTCCTCCCAATACATAAATCGCGTTGTTGTAAACACAACAGATGGGATTTCTGCGTACTTCGACCATATCACTTAACCGTTCCCACGTATGCGACTCATCTAAATATCTGTAGACGTGACTCGTGTAAATGCCTCCGTGGACCCTTCCGCCTATACAGTATAATCGATCATTATATACTACAGCCGCAGCTCCTGATCGCGGTTCAGGAAGAGGTTCCACTATCGTCCACCGATCGCCCGTTAATCTATTAACAGAGTTTATAAACGTAGGATAATACAAATCCACGGTACCTCCCGCGACCCACAGCTCATTCCTGTAACACACTGTAGCCGTTTCTACATTCGCTTGTAGATAAGGAGCGTTGTGCCATTCATCCATTCCAGGTTTCCAATACTCTACGGAACCAATTAACCTATCTTCTTGGTCTATACCTCCTACGACGTAGATATATCCATTTACGACACAAGCGGACGAATTACGTCTATATTTACCCATCTCCGGTATTAAGTTATACGTGCGTGTTATCAAATCGTACGCTAGCACATCGGACGTAGGTGCTCCTTCTAACGTACCCCCTATAATGTATAGGACGTTGTCCATACAAACGACGGTAAATCTATCACCTACGACGCGTCTACTCATGTAAGTTACACGTTTACTCCATGAAGTGTCCGGATTAACGACACAAATGTATCTCTCTTTATCGATCGTAGCGATGCAATTATTGGATAATGGGTTTGTTGACATATCCTTCAGTTCTTCCACGTATCTCTCATAGATTGTATACACATCGTCTTCATCGTTGTCGTCATGTATAGCTGTAGTTAACGCCTTTATTTGTTTGATACGATTGGGACATTTCCGAACCCATAATAGTATCACACTAATAATAGTTCGCCTATCTACGACATTGTATGTTTCCTTCAGTACGATAACTGCGTCGTCCTGTGATAGGTTTTCGAATGCGTCTGTAGGACTTAGTAGGATCTCGGTTAAAAACGTTTTGGTTGCTTGTCTTAAGTTCTCTATGTGATAGGTATCCGCGAACCTATAAACCCCTACACAGTTTGATGTATCTACTTTGGATATGATGCAATGTATACATTCGTCCACCAGTTTATCTATACCCAAGTAGTCCGCTAGAATGATAACGGATTGTATATCGTCTATAGTACGATCTTTTAAGTCGCTAAATCCCGTGTACATGTACATAAGTACCGCTTTAACAACATCGTACTCCGAGTCCAATGTAACCGTGTCAGTAAAAAATGATATGTAATGTCAATACATAAATATGTCGCGCTATATTATTATCCTACTCGCGTGTCTCGTAACGGTATCGATATGTACAACGTCTACGAAAAAATACTGGTACTTGGCCGTCGAACTAACAATTGGATTAAACCGGTACGTTGAAACTATTGAGGGTGAATGTCACATGAAGGAACGATATGACAATAAAACATCCACGCTTATATTGACCGGATACGGACTCATGATAAACATTACGATTACAAACGTAACGCAGCGATTCGTAGCGGCTAGTGCAGGGGCAGGAGACGGGAATAAACTATCCATCATGTTATTTACAACGCATCCATTGACGAAATATTCGAAAATATACCTAACCATTACGTGTCTGGAACCAGAGGACGACGTGGGTACATACGATAACCAACTTCCAGACTCGCTACATCGTAATAATGAAGTAGACATAACAATCTTCGGGTCCTGTATAACGTGCGTTAATTTGGAGACGAATCCTCTTAAAGTGAATCCTCATTTCACACATCCGATTAGTATGTTTGTGCACGACAACACGGCGGATACTAGAGGCAGTTACGGAGTAACTTTTGAGGACGAACTCAACGTATGTTTTCTCGATATAAAAAAGGTTGGTTACGATCTCTGTTATAGACAGACTAGATATGTTATATAATTAGATAAAGCGTAAATGTGGCCATGTTCTTACCTACCACAAAAAAAATTAACGTCCGTGTAGACACGGGTTTTTTATTCCATTAGTCTTCTAATTGGATGGCCCAATGATAATTTCCTCCACCGCATCGGCATATTCTTCATCGTCATCGTCATCGTCATCGTCATCGTCATCGTCATCGTCCTCTAATTCTTGAAGCGTATGGATCGTGTTACGTTTTCGAGTAGTTAGGAAGTAAGTACGACAATCTATACAGGTGCGTAGTGCGGATAAGACGGTTACGATAAACGGACCCAGGAATGAAGTAACAAGAAACACTTTAGTCAATTCACTGGTTTCCTCAGACTCCATAAGTTTTATAATTTCTACGGAGACAAGTGTGTAGGTGGATATTCCACCTACGATTAAACAAAGCGGTAGGTTTACCAATAAACTATCGTGACAATCGCGTCTATAACACCGCCACTTGGTAAGTTTTTTATACTGCTGTTTTACGTTGTATGGAGTCTCACATATGGCACATGATTTGTTTTTTACTGTATCCGTGTTAATCCACTCTTCCAAACATTCCTTGTGAACGATCTTATTATCTCCTCTGCATTTGCAGTAATTGCGCACGACGTCACATGATTCCTTGCATATCCAGCAGCATTTATCCACCAGGCTCACATCAACCATGTCTACAATAGTAGACATGTTTACACCAACTATTTACTTTAATTAACAATTTTTTTTAGAGTTTCTCCATAACAAAGTCTAGCTCGTTGTTTATAATAATCGTACAGGTTGTAGTACGTGTTGCTCCTCTCTCTACATGTCTTAGTAGTGATCATTATACGACACCGATGACATAGATTAATGTATGTCGAAGTTATATCCTATTTCCATGTAACCAATCGATAACTTTATCCGTCTTAATAGCGAGACATCTACCGTGTATAATTTACACCTATGTACCGTCATCGGTAGTTACTATAATCTTTACACGTTCTTGTTTTATATGAGAAAAATCTTATTCGTTATAACTGAGTCGGTCGTCCGATGAGGATTATATTCGAAGGGTATCTTGACGTGCTACGTTTATCGACAGAAACCTTAGTATTGATGTGTAAACGTGTTTTTTTACGAGAAAAACAAGCGCGTTATTTGTAAATACTATTTAAATTATTAAAAGATATCCGTATTTAGTAATTAGGAGAAGTTACTCTGCCCACAAACAGTAACGAAAACGTATCGTCGTGTTTAATGATGAATAGGAACGGCTTGTTTACTTTTAATACCACGGAATCCATCGATCCTCCAAAATCCGTAACGCAGCTGTACGTGCAAGATGCCGCGATCGTACCATATTCTGTCGCTTCTATGTAGGACTTATGGAAAATGTCCGACACTGTTACATCTTTGTCGTCGGTCATGTCGCCAAAGTCAGGATTTGTAAAGATATCGGTAACACCCGACGCCATCAATGCATCGTTTAATGTGTAAGATGTTTCCATTTTGAACTTGGGAAACGAAAGATGTACGTACCGTAGTTTGGACATTTTCAACCACGTTATAACTTTCATAAGCGACAGGTGTTTTTCTACGTGTTCAATATCGTCGGGGACGATAACCAACATGGAGTATCCGTACTCGTACGGGAGTTCTACCATTTTTATACCCTCGTTCCGCACGTCCACGTATCTCAAGTCGTCGCTTAAAGTCATCATTCTTACTATCTTCGATACGTTTTTGGTAATCCAAAACTCGTCATCTACCGTGAAATCAGCTATAAATTGGTTTCTCCACGCGACCTCGAAGTAGATGGCCACAACGATAAGGAGTTTAGTATCATGACTAATGTAATCTACCGCGTTTATTATCTTGTTGTTTGTTTTACACGCCACCCATCGGTTGATGTCCTTTTTAATCTTTTCCGGACTGTGACTAAAGTTTACCAACTCGAATTTGTCGCGTACGGCTTGCATAAACTTGGGTTTTATATCCAGTCTCCAGTCGCCATACACTCTGGAGGCGATGGTGACTTTATCCAAATGGGAGTATCGAGGTTCCAGCGCCATACGTAATTGTAAGGCCGTGTGTTCCTTTGCTCCCTCCAATAACACGGCAAGAGCCGCCGAAATGGATACCGGAGAGATAAACACATTCTGATCGGACGATTTAAGGAAATATTTGAAAAGCTCCATAATCGCACTTCTTATATAATCTACTTTATTTTCATTTTAAAAAAACTAAATCTTGTTTGGTTAGGTATCTGTAATTTTAAATTTAATCTCCGAGGGATAATAAACGTGATTATTGTTTCCTTTCTACACAGTCAATGACCTAAGACTTTTGTATAATATAAAACGGATTCGATATTTTCTTAATGACCTTATTAATTATCGGTGCTTTTTTACACTGTGTAAATTCGCGAATCATACCACCATACACTGAAAGTCCCGTTGATCGTTTGTTTTGAATATGTTAAAAACGCCTCTATGGTACATGTTCATTGTGTCAGTACGGTCGTAATACTTAGGATATATGATCATGTTGTCGTGGAAGATTCTATCATTGTTGAATGTACATTAATAACAACGTCTGTTTATGTAAGTCCATAAAATGTCGTTTTGTTAAACTCGAAGTCTTTGTTTTTATACACGCACTAATCGCGTAATACAAGTAATGTTATTCGTAGGTTACGTAATCGTTGATATATAGTTGGATAATCTTGGTACACGTTATACTTATACACCATATTACTATCTTAAACAGACAACACTGTATAATACGCGTTTAAACGTAAGTTATCTGTACGTAAATATCCACTGAGTATTTTTATGAGGTATTTAACTCCGTGCTTAATTTTAGAATTTTTCAGTAAACAAAAAGGGATTCTCTAGTTGAATCAGCCACCGAAACGACGTATACGTTAATAACACCTAAAATGTGTGGATATTCTGTAATGTACGGTGTTTGTACTATCAGTGTATCTACGTAACGTGTTGTCCTCGAAACAGCACTCATATATATCCGTTCGTATCCAATAGAGACCACTATTCTATTCTATTCTATTCTATTCTATTCTATTCTATTCTATTCTATTCTATTCTATTCTATTCTATTCTATTCTATTCTATTCTATTCTATTCTATTCTATTCTATTCTATTCTATTCTATTCTATTCTATTCTATTCTATTCTATTCTATATAAAAAACTTACGTTTCTTTTTCTTGAAGCAGAGAATGTACTTTATTTGATATGTCGTTAAGTGTTGTAGTATATTCTTTTGTATCTCGATGGGTAGACTACCCCAATAGTTACGTTTTTTACAGTAGACGTTGAGTACATCGACAGCTTCGTTCACACACGCGTCAAATTCTAATGAGTCTAGAATAATTCTTCGTATCTTCGCCCCATATAAGATGGATGTTTGGAACTTTGTAAAACTAGGATGTTTCGTTACGTTAATAGGAACGATACTGTGGGATCTACGAAACACGAGGTCGTATATACTGTGTGATCCTATAGTTTCGCTACGCATCGCTTTCAGGGAGTTTTCGTATTCATACACGATATTAGGAAACATCAACTGCACTTCTAAACACTGTTTGTAAAACTCGGGATATATGGTAAACGCGTAGCACACAATGCCCTCTAGAATATCCATCTTCTTCATGTTAAAAAACATATCATTAAACCCATGTTCCGAAAAGTGAGCGAAAGTCTTACAAATCAATGTTTTACCCGGACGTCTCTGTAATATTCTATTTACTATGTACTCATTTCCGTGTTTTAACGCGTATGTAAGCACTGTGTCGTTTTCTCTAGACCAGGTGTATATACTCTCACCCAAATGAAGTAAATAGATAAATGCATCTTGATTGTCTACCTTTGCCGCCAGTAAAAGAGGAGTATATTCGTTATGTGTTGACACATGAGATAATATAAAATTTAACACGGTTATCTCTTTAGTTAATAGTATCTTGTTGTTGTCTAAGAAGGATTCTAATGCGGACTCGTGTGTTGGTTCATCGAGTCGTATTCCTTTTTTTAACATGTAATTGATAACGTTTACGTTTACAACGTCCATGGTGTTTCTAAGATATATGTTCATAGGAGTAAGTTGATACAGGTTAGCAGTTGTTTCGAACGGATTAACTCCCGCTCTTAACAACTCTCTGATAACGTCTTTTCTCACGATGCAACCTTCCAAGTAGATATGTAACAGGTTGTATCCTCTATGATTCTTTACTGTTACATTCGCTCCGTTACGTAACATGAATCGTAACATGTCCAACGTATTTATATTCGAATTATGCATAAAACACACTATAGGAGAGGATCCATTGACCGATTTTAGATTTATGTCGGCTCCCGCCTTCAACAATAGTGTTACTAGTTTTTTAGTCTTACTGGGCGTAATGGCTCTGTTCTTCAAAATAGCACATAACGGGGTCTCTATATACCCTTTGTGATTGACGTCACATCCGTTGTCTATTAAGAATTTCACGACTTTTATCTTTACATCTGGTCGTTTCAAATAGAGAGTAATGATACTATTCCCCTTATACGTGCTATTCACATCGAATCCCGATCGTAGTAGAAAGTTAATAGAGTTTATATATACACTGTCGGTGAAACTAATGTATCTATGTAACGAGGCCATGATTGCCATATTATATTAGTTTTTCACGTTTGAATACGGTCAAATTCTCCGCCAACGTATGTACATCACACAATGGTAGTTTTTCTACGACTATCGTTCGTATCTCCACGGGAAGAGTTAACCATAATGTATCCCTGCAATATACTTCTAACGCGATTAAAATGTTACGTATCTGTTTACTTCGTTCTACTGAATTGTGTATGATCGTTTTAACTCGGTCTCCGTAAATAGCGGAGTTTACGTATCGTGTAACCCTGTAATCTCGTAAGTATTTAACGGGTATCGTACCTGTCTTGTTAAACACCAAGTCGTACACGGTAACCTTATCCAACACGTCGCGTTTCATGGATAGGATATCTTCTTCGCACATCTCGACGATGTGTTTAAAATCGACTGATATGTAACTGAACTCTTTGTACATGACGGGATTGAGAGTAAACGCATACGTAATACATTTTCCTATCAGTTTATATTGTTTGTTCGTAACGAGTTCTTTATCCGCGAAATATTCTAGAGTCCGACGTATCGTTTGCTCTGAGGGTTTATGTTGTAATACGGCGGTTACGAAGTATACGTGATTCGTCGCCACGGCTAGTGTAACACACGTATCTCCGAACATGGATACGACGTTTATGTCCGCTCCTAGTTTAACGAAATGATTAAAGAAGTTGAGATTGACTGCGTACACCGCGGATAGAAGTGGGGTAAATCCGTACTCGTCTGGTTCATTGAGGGGGTACACGGTTAGTAGGTAATCGACTACTTCTATAGTCGTGTTGAGATACTGTCTATTCCGTCTTAAAAACGTCTCCAGTATAGATTCGGTAAAAATCGTAGTGGATAATCTAGCAGTAGATGCACCTCGATCGATCATATATTGTATAATAGACGGTGCTACTCCCTTGGAGTTTTTGTCTACATACGTATGCAGAGGTGTATGAAACTTTTCGTTTATTCCATTGATGTCTACACCCGTCGACAACAAGATGTCGAGTACGCTTTTACATAGCATGTACCGTCTCATGTAGTAATGTAAACTGCTATTTCCGTGTACGGTAACGAGAGGATCTGCTCCGTGATCTATCATGCATGTGATCGCGTCGGATTCGATAAATAACCCCATTGTTATGTATACGAGTAAAGGGGTATGCCCCCTATACGTAAGTTGGTTGATGTTCGCACCACAGTCTACCATATACGATACATATTCGGGATGCACTGTAGCATCCGGATTATTAATAAGATAAGACATCATGGCACTGTGTCCGCTTGCCGCTGGAAAATTTATATCCGCTCCATACTCCAACAATTTAGTCGTTATGCTCTTGATCAGTTTAAACGAGGAACAGTGGGAGAACAACGTCCCCAGCGGGGTCTCATAATTACCATAGTTTATATCCGCACCGTTACGTAGTAGAAACTCCACAACCTTTTTATCCATGTGCGAATTCATCAGGTAGATGTGAAGGGGCGTATGCCGATGCATTCTCGTTTTTGCGTTAATATCTACTCCGTGGTCTAATAATAGTTTAATGATACTCAGCTTGGGATAAGGAGATTTCAGATACAGATGTAGCAGATTGTGTCCATATACGTCTTTAACGTCAAGATTCATACGACGTTGTACGAAATACTCTAATATGGTTAACTGTGCCAGTTTTTTATTCGTAATAAGACACAGTAACGGGTGGTTGTTATACCCCGATTTATTGATCCTCGCCCCGTGTGCAAACAACACATCCAATACACGCATAACGTTTTTGGCGTTATACTTTACATCGTCGTTTAATAGATACGTGGACATGGTATCCGTTACCGCTTTCTTAGATAGCCGAATTCCTGAGTCCAATATCGTTTTTAACACGTCGGCTTTGACGTACCGTTTACGCAGATAATCCTCCACCACCTGACGTTTATAGTTTGGTAAATTCATCAGAAAGGGACTATGCCCCTGTTTTAACGCGGAACGTATAGAGAACACATTGATGCGTTTTGACTTTGTTAATATAATGTAAGAACTTACATGATCCATAGTGATACACTTACAAGTATAGTTCTTTTATTTAAGTTTATGAAGTTATATGTATAAAAATTGTTCTTTACACGTCCGTTTCCATTAACTCATCCGCCTGCATGATACATCTATATATTGATATCTTGTGTAATACCTCGTGTACAGTAGGACGTATATCCTCCTGATGCGACGTACACCGGTCGACGATGTTCTTGATATATCTGGGGCATTTGGTGTCTATTTTTAATTCGTTATTCTTATTCACTACGGCGTCATAAATGTCCGTAGACGTTGCGTGATCGAAAGGAACACATCCTGTGAATATTTCCCATAATACGACACCTAAACTATATACATCGTCTTTCTCAGTGTATTTACTAAAGATATCTAACAAAATACGGCGAGGACGATATGCAAGCATGTTAATGTTTTTAAACGGGGGAACTGATAACGTCTTCTCTAATCCGTGACAGAGTATCTTCGTCGTATAATCCTCGTCCACTAAAAAGTTAACGCTGGACAGGTGTTCGTATGGTTTCTTCGTGTATTTATACACGTTAACTAAACCGGTGCAACAGTCCAGCGCCATGTCTAGTCTCGTTTTAAACTGTAGGTCTCGTTCTTTAGACAATACCTCTCTCAAGTAACCTTTGGTACAGTATTCTAGAATGATGGACACTCTGGGTAAGTCGTCTATGACGTCGACGAAGAACCCATATACTTTCAACAGATTAAACCTATCGACGCTTTTTACGTTATGGATCTCATTCTCCGTTAATTCTAATATCGCTTTACATCCTTTGTGGAACTTTTTAAACGTGCGAATGACGACAAGGGTGTTGTTGAACACCCCTTTGTGTATGAAACACTGATCGGATTCCTTGATCAAAGTGAACGTATATTTATCTATTAGGTGAGGGTTCACTCGCTTAATAGAATACGACGACATGGTTCGTAGTTAAATCATTTAATTTATGTTTTATTGTTTATAGTTTATAGTTTATAGTTTATAGTTTCATCACACTAAACAATTCGGTGAATAAGACGTCCCAATTGATGTCGTAATGGGAATGTGTGACTTTCTCGGCGAGTATTCCACATAATCCGATCGCTTCCTCGGGTGTCATGTGTTCGTTCGTTAGTAGTTTACCTAGTCTGGGTCCGTCTGTCAACGTAAGTTTCATAGGTTTTATAAAGTCGTAATCACACTCTCCAAACTTCTTCTTAGCCAATATGTCGAACTCCATGTACGTCTCGAAGACGTCCTCGTAGGGTATGTCTAGATCGCCTCCCCTCCATCGAATGTAACGCTTGACCGTATCTTCGTCGTACATTGTAAATTATATATTCAACTTATTGTAATGCAATTTATTGTAATGTAAAATATTTGAACTAGTACACGAACAAAACAATAATATCACACTTAATGTAAATATAAACAAGATAATACATAGAATAGCGATCACCATAAAGAAGTGTGTCTGGTGATCGACGATGGTGTCGTCAGGGTGAGTATTCGTGTCAGCCAGTTTCTCGTTTACTGCGTCTTCGTTGTCTAGATCTTCGAAGTCATCATATTCTACGAAGGTGAATATATTAAGCGAGTCGCCATGGACGCGACGGACACACTTAGGAACCTCGGGGATCCATGTGGAGTTCAGTGTACACATCGAGTACGATGACCCCACCAACACAAAGTCGGGATTGCATGTAAAACGCACTCTGTTTTTATAACAGAATCGTTTAATGAAGGGAACTCCGTGGACGTATCCGTTCTGAAGAGCAGGGAACTTACACACGATCATCCTACACTCGGGAGGAAAAGGATACCACGTCGTGTTGTTAAGGCATCGAATGGTGTCTTCTCCCACCAACGAATAAGGAATGCTTTTATGGTTCTCATTACACACGTAACGTATCGTGTCACGACGATGATATATAATTCTAGGGTTACTCACTCTTCCGTTTTCTATCGTGGGCGGATCGGGGCATTCTCTACGAACACATACGTGTTCGTTGTGTATACTCCACGTATTATTCTTTCCGCATGTAGCGTAGACGGTTACATTGACCTTTTTCTGATACCCAGGAGTACATCGTAACTCAGTTACCTCGTTGTGGTTGTACGTATGTTTCCTATTCACAGCTTGAAAGTTAGACTTAAAATCGTTCTTACAATCGGCGACCACGTACGCCTGTAATAGAGACGCTACATATACCGTCAATAAAGTATCGTACATGGCAACCCTTGTATTTATAGGACAATAAAGAGAGATTGTTACCCTTTATAAAAAAATCTACTCTTTGTAACCGATATGAAAATCGTCCTACATACGGGACATTTGTTATTTTGTTTTTTCCACCTATCTATACACTCGATGCAAAATATGTGATTACAGTGAGATAAAACACCAAAAAAGCTATTCTTAATGGATTTGTTGTATATGGGTTCCATGCATATGGCGCATTCCTCGCCTTTATACCTGTTATGCAACATTTCGTATTCATTCACTACGTTAGGAATCGTTTTTAACAGACGATAGTATGTCTTGTTTCTGTGTTGGATGGCTTTGTATAATATATCCTCTTGTTTAAGGCAATATATGTAATTTACATGCAGAGTAAGCATGGTGTTCTTTAGTATGTTTTCGTCGTATTCGTTTATAATGCCGTAAACTTTTGCGTAGTATTCTTCCGATATCCAGCTAAGTACGTACTTTAACAACTTGGGATGTACAAAAATACCATGATAATACACGGAATATTTATTTTTGTATATTCGAAATGTTAAATCGTCTATGTCTATGTTTTCCTCGATGGAAATACTGTTCATAATATACTTACTGTTTTTTAAAGATTTCCAGTTGGTAAACGACTTCTTCATAGGGTTACATAATCGAGTTATGTTAATATAATGATTAGATCTTAGAAACACTATATTTATACCGTAAGCGTTATCTAATATTTTAACGTTGTGATCCATTTATATACGCTTTATGTTTTTTTTAACAACTGTATGAGTAAATCGTAATCTGGACACTGTTCGTAAGAGAGCGACTTTACGTATAGAAAGTATCGCCGCAAGGGTTCTACGCATGCGGATAAAGACGCTTCTATTCCTTGTTTTATATCGTTTAAAAACTTTATTTTCGATTCCATTACGTATTTACAATTTTTTAGATTATCTTCCCACGGGAGAGTCCCTCCTAACCACTTAATAAGACAATACCCCAGTATTTCCAAATCGCCTCTACGCGACGGGCATGCTCCGTTATGCATATCCGTACTGGTAAACTCTATTGTCCCATTGTGCATTTTCTTAGGATCTCGTTTGTACAAAACGTGCCGACCATCCACCATAAATCTATACGACAAACCGTAATCCAACAGGTAAATTTTGTTTTTATCACGTACGTCGATAGCTATATTGGACGCTTTTATGTCACTATGAGTGTATCCATGTTCATGTAAGTACTTTAATATAATAATAATCCTAACGGCTATGAGACACACGGTTCTCAAAGGAAGAGTGTAATTGTTGTGCTGCAATATATTATACAGATCACATCCTAGACGATCGATAATAATAAATCGATAGTCTTTCTTGTTTTTTGTACAAAATCCAAATCCGTGAAAAGAAGGGATCCCCAAATACGTCAAGTTGTGTTTCTTACACCAATCCGCGATCATGTCGACTTTACCCACACGTTGATAAAACACCTGTTCTACGAACAAGGGGCCATTGCTTTTCGGTTCTATTTTTATAACGTATTTGTCACGTTCCTCTTCCGAACACAAACGGGCCGTGTAAATGTATCCGAACCCTCCCTTTCCCAAAACGTCTCCGAGTATCCATTCCCGTTTCGACGAATCGGTTAACGCGTCCCCTGGCTCTATCCCGTTTCGCTTTAACATGGTATTATGATTAAATTTGGGATATAAAAAATCATTTTTATTATGAGAATTACTTTAAATAATCTCGATAAGTTTCGAGATCCTAGACTACTCGTCAATCTAGAGGATGAAGAGGACGACGAGGAACATTCACGACGTCTCGTTTCCACCATTAAGAACCCATCACCTATTTGTCCTGTAGAAGTACGCGTTACGTATGTGGACGTCGATCGTCCACTAGTCGTCCGCAAAGCCAATGGTTGGGGTTGTTGTAATGAAGTAGTCGTCGCACTAGGTGTAGTTACATTTACCCACACTACTCCTTCCTCGCTAGATAATGGCATAATTGTCTCGAATATACAGTAGTAGAGTCCACTATCCTTCACGGTTACATTTTTTATCAAGATAGTGGACGTGTTGTATCCAGTGGATAAATACTCTATTTTGTTTTTATTACCAATAGCTGGCCCACTTGGACCATATCCCGCTACAGTAGTTTTATTATCTTTTTTCCACGTTATAAGATGGAACGTAAGCCTATTACTACTATCATTGTCTCTACTTCCAGTATTATTGCAACTAATAGTAACGTTTACATGCTCATATACCGTCGTCGTATTAGTACAATAAATGGCGTAAGCATAAGCGACCGTCGACAATAACGCAAGAATACTTAAAATATTCATCATCTTTCTTTTTCCGCGTTATATTTTAGTTTTTCTAACGCAGATATTTCCAAGGACATTCATGGTTTAACACGACAGAACAATGTCCACACTTGGGTGATTTACAGGGTATAATTCTTTCCCAATTATTGGTTTTGTGATTATATTTTTCCACTGAATTTGTATATCCGGTTCCTATGAAGCCCCCAACTACGTACAGGTCTCGACCTAAGACGCACAAGGACGCATCGTTTCTAGGTATCTCCATCGTGGGTAGATGAAACCAATCGTCCAATTCCGTGTTGTATAAGTATACCGTGTTTGTTTTTGTAACGACGGTATTTCTGCCGTTGATGGCGTACCCACCCGCAGTGTAAATGAAATGTTTGTAAGACGCCACGGCCAAACAGGCCTTTGGTTCGGGTAGAGACTTCTTCGCCACCCATTTGTTATTCTGTAAACACTCTACCGTGTCAATACATTCCAATCTACTCGGCTCATCGACGCTACGTATTCCACCTATTATATAGACTTTGTTATGGGCTACCACAGCACCCATGTTTGTTCTCGCCTCGTGGAGAGAACACAGTTTCCTCCATGTGGTTTGGGGGGGTTTCCAGTAGTCGACATCTTTCAGATAATAGTTTCTTCCTTTTCCTCCTATCGCTATTAGTTTGTCTCTTAGGACCACCAACCCGCATCCGTGTCGTGGACTTTTAAGAGGAGTACATTCCCTCCATTCGTTCGTTTTTACATTGTAACTGGTAACGGATGCAATGGATACACTACCCTGCAATCCTCCTACGACGTATACGATAAAATCCAATACAGCCACGCTGAAGAACTGCCTATGTGTCGGCAAGTAGGACACGGTAGTCCACACGTCGTCAACAGGAGAATACAATTCTATGGGGCTGGAAGTGATATTGTCGTAAATACGACCACCTATGGATAGGATACACCCTTGGGTGGGAGGTCTAGGAGAATGTTCTATTTTTGTAAGATAATGTACGTATCGTTTATTACGTATACAAGAGGTTTTTAGTAGAAGGTTTCTTACGGACGTCGAGAGCAATGACATACGTACCTGCTCCAGTAAAACGGACGGACAATCTTTTATGTTGTTTTGCTTTAACCACGTGATTAGGATGACAGCACAAACATCCTCGTCTATCACGTTTAATTCGTCACTGGATAAGATATTTTGTAAATCACATAGCTCGATGGACTTAAAATTGGGTTGTTTTAATACACCAACGATGTTGTGTATAATCGTCGTTATTACTGCGTTGTATATGTTTCGTCGGTTGTAACGTTTGGAAAACTCGTAGTAATGTATGCAATTCTGCGCTCTTAAACGGGAGAGTATGAAGTTTTCCACTAAGTCACTTGCTTCTAGTATCTGTAAGTAATCTGAGGCAACGAGAATCGAGTCCACGGTGTCGTCGGTTAAATGTAAGGTTCCGGAGTATATAAAATTGATTAGGGGGAGTAAACTACGATATTCAACACATACGTTTATTACGTTCCGGTCTTTTTCTATAAAGTCATGTGAAAACATATATTCGAAATACTTAGAAGCCGCAGATAGGATAAGTTTGTGTACCCGTATAGATACGTCATCGTCCGTAACTAATGTAACGTCACACAATGTGTCCTTATCCCGTAAATCCCTAACGGATTCCAATAACCGAGCAGCATATCGACGACTCACCATCGTTACGATAGGTCTTCGTACACAATTGTTCTTGAAGTACTGTTCTAATCTTCTCTAACATGTCCAGGTGTCAGTGAATAGGAACATTTCATCTAAACAATACTCCAATTTAAACATTTGTTATTATTTTTCCATTGTTCCGCCACATAATAATCCTATCATCTAGATACAGTTTGTATATGTTTTTGTAGACGACTTACGAAATTGGAAAAGTTCCTATCGTGTAAATTTAACATGAAAAATAAAGTATTTATATATCATCGATTTGTTTTTTGCGTTGACATCGAACAGTTTTAGTTCTTAACTCTACCGTATTTGTTCGGTAGACCTATAACCTCTGTACTAGAATAGCGACATATTCTCGGACGCGTCTATAAGTGTTTTTAATACGTAATTGGTCTCTATGAATGTGTTTAGGAACGGTCTTTACATGAACTGAAATTAGTGTTACTAACAGTTATATATTAATACAGTCGTGTTCAATCGATACGTTGAACTTTACAGGTTCATCGTGATATTTAAAAATAAAACATAAAAAATATCTCGCCTCTACGTTATGTATTTATTTAAACGGCGCACGATGATGTATGTATGTGTTGCTGTTACATTATTAGTGATGTCGTTGAAAATGTCCGTAGTGAATTACGTGACGAGTAATGTTGATACAACAAACGTATTTGTAACCCACAATAATACGTTCGAAAGATATTTACCATACGGACTAAAAGGAGAAGAGGTAAATATACGTCGTCTGTTAGAAAAGATTTCGGGACATCTTCCCAGTTTTCTCTTATACGACAAACGATGTATCGTTGTAGGAAATAGTTATAATCTTCATAACAGATCTTTGGGACACGTCATCGACTCATACGACGTGGTGTTTCGATTAAACGACGCACCTATCCGTACTTTCGAGCGAGATGTTGGGACAAAAACAACGATACGTATGTTTTACCCGGAGTCTGCCCAGACGAATCCCGTGAAAGATAATAATAATACGACACTATTCGTAATGGTTCCGTTTAAGTCCGACGACTTATACTGGTTATATAACGTAATCGTAAACAACACGCGTATGAATTTATCCAGATTCTGGAAGAAACCTCCTCGTGTTTGGTCCGTACATCCGTCGTCCGTGAGAATCCTACATCCAAAATATACGTATGAGGCGGCGTTACATATACAAACGGTGTCTGGAACATGGCACGTTCCTACGATGGGAATGATTACTCTAGTAACCGCGTTACATGTATGTAAAGGCGTTACGATTACTGGATTTGGATATCCTAACGGAAACCCTAATCAATTTATCCATTATTACAACGGATATACCATGAACGACATGCGAAACTCCATCCACGACGTACACACGGAGAAAACAATCATCGAACACCTGATCCAAAATAACACTATCCTCTGTATACATTAACTCGCGTATGATACAACACCCATTGACTAACGTCTGGCTATTCCATACACGTAGCAACTATGTCGCTTCTTTCCGGACATCCTGTCCTGTTTTAGAATAATATCATACACTGACCCTATCGCTATTTTTATATACCGCTCATTATACGTTCCCGTGTACGACGCTCCGAATTTTCCTACGTGTTTTATATCTATACATAACCCGTCTCGTATCACATGACACTCTATGTTTTCCGCCACATGGGGACCAAAAGTACGAATTTGAGGAGACGTATAACAACATATACAATCGTCCTTAACGTCTTCCTTGTATCGACGTCCATCGCTTATAACACAATGCGTTTTGTAATCGGCGTTTGCGTATAGTACGACTCCGTCTATTACGGCGTATAACACGGATGTGTAGCAATGAAATAATTCCACGTAAAAAGAAAACCAATCTTGGCTGGGGAGTTCCTTATGCAGTCGCTTATACCTGGATATAATCACACCGCCGCTGGAGATCGTTCGGAGTAACGGGATACGGGGGGTGTATGTTTCTTCGAATAAAGCCACCGACACAATCACATTGGTTCCTTTAACGAGTTCGTCCTTCTGTGACTTTAACATGTAGTAATGACCCAGTATATATCCGTCTCCCGTGTTGGAATAACACGTATACTCGTCGTTGTTGTTGTGTTTACCTACGATCAATAGCATGTAGATGATTCTATCCGCGTACGGAAGATATACGTAATCCTTTGTGTCGTTTAATAAAAATACTTTGCAAAATCTAGACAATTTAATCATGTTTGTGTGGCCGTAGGTGTCCTCATTAGGATAATCGAATAAGGTAACGGCGTTGGGACAATTAGACGTAATTCTGTCGTACTTGGTACAGTAATACTTATCGTACCCGAGGTTCGACGTAAGAGCATCTCTCAACGATTCCAACAAGTCTATGTCGTGTTCCTCCATTTAATACGACTTATTATAGTTTAAAATAGTGCACAGGTAGGGAAGATCGAAGCGAAGGAATTGTTTGTTTTGTAACTGCCCCAAAAGTTACAAGCTTATGCTAGTAATCTTCTATAACGTTAAAGTCTCTTTATAGTCTTGGGTGGGTCAGTGACTGTATGAAATGAAACAGTTTATCGTTGCATCTTTCGTCTTTGTTGTGTAACAGTCTGAGTTGCCTAGTTTTTATTTGCCATGGAGTCCAACTTATAAGTCTAATGTAGAGTTTACCCATGTTTTGATATGATCAATACCCTGCATATACACAAAAGGTATATCTTTGATTTTTTTAGAAATATCATCGTATGTCACATAGTATTATTCAACACACGACGATAGAAAAATGTTTATCGTGAACTGGTAAAACTGATGACTCGTTCAATAATTTAAACGAAATTATTTTAAAATGTTCCTTTTCGGAGTTACGTCGATCAGTAAGTGACAGTGTGTCCGTAAAATGTCATTTATTTGTTCGGAGTTAGTAACTGTACATATGATCCTTTCATAGTTAGATTAATGTGTACCGAGTACACACGTACTTCGTCTTCCCAACTACCATATAACTAACTTCCCTTCGTTAATACAGTGTCAGTAACACATAATAGTGAACTACACTTGGATAAGGAGATTCTTCTGTAAGTGATCATAGTAACTCCTCTAAATTTACAGAGTACTTACGCATATTGCATTTAATCTGTTTGACTCAGTTCGTGGTATTGTTTTTTCTAACAAGTACTTTCATCAAACACATACATATAAAATTAACATGATTATAAAAACGTTATTCAATAGTATTGTATACCGTCCAACTGAATCTCTTGTATTGGATCAACTATCTTGTTACGAACGTTATAATTTCCTTTTTTTTGCTTAGTGCGTAATTTACTAAACGTGTAAGTCGCTATAATCATACATACTACCGTTAAACCACCAGCAATAATATTATGTATATATGAGTTATTAGATATTTGAAGGGACCGTACGTATTCCACGAAGTAATCCGTTGCGTTATTGTCATGTTCCTCGAAGATGCTCGTTAGGGCATCCTCTAACGCCGTCTGTATAATCATTTTCTCAAAGCGTCGTTGTGTCTCTTCGTCCGTAATAGGGATCAAGTCCGTGTGAAAACAAGTCACTCGAGGAATCTTCGTGGTCAGATATTCGTTCTCCGGTATAATAGTCTCGTTTATACGTACATAAGTTTTATTGTCTATACGGATCAGGTAATCGTCGTACGCACCGCAAAGATAATGTTCCAACTTGAAGTATTTGTACACACCAGTTCCGTTTAATACGCAGCACCTGGTAGAGATAGCGGATCGTAACATAGCCGTGGCCTCCGAATATGTTAGTGTATTGGCATATATATCGCTCAAGAGGTCTTCTATTTCTCCTTTTACTTTCTCCGCCTTGCGTTTATTGAGAGTAATCTCCATTTCCATTTCAGAACCGCTGTACTCCAGTCGGAAGATCTCACGGGCCTCCGGAGTCATCGCGGCCGCCAGATTATTCGAAATACCGACCATGGGATTCATGGAGTATTCCACGAGTTTATTGTACTGTTCGTAGAGAGTCTGGAGTTTCGCATACAATGTTCCATCGACGTATTCGTTTTTATCGGGATCGTATCCGAATTCCTTGATGTAAGGAGGATTCACGATCTTATTATCCGGGAAGATGTAACTATGTGCCAGAACCATGGCGGATATACACGGGTCGTAATCGGGAGGCCAGTAGGTGCTCAGGTGCCAATAATAACAGAAGTTATCGATGGGTCGAGTGGGGTAATATTCGTTTCTACAGGAATCAAATTCTGTATACGCCTCACTGTAACTGTAACCGTAGGTTCTATCCCAGTTTTCTGCCACCAATGCGCAATGGTCTCTGGATGTTGCCACCAATACACATAAACTGTTCACTAGAGGGGAGTTGAAGGGTTTCTGAGGAATCGTGAGTTCCGGACACCGTATCTCCAATCGACGCGTAAGTAAGTCTAAGTAGACGTCGCATTTCTCGTATGGATAGTTGGTCGTCTGGTAATAACTGTCATAGACAAAATCGAACGCTATACGGTTGTTGGACGGAGACTGTTTGGTTCCCAAAAAGATATATTTGGCGTTCCTACCGTAAACGTCGGAGTTGGTACCGATACCCGGATTCACGTTGACGTTTCCCGCGACGACAGAACATCCGAACATCGTTACGGCGATGGCACTGAACGTTCTTACTCCCTCCTTAGCGTATTTCCAGAAGTGGTGTGGTACGTCGTACACATTCGACAGAGAACTCACGTCGATTGATAGACTGATGGGAGATGCGTAATATGACGATATCTTCGTGATAGTTTTATCGTTCAATGGACCCGTGTAACTCGTGGACAGTTTGACCATGGGCAGTCGCTGCATTACTACTTTGTAGTCTATTTTTGGTATATGTTTCACATGGTAATAGTTTCTACATCTTCTGTTTTCCTCGTAACGTTTACATTTCTTAGATCTCAACGGCATCGGGTCACTGAATGTCTCGAACAACCTTCGTCTGTACTTGAAGTATCTAAAGTCCAGATAATTGGATTGAGTGTCTTCCGTGACAAATGTCAGCTGAATAATGTCCGATTTGTACGCGGCATTCGTGTTATGAATACACGATACCAGGGCCGTCGTATCCGACTGAGCCGCAAACCTAACCGTCGTCCTTCGCGTATTGATGGGAATATCTACGATGGTTCCGTTAGATATGTAGAAAGGAGTGGACCCATATGGACATGTTAGAACGAAACTGTTGTATCCCTTACCCAACGACGTACTCAGTTTTACGTAGAGTTTTCGTATCCTAGACGTACACACAGTAACATCTTCTAGAATCATCGCATCGGACCAATAACACGTACCAGTATCGGACTGGCTACATACAGTGTCACTGTATCCTATTTCGTTTAGGTTTATCAATGAGTCTTTGAAGTCGTACTTCTTAAAAGTAAACAGCTGAATGTTGTCGTGTTCGTCTTTCGAGAACGGGTTCATCAATATCCAACGATGTTTAGTATGTTCGTATGTAGACATCCTCAACAGAGTACTACACGTAACGTAAGCGACAGACTTTCTACTCATATCGTATGGACAATTTCCTGCTAATACATAGAATCGTTTAAGCGGGTAGAGATCGCATACGTTCGAAGGCATGTCTTCGGCTTCTTTGGGTTCTCCAGGGGTCGATATACGAAGCAGTTGCATATCTTTTAATTTTTGTTCGAATGGTGTAAAAATGACCCCTGGTTCGTTTCCGCACGTGAACGTAACAGTCGGATGATAAGACAACAGTTCTAGAATACCGTGTACTAGGTAGTACTTGCCTCCGTTGGTCTCTTCCCGTATCAATGTGGCGTATGCGTTAACGTCCGCTTCCAACAGACGCAACTGACCTATCGGACAGACTAGGGTCACCTTCGCGGTGTAACTGATATAGTTATTCTTCAGATAGTAGACTTTACTGGGTATAATGTCCGTGTATTCGCCTCTAGCCTTTTCTGCGTCCGTGTTCATTTTAGTGTGTCTGTACGCCAACGTAATGGTGATGTCAGAATCTGGCATCATACACACCCGAGCACCCGCTTCTGTCCTAGACATGTAATTTGCGTAATTGGAGAACTTTTCGATGGCCGGATCTTTATACGGTTGCGATCCTGTGAGTATGTGGTAAATGGACGTCGCTGCGTCGATAAGACCAGATATCCCTTGAAGGGCCAATCCCGCTACGGCTACCGTGGGACTATTACTTCCCGTGATGGATATGGTGCCTCCTATTTGGGATAACACGGAAGACAAGAGGTTTACTATGACGAGTTCTTTTGGTTGAGATCCAGCAGTCGCCATAATCGACGAAATTCTAGAACTCGTCGTGGACACGTAACTGGATAATGCGATTGCCTTAATCATGGAGTTAATTTTATCGTTCTCGTACACACCCATGGACAGTTTCTTATGCTTTTTATGGGTCTTGGACACCTTCTTACCCTGTCCGTCCTTCGCGGTATTAGTTCCCCCTCCGTTGTCATTTCCTTTTCTAGGCTCGGCGGAATAAGTATTCGATACACGCCAGTCGCTATGCTTGACGTCGTTCGCATCGTAATTGTCGTTTCCTTGTTCTGGACCTTCGGAATACCTCGTTTCTATGATTACCGTGTCGGATCCCTGCCCAGGCCGTCTCCTAATAGCGTTCTTCCTGGTCAGACCCGATTTTGGCTTTGACTCTTCTAAAGGTTGATACAACGGATTCGCGGAATACTCTAGTTCGTTAAACGGTTCGTAGATAGGATTATGTTTAAGTTGACGGGTATTCGTCTCGTCGTATACTACTGACTCGTACAACAAGTCTGATGATCTGATGTCGCAGATGGAAGCGGACCCTTGACTGTCGCATATTTTATCGATCATCTTTTTCGTCTTTGTATTGAACGGGTTTTCATTGCCCGGGATAGGAGGAAGAGGTAAATCTTTCCTGGGGATAGGAGGAAGAGGGACACCTTCCCGGGGGTTAGGACGTCTTGGTGTAGTAGGTCGTCCAGCTAACGCATACAGGTTGTGATCATTTACGGACTCGTAGTAATTCTCCTCCACAGATCGTTGTCTTTCTTTAATCGTTTCGTAATCACTAGAGGAATGTCTTCTCAACGGACGACGTTTGTTCATGTGTTGGGTACTCGTACCGAATACTTCTTCATCTTCCGGTTGTAGGAAGTAAGTAGAATCTGAATCGGACATGGACGAAGATCTTCTTGGTTTAAGGTACGTGTCGTCTCGACTCCCGTATACGGTGGTTTCTACGACAGTGACTCCTTTAGATACAGAAACCTCCACATTTTTAGGAGTTCTTAGAATATTCGCATACACTCTACTACTCGTATCGACGTTTATGATCGTAGAAGGACGGGTGTGTGTCTGTACGTCTACTTTAAACAGTCTATCCATAGGATTTCCTGTAATCCCCTGTTGTTGGTTTAGTATCTGAAGAGTAATGTCTTTAGACGCTTTGGTAGATATCGCCTTTCTACCGATCACCTCCTCCAGGAGAGCTTTCGTAGACGGAGGCAGTCTCGATGCGGTAAGTACGCAACTCTTATCGTCAATAGCAAGTTTTTTAATCCGCGTTTCTAATCTCTGTTTGACGTCCGTATAGATTTGATCGCTTCCCGCCACGGGTCCATCCACTCCAGAGGCACCCATTTGTATCGTATCTGTATTTCTTCGTATCTTGGGCCGAGCTCCCAATTCATCGGCGCTCATTAGGACGAGATCATTTTTAGGAGGCACGGGAGGTTTCTCACCCTTCGGAGGAGACCGCCTACTGCGTTCCTTCGGTTTGGGTTTCTCCTCTGGTATGAGACGGGATCGACAGTCCACGTCGTGATGTAATCCGTGTCTCATATGTAAACAGAAGGCGTCATCTAGATCGATGACGGACCTGGCATGTCTAGAATTAGATTTTGCTTTTGCTTTTGCTTTCTCTTCGAGAATCATGGTTGTTGCACGTTCGAGGAAGATACCCACTCCACAATCACCCGTTCCTATCAACTTACAATTGAAGTAAGTGACCGTGTCGTTAGTAATTTCAACGCTTAAGTTGGTTAGTATTTCGTTATACACGTTTGGTATACCTACGGCGTATAACTTCGTCTCTGGGCTTGATGCGTTGCATTCGTTCAGAAACTCCGTAATAACGGTGATGTTTGTAAATAGATCGTTTTGTTGTTCTATCAGAACCACCCGCGTCTCGTTGTTGTATACGTACGTAATATTTTTAGTGGAGTCGAACGTTGTATTCACACACGCTGTGGAGTTTATCAACGTGTCGTTCGTTGTAGCGTCATAATCAACCGTACAATTGGATTCCTTTTTTTCGAACTTAGACCCTTGTTGGATGAACACGGGTAGTGTCAACGTGCAATTGTTGAAGTACTCCTTTTCTATAAACGGAGGACTCGTCGAAAAAGGATATGATGTGGCGATTACTATCAGAGAGTCGTTATCTAGTCGTATATGGACTCGTTCTATACTCGTCGTTATACATGTGTTATTTAGTACGACTGTTATGTTGTTAAACGTGATGATCATACTCGACTCGTTGAACGATAATCGCAATTGTGTAGTGTCATTACTGTCGTTACCGTATCCGGGAGTCGGCGTAGCCGGGGGCGTGGTATAATTCGTACAGTTCGCGTATTTTATAGACATGTTAGTAGGCATTTCAAACGAGGTCGGTTCGACGAATAAGAGTTCGTGGTACGCGTCCACGTATCCGCTTTGGAACGTTAAAATGAACGTTTCGTTGATCCGGCCGTTGTATAGGTAGTCTGAGTTTGAACAGTTTTGGGCAAAAGTCTCGTTCACTTCCGACATGATGATTGTCCAATTTATTTTTGATTCTAGCAACATGGCATTGGCAATGATGACATTTTCATAGTTCTGAGTAGTCGTTTTCACATCCAACGGGGTTCTGTAATTACTGTCGTCGGGATACACTCCGTAGAGACCCAGTTTTCGATAACAGGCTTCCTCTGAATATACAGATCCTATCATTACCAGGATAAACAACGTTATATACAACATAGTCTCTGTACGGGTATGAGTTATCTCAAAAAATAACGCAGATCTCGTAGGAATGACTTGGATTCGTCCAATCAAAACATTTATATTAATTTTATATTTTTAAAAAAAACTTAAGACGTATACAACGCCGTCAACTCACGTAAGGACGTTGCGTCTCTCCAACTTTTATCGTCTCGTATCTTGGTACATCTGGGAAATCGAATCGATATACCGTTAGCCGTATGATTGGGAGATGATGAGAAACTGGCTCCTGATATCTCCCACACGGGAGCTTTCTTAGGATCTTTTACGACGAAATCCGGATAGTACGTCTTGTTAACGATCAACCAATCGGGTATCTTACTGGGATCCTTGCCTATTTTTACAACGTCCATGGACTGTAACTCCTGTAACATCTTGTCAGTATGTCCGGAACATTTTGTAACCGTTTTCCAATTATCATCTTCCTCGTCGTAACAACCCATTAGAAAGACGGCCATGATACCCCCCTTACATCCCTTGCCGTAATAGGCGCCTAAAACTACCAGATCCGCAGAATCCGCCATGGTTATAGGGGTTTTTAGATGGTCTTTCTTTATCTTCAACCATCCACGAAGTCCCGGTTTGTAAACGTCGTCTCCTCCCTTTAACATAAGTCCCTCTAATCCTTTTTCTACAGATTCATTTAACGCCTCCGTAATATCCGATTCGCTACGAATGGTACGGATATCAGACAGCACTATTTTGTGTTTTATCTCTTTAATCGTTGTTTCTACGAAGGCTCTACGTTGTACGAACGGTACGCGTAATAAACTCTTATCGTTATAGAATAAGCAGTCGAATACAAAGAGACAGGGAGTAGATGACTTGAAGGATGCCTTTTTATGTACACCTAACGATCCGAAAGGTAGACATTCTCCAGTATGTTCGTCAACGAGGACCAATTCCGCGTCTAGTATGAAGTTGTTCGCCGAAGGAAACGCGATCGATAGAGCTTCATCTAACCCCTGTACTTTATGAGGCGTTACGGGTCTGAGATTTCTACTGTAAAACTCGTAGACATCGTCGTATTTATGTATCTGTACACGTTCCCCGTCGTACTTTATCTCCGCGTAGATACCTCGTTTGTATTTGTTAACGATTGTCGATACGGATCTGCAGATGTCAGCTAACATGGGCTTTACTGGAGTTCCAGGACCCGTGGACACTTCGTCGGATGATTCGTTCAACGCGTAATATACTATTTTTTTTAGATCCTGGGAAGCTTTAAACAACGTATATGTCTCATTACCCAGGGCATTTAATACGCATTTTGTACCCGCCTTAATCTGTAGATCGTTTTTTATAAATAAAATAAAACATTTTAAATCGTTACCGGTTGATACGCTGGCGATTCTACCCAGAAAATGTAACTGATCCTTTTTCTTCGTCAACGTCGTTAAGTGGCCTAGAAATGAATCCACGTCGTGTAAGGTCAGAATACTTTTTGTAATAGGCTTTATAGACGATTCACTGGATTCGAAAAACTCCTTTATCGTCATGGCGACGTATCCTTTTTCCAAGTCGGCCAACATAGACTTGACATCTTTCTTAAACAACTTACTGAATAACTTAACGAGTTGTACATCGTTTAGTTTGTATACGCGATTACACAAAGGAGGTAATAACATTTTTACGATGAGATATTGCGTGTCCGTATCGTATCTTTGTAAAAACTCCTCGATAGCCTTTGTTTTTTCCGAATACTTGGATTCATTTGCCACGACATGACATAGTTTTCTAAAATCCCTAAACGAACACATATCACTCATTTTTGTCGTTATCGCTGGTAGTACTTTTTTATCAGTTATTTATAATAAAAATGAAGTAATAAAGCAATAAAGCCGGATTACACCTGACAATGGGGAATCTACTCTACTGTTGCTTTGTCGTTGATGTGACGACGCCTAGTATACAGCGATATGTCAACGAACAGGTAAATTTAGATAAATTTCTATCTAGACGTAAAAAGAAATCCATTCTTCTATATTTGTTAAAAGTTATACGCAACGATAAATTATTAACTGAAGTGTATTGTTCCAAAAAGTACAGCGAGCTGTACGGTTGTAAAAATCCTAATACGGAAGTGGTTAATTTTATAAACTATATACTTATATACTTAAACGCGTTATCTTACACACAGAAAAGATTATTGTATATTATTATAGCCGAAAATATGATTACTTCGTTTATAGAGTATATAAACGCTGTATTTACCAGTAGTAGTACAGTAAAGTTTAAAGACAGTGAACGGTGTATAGAAGAATTATTTATAGAAACGGGATTGTATATATCATCGTCCCAAGGGTATAACAAACAGCATACGGAGGTTATGGAAGAACTAATTTACTTATATATTTTAGCAAAATTATTTAAGCAACTCCTATAATCCCCCAGGCGATAACATTACCGGAATTACCATGTATCGAACTGTCTACGTTGGGACCTCGTCCTAGGTCATCTTCTCGTTCGTGAACTGCCAACGAACGTCCTATTATGGACCGATCACCGGTTAATGTAATTTTACCATCTATAATGTGCACATACGATACCCCGTATTTACTGGCGTGAATATTACCTAGATCTCCAACATGTCTATGAACATCTGACGGAGATCCATGACTGCTTTTTTCGGGATTATAGTGTTCTCCTAATTCGTTACCACACGCATCTCCAAACTCGTGAACGTTTATACCGTGAAATCCTTCAGTTAGTCCCAATATCACACCGAATACGACAACTATATCATTTTGTAACTGCTCGAAATGTATAACGCCCTTTATATCATTTCCTCGTAACATACATACGGCTTTATAGTTTACTTTATTAAACTCGTAATAGCGAGGACACGCTCTATTATTCATTTATAGATTAACTAAACGAATAAATAAGCGTGAAAAATCTATACACAAGTGACTAAGAAGAAAACGTTAACTTATGTTGCAAGCTTTTTTTTATCCTCGTCCGTAATGAGTCGATCATCCGCCGTTTCTTCTTCCTCCTTTGTACGAGACCCATCGTCTCCGGGTTTATAAGGCTTAATAAAGTTTTCATCATATGGAAGGTCGTCCATGGTAAGATGTGGACCACCTCCCACAGTTTTAATCGTAATTCTAATGTCGATGGTTGGTATACCCTCAGGCGAGGTATTTACGGATCCCATTACATTGATCCGTTGATTTTTGTTAGAAAAAAGACTTACGTTAAAATCTGTAAGCGGTCCTCCCTCGTTCATTATATTTAAGTACATTATTTTTTACAAAAAAACCTATCGTAAAAATCGATTTTTGTATACTCATTTATAGGATTTAAAAACTTGTTTAAAAGATGAAACTTATACCCCGTCGAATAAGGCAGCACATAATATACGTAAACTCTTTAACCCTATGGGTTCTAGAGGGTACGTAATGGCTATCTTAGCCAGGTTCGCATACGACGTTGTGTTAAATTTCTTACTGTTACAATGTCCTAATCCCACCAACTGATTATGAATCCATTGCCTGTTTAAATAGTTCTTATACGTAACCTGATCACACAGATTCGCCACGGGGAGCCAAAACAACGGAGTCATCATGGGTGGTATTCGTAATACAAAATCTTTAATTTGTTTTTTGATTATATTGTCATCTTTTTCCAACGATATAAATTCTTTACATAAGTTCGCGAATTGTTTGTTACCTAAGACGTTCCTAGAGTGGTATTTTGTCAATATCATGAGAACTTCGTGTATTGCTTCCATTGCGCATGTAGGTTTGTTATTAGTCGTATTCGTACACCTAACTGTGGGAAATAAAGTAACCGTTATGCCGTATACGGTGTGTAATACGACGATTACGTTGGAATGTAACTTAGACGAGTTAATTTACAAGGATATAAATTCCATCCACGTAAAGTGGTTATTCTACACGATGGATGATACTATCTCGAATATAACGAATGGATCATTTATCAAGTTTGACTTTGCTAAGAATCTGTCGGGTAACTACACGTGCGAGGCGTATAGCGATTTAAACTCCGTAAAAAACGTTATTGCGTTGAATCTAGTACACCAGTGGTTTAGTCGAGAGGAACTTCAGTTTATTTTATCGCTACTTACTATTTACATTATATTGTTATGGTGTAATGTGTACACGATAACGTCTAAAACAAGCAATATATCCAAGTTGATTCACGTATATTCTATCGCGTTGTGGATGACGATTATTATGTTCGTGGGACAGTATATGATTGGTATAAACACGGATATGATATACGTAAAAATAAACGGAATAATTCTCATTCAACTGTCTATTATCTCATCAGTTTTTTTACAACGTATTCTACACAAAACGATAATACCTTCGTACTTACTAAATATAGTTATGGGGTTAAAGGTCTTATCGTTCACGGGGTCTACGATCGTTATCGCGTTATCCTTCGTCGGGTGTTATAATAAGGCATATGGGTACACTTATGTGTATAAACTATTGTTCGCGGATGTATTAGAATTAATTAGTTTAATCACATTATACGTACTACCCTTTGGTACTCAGACAACGTATAAAAGGTTGTACCTCCAATCGGACGAAACGTTTACGTTTCCATAATAATGAACGTCATACGTAGTAGAACGTTAAACATATACGAGGAACAACTCACGTCGTCCGTCGTATACTGGATGTACAGAGAACATCGTATACGGGATAACTGGGGACTGTACTACGCTCAACAAAAAGCGTTACGATACAGAGTCCCCCTATATGTGTGTGTATGTTTGACACCATTCCATCTTACCACGTCGAGACACATGGCGTTTTTATTAGAAGGGTTACGGGAGGTAGAGGACGAGTGTGTGAAACGATCCTTCGGGTTTGTATTACGGTACGGATGTCCCAAAGACGTTCTACCTGAAGAAGTTAAGAAACATAACGCTAGATGGATATTTGTGGATTTTTATCCGTTACGCTATCCGGAAAAGGATATATCTGATGTCGTAACTGCTTTACGCGACGTCGCGACGATTATACAGGTGGATTCGCACAACATCGTACCGTGTTGGATAGCGTCTCTTAAACAGGAGTACTCTGCTAGAACGTTTAGATTAAAAATACAAAAACTACTGACTACTTACTTGACGAAGTTTCCTAGTGTTATTAAACACCCTTACCCAGTACAGGACGTGTACGTAGAAGATTTCACACCCACGCTAGACGACGTTTCCCCGATACGTGGTATTACGGCCGGAAATAAAGGAGGGATGAGAAAATTACGCGCTTTTTTAAAACACAAGTTGCGATATTATCACGAGTTTAAGAACGACCCCACGGTCGATGCATGTAGTGGTCTATCCCCGTGGTTGCGGTACGGGCATTTATCGGCTCAACGTGTCGTGTTAGAAACGGTAGCGTATACATCGACCTATCCAGAGTCCGTCGCTACGTTTTTAGATGAGATCGTTGTACGACGGGAATTATCCGACAACTTTTGTTATTACAATAAACTATACGATTCTATTACCTCAACGCATCCATGGGCTTTACGTACGTTAGACGATCATCGACAGGATTTACGACCCTATCTATACGATACGTCTAGTTTAGAACACGCCCGTACACACGATCCTCTATGGAACACCGCACAACTTCAGATGATTAACGAGGGTAAAATGCACGGGTATTTACGTATGTACTGGGCTAAAAAAATACTGGAATGGAGTAAGACTCCGGAAAGTGCGTTAAGCGTCTGTATCTACTTAAACGATAAGTACGAGTTAGACGGAACAGATCCCAACGGATACGTGGGATGTCTATGGGCAGTAGCAGGACTCCACGACAGAGCATGGAAGGAGCGTACCGTATTTGGAAAGATACGATACATGAAATTCGAGACCACTGAAAAGAAATTTAATGCAATCAAGTTATACAAGATGTATGCTACTCGACTGTAAGTTTTCCATAAAGCGCCTTTTCGTACATAACACGAGACGTGTATATTTTCTTCTGAGGACTTACCAAGTTAAACGGGATATGTGTATTAATGATATATTCTATAGTCGACTTATCGAACTGATCATATACGAAATTGAAATGCAACAGGGCCTTACCGAAACATCTCGATGTAATATATAAATTTTTCTGGTCCGTTTTTATTATGGTGTACCATTCCTTATTAATCAGAATCTGTTCACACACGACCTTGAAATGTTCGTCCAATAACTGCTTTACGAAAAATACAATGTCTTGTTTCCCGAAGGGAGATAGTACAATCAGCGTACTTCCGTACCGTATCCGTTCGATGCTCGTATATATTATCCGTATACTAGGTATGTCGATATCCAACGCAATAGCGATAAGTTGTCCCTTGGTAACGTTCGAAACAGTGTATTCGATCAACGGACTCAACAAAACCATGCTATTTACGTTGAGTGTAATCACCTTCTTCTGAGACATGACTGTGTCATACACGACGATGTTTCCCCCTTTTTTGGCGCGTTGTAAACAGATAATAACTTTGGATAAAGGAGAAGGTGCCTCCTGTTTATATACGCTGTGTTTGTCGAAGCGCATTATCTGAATGGGTTCTTTTGTATACACGCGTTCGTTCAAACGATGTTCTACTTCCGTGAGGATAAACGCAATATGCTCCGGATGCCTGTAACTAAGGGATCCAGCATCATATAAATTTGTAACCTGATTTTTTATATCCAGAGGATTAAAAAAGGGAATGATCTTATATATATTATTTTTCATCGTCTCGTTTAGAAAATAACTAAATAAAATTTCAGATTTCTAAGATACCGTTTCTGTAAAGTACGTAAAATACTTTTTATCCTGTATACTGGGTTCTATCGACACATCGTCCAATGGTTCCCCGTCCCCGTGTATATTGTGTAATACGTTCGACGTATTCGCATCGTAAATGGTAGGATCCCAGTTGGGTTCGTCTTCCGTTTCTACAAGAACGTCGGTAGGTACGACGTCGTCCGTATTCGCTATAAAGTTATTCTCGCTCTTGATGGTATAGTTCTCGTATACTACTTCTTCTCTGTCACCATCATCCGAAGACCATTCTGAATCGAATTCGTTATCTGAGTCTACATTTTCGGGGATCTGGTAGTGTATAACGTCGTCTGCGGAATACGTAATAGAATTTAATCTAATGCACGCGGCTCGTTTAATCGGTCGATAAAAACATTTTTTAACGCGTTGTTTGTTTACGGACAACAAATATGCAAATAACGAACAAAAAGAAAACAACAATCCCATATAAGCCACGACAATCATCTTGTATTTTATAAAAAACTGTAACAAGTGACACCGTATACCACGAATAGCTTATACTTAATTCCTGAGAGAGAACACGTCTCTCTGTAGTTTGTACTGTTTGAGATGGCTTGCACTGTCTCTTCGCCAAGGGACAACTCTAGCAATTCCAGTTCTGTAGGATGGCCGCTGTTGGGTACGTAATCTAATTCGATAGGATATAAACTGTATTTAGTTAGGATCGATTTTAAACTTATTATATTTGCTTTTTTCATAGAACAACTATGATAATAAGTACCGTTTAAAATGAGTATGTCTTCCAGTATCTCCCCGTCATAATCACTGACTAGTCTAAACAAAGCAAATCTACACCCTACAAACGCGTCAAATACGATACTGTCTTCCGAAAAGACCACATTTTTATAATGTACAAAAGGACATCTAGAAACGTATGTTAAAACGACTAATTGTAAATTTTTATCATTGGTTAGTATTCTGTATTTTGTTTTTAGATTCACGTTTACTGCGTCTCCTTTTTTAATGGAGTATGCTTGTTTTGAATCGCTGTTCTCACTTTCCATACGAGACGTTCCACCGACACATAGAACAAAAGCGTATTCGTTCGATTCAAACATGTAGTTTCCATAGTGTTCGATAATTCGTTGAGGTTTGATATTTACATCTTTAAAATCGATAACGCTGTATCCGTTTAGGTTTGTCAAATTCACTGTAACTGACGTTATATTTAGTATTTCCACCACGTTTTCTTGCGTGAACTCGTTAATGATAGTTTTAACCAATTCTTCCTCGTCATCAGTAAGTAATTCATTTTGGGATAATTTTTTCATATATTCGATGACGTGACTGGTGACACTTACACGTTTCAACATTTTTAAAGATACTAAATAACGACGATTGCATATTTACTATTCTATTTCACTTTTTCCATCGGCGATCACCCATCCTGTGTTGGACGTCAAACAGACATTGTATTTCTTTACCAAAACATTTAAGAACACATCACTGGGATTGAGAATGAAATGGTAGTCTCCTTTCTTGTAAAGGTTGTACACTTCAAGGACTCGTGCATCCTGAATCGCTATAGATGACGTAATGAAGAAATCTTGGTGGTTGGTATCTATGTGTAATTTGAAACATTTATCAAAACAAAACATAAAACTATTAATAGATTTATACACCGTATATACCTTGTGTATGGGAAATGCTAGCCTGTACTGGTTAGAACATCGTATAATCCTTCCATCACTGACGATATAACAGTTAATCACGCCACGTTGATGTACATCATCGAACGCCACCGGACAAATATTTAAAGTCGCCACGCGATACGGTCCAATGTCTCCTATGAATGTAATTCCCAGTTCAGAACACACCATGTTCATCTCGTCGTGGTGTATAGACAACACGCCTAGGGCTGTCACGCACGTTATTCTATCGGCGTCCATGGTAACCGATCGTGACACCCTGGTGTTGTTTTTTCATTTATAGAATCTTTTCATACATATAACATAGTTGACGACATTGCATAGTATCTCCTGTATACCGTTTAACTTATACACGTAACATGATGTATCGTTGTCCATGTGCTTCCTCTTAATCTCGACCAATTCTCTACTACCATCCATATTAACCGTTTTATTCGTATTTATATCTATCCAACGACCGTCTTTCTGTTTCATTAGACTTACCCAGAAGTCTCTCCCGTACGTCAACGATATAACTTTCAAATGTCGAAAGTTAGCCTTCGGAATCCTAGCCTTGTGGTTAGCACACAATACGGCTCCTCCGTACACGGATAGTTGAATTTTTGTATTGAGATAACAATAGTTATCGTATGACATCCACCCTCTGTCGCATGCATTGGGGAAGAGATCGTCCTTATAGCGTAACACCGTACCAATACCGCTTACGATCGTCGATATAATCATAAAAATAGCCGCAGGTGTAGATATTTTTTTAATTTTACCTACCGTTTGTCTGTTTAACATTTTCATTTATAACTATTAAGTAAATGATTTTACACAAAAATATTTTCTCATTTCTACACTCACGTCGTATGTATTAAGGTCCACAAGCTCGACGATGCCGTACCCATCCACTCCCCAGGTACCCTCCAGATAATCCCACATCCAGTGATCCTTAAGCGTTTTGAAGGGTAACACTGCGCTTTGATTGGCACAATCTTCGCTAGCTTCGTAAAACGTTTTAGGTTCCTTGTGTAGAGTATAACAGGCAGAGTCGAACACGATACCTTTACATTCACTTTCGTATTGATTGATGGAAGAAGAAATATGCGCCGAAGTCTTAACAACATCACAGGTGCTACACTGTAGCGCCAATATCGCGGTAATCGCCATAAGTGACACGATGGATGTCACAATACTTACACGCAACAGGATCGAGACACATTTAACCTTTTTAATAAGATGTTTCTTCTTTAGTTTATTACCATAAATTGTGGAACCTATGAAGGCGGCGCCTTCGTCTTTCGAATCTTCCACGTCGTTCTCTTGTAACGACATTTTACACACGTATTAAACGCCTATTTATTTATTTTTCTATATTTAATGTTTTTCACTAAATTAATTTAATAACTGTAAATATAAATATGAATAGATTTAATGAAAAACAGTTTTCACGGAAAAGTTTACTAATGTCCCCATTTAGAATAGCGTTAGTCGGGGGGTCCGGGTCGGGTAAGACTGCGTACCTATTGTCGCTGTTTAACACGTTGGTATGTAAATATAAACACATTTTTTTGTTTACACCCGTCTATAATTCGGCGTATGATAGTTACGTGTGGCCTGACCATGTAAACAAAGTCACAACCCCTGAGGAGTTGGATTACGCGTTGATTACAACGAAACAGAAAATCGAAAAGTACATAGAATGCAAAGGTACAAAGAAAGCCGATATGTTCTTACTTATCTTGGACGACATGGGAGATAAACAGACTAAGTCTAGTTGTTTGTTAGACTTTTTGAACCACGGGAGGCATTTAAATACGTCCGTGGTGCTGTTATGTCAGACATATAAACACGTTCCCGTAAACGGTAGGACGAGCATTACCCATTTCTGTTGCTGTAACGTGTCAGACTCGGATATAGAAAACATGTTACGTTCTATGTCTATTACGGGGTCCAAGAAAGATCTGTTAAAGTCTATCTCTATTATGAAGGCGGTAAGCATCAACAAACGAAGGGTGTTAATTATCGAGGACTCGGTGTTCAGCGACGGAGAACAGCGGGTGTGTTACGACTGCGTCGACGAAGACGTAATAGAACATAAGATCGACCCCAGTATCCTGTTAAAACAATTTTCTCACATGAAACATAACCTGTCTAAGATCTTATCCTCACATGATGTGAAAAAATAATCTAATCTATTTAAATCGACGTGCGGTAATTAAAATGGATAGTTTTTTCAATACGTTTATAACCGCTATGTATACGCTGGGTATCGTAATAGGTAAATCCGTCGTATGTGAGTTACTCACACAATTCGTTATCAAAGACGATATAGACGAGTAGTAGGTTTCTGTTTCTTAAATGAGCGACGAGGATATCAACGAGTCTAATTTCATGCACTTGTTGTCGACTTTGTTGACCAACAAGGACATCGACCTGGACGCTGAATCGGCCGCTACATTATCCGTCATAAAAGAACTTATTTCCCAAATTAACCTTAAGGTATTAGCGTTGAATAAAAAATCGAAAAAGAATATACGAACGAATGAACCATTAAGCTATGTATCGAAAAGAGAAGGAACTAGAACTTAATCTACCGCCGGGACTTGCCACATTTATTAAACACGGTTTCAATCATAAAGTCAAATGGCCGCTGTTAAATGTGGGAATCGTGTTAACGAATAAAACAACCGCAGTAAATGAAGAATGGTTGACTGCCGTGGAACACATGCCCACTCGAAAGATATTCCACAATTATACATCGAGTGTGTTGCGAAAAGAAGTACGTTTTTGTGCGTATTTAAACAAATCTCAGACATCGGATAAGAATTACGTTACGTTATACGACTTCGATTATTACGTTATACATCCGGATTCTATGTTTACAAAAATAGAAAAACCGAAAGAGTTGGAGAATACTCTACTTCACACGTTTCAAACGTATAAGTTTAAAAACGTTCAGATAATCGAATTGATCGCATTTAGTTCGGGTACAGATATCACTGATGACATTATAGAGAATCTCACGTTTTTAGACGTTGAAAACTTCAACCGGGAATACAACAATATTAAATCTGTTATAGGAAACGAGTTTAAATACAACGTACCCTTCATTGTAACGGCTCCTTTGGGGAAACTAACATTTTACATAGACGATTACTCCTGGATAGATTTAAAAACCCACGTGAAAGACGTGTTGGATTTCTTGGAAGGTGCATTGGTGGCGGATGTTCATTCGCATAAACTGGATACTAAGATCCAACCCAACATGACGACATCCGCATACAATCCATCCTCGGGTATGTTGTACGTAAATGACCTACTAACAATGTCTGTGGTAAACTTTTTCGGATGTAATGCCCGACTCCATAGCTATCACAAATTTGACATCTCTACCCTGGACACTGAAGTCTTTTTACACGCCTTATCAAAAGCGTTTAAAATGATTATCGATACGATAAATCATTAAAGTAAATGAACCCTGTTACTGTTTTTTTTGTAGTTGTCGTCACGGTCGCCGCATGTATGATTCTGTTTCAGGTGTATTCTATTTACTTAAACTATGACAATATAAAAGAGTTTAACGCTATGCATTCTCCTTTGGAGTACTCTAAAATGGTGAATGTTACCGCCATAGACAGACGGATACAGGACGCGAACGACGACATATACGATGCTAAACAAAAATGGCGATGTGTTAAGTTGGACGATTCGTATGTGTCATTATCTATGTTCGGATATAAGTCGGATGGTATAGGTATACGTCGATTTCGTACCCTCAACAGCTGTATCGATTATACTTTTTCTACATCCACCCACTCCAGTATCTTGAATCCGTGTATATCCCCAAACGATCCGAAAAGCAGAGAGTGTACGTTTTTAAAATCTGTGCTTTAAATGGATAGAGTGTTGTCAATATACCCCGGCGATGAAGACGAATCAGGAGATGAAAAAACCAAACGCGTTAGTGATAAGTACCCAAAACCCGCAAAAAATGGTGAAAAAAAGACAAATAAAGTGGAAAAAGCCGTTCTTGTTACGAATGTAAAGGCTTCTGTAGAAAGAAGAGGAGATATGCCCGATATAGACGTAGAAGACGAGGCAGAAGAAGGAGGAAACGGTGAAGAAGAACCAGATCTTGTACAGATACGCAATGAAATAAAAAAACTAATCGCGGAGAAATATAATTTCGCAGAAATTCGAGAAGAGGATATATCCGATATTTTGAAAGATCCGTTTATTCATAAGAAGGAATCGAGTCTTAAGGATCTTATCCTGCGACTCATGGTATTGGAAAAACTCGTCCGATTGACCGTAAAAAGACAAAAGAAAAATAATAAATCTATACATCGTATCGAAAACCATCTGGAAACGGTACGAAAGGGAATGCTTATGTTGTCTAAAAAGATAGACGCCCAAACGGGCGTTCTATACTAGTTCTACAACGACTCCTTAGAGAAAATCGGGAGTCAATGTTACGGGGGTTAGTTTTTTGTAGAATAACGGCTCTCGTTTTTCAAACTCCATTTTAACCTTAACGCCTCTCGCATTCATTTGAGTGATGAACACTTTGGATACGTGCGTCGTGTCCACTTTCGTCAATATAGTGGAAAGGTTCTGTTTTGAACACCGTATACAGATTTTATTTCCTTGGATATTCGCCGTAATATCTCCGCAATTCTCACACACGTATACGTCTTGGTAGTCTTCTTCTGAGTCTTTGAGGATCTCCGTAATCGTATTCGCCGCTCCATGTGCTATGAGGCAATCTCGTTCCATTTCTCCGAACTTTATACCTCCTCCGCGACGTCTACCCTCGTTAGCCTGTCGTATTAACTTTGTTTTTTTACCGCGGCATCGAACGGTGGCTTTGTCCTGTGTAAGATGTCTCAATCTTAGATAATAAATGGGACCCATAAACACCTTAGCGGTATATGGGGTATCCGTCTCTGGGTCGTATAATTTTTTATTACAGAATATCTTATCATCTATGATGTCTTCAGACGCATACGGATGTGTGTGCGTGTGACATTGTTTGGCGAAATTGAGATACGTGTCGATTGTCGTTTCATTACTACTCGGGAAACATATAGGTCTGTTTTTTCCGTCGTTGTTATATGGTTTACTAGCATACGCCGCCGTTAATATCACTTCTATCAACATCGAAACCGTTTTTCTAGAGAATATAGACGTGGAATTAATAACAACATCCGGTTTAATTCCATCTTCGTCGTACGGTAATTCGTTTTCATCCGCTATATAAGCAACCGTACCCTTTTGACTCGTTCGACTGGTGAATTTATCACCTAGGATGGGTCTGCGTTCTTTCATGGTAAGTACCCGTACCTTTACCTTGTCCGTTAAATCCACTTGAACTCGTTCTACTCTGGATTTATACATATCTGTGTATCGATCGGCTATGTCAAAACTAATTTGATTATCCTGAACAAAATCGTCTTCCAACGTTCTAGAGGATATATTTCTAGCGATGGCATCTCCCGATTCTAGAAACGCGTTTAATCGAACGAGTCCGTTACTTTCCAGTTTTGAGTACGCCGTGGACTTGACACGTTCTTTATTGTTAAAGTTTTCTAACGGAATCTCCACTTGATGTTTTTTAGCCGTGATGATATCCAGTCCCCCCCGTTCAATGAATTGTTTCTTAATAATAATGCCATCCTCTTGATTGATACCTTTATAGGACATCAACGCAATGGTTACGTGTTGTCCGAAACAATTCACGGCTATCTTCGATGTTTCTAACGCCTTACTGATGACGATAGGTCGTTCAGGATATAGTAAATGAATTCCGTTATCTATTTTATTTCGTATATCGGAACTCAGACACGAGATTGCCTGTTTTGCCTGAGCGCATCCCAATATGGCACGAGGTCCGGAATTATGATTGATCCCCACTAAAGAAGACGCCACGTATCCGTCTCTAAACTCGGAAGGAAAGTCACACAGTTGATACTTTACCTTCTCAGACTTGGGTAACGATCTAAACTTCTGAACCGATTCACACACGTTACTGAAAGTAAATTGTTCTATATCTACCATTTCTATCACGTGGGGATATTCCTTCTGTACGTCAGAAAAGGTCATATCGTCCAACTTATCCACTAGATCAGGAACCGTATCCATAATCAGTTCACCCGATTCTATTACTAAGAAGGGTCTTATCAGTCGACCGCTCGCTATGTTTATACGTATCTCGTTCATGTGGTCCATAACGTGTGTAATGCCTATCTCCAGATTGTTGAAGTACCCCTCTCGTTTTTTACGTCGGAAGTCTCGCACAAACGTATGAGTTATATCGGGGTTTAAAGACGCGATCAACGCGTTTTCTAACGTAATGTAATACCCCGTTTCAAAATAGCTTATATCCTTAACATCGTACGATCGTACGTATTCACATATTTTTCGTTCTAAATCTAAATATTCGTTAGTACATATGTTTGTTACTGACGTAAGTACGGATAGTTGAGACACCATACCTACCTGGTTACCTCGTTCCGGTACGTCGGAAGGACAAAAGTACGCATATTGACTTGGATGATACTTTCGAACTGAAAACATTTTAGATATCTTTACTTGTTCCGGATAAAATCCCACGCTTCTAGGAATGGATATATTCTGCATCCACGAATAATGGGGATGAGTTCGATAGCTTCCGTCAGTTTTCTTGAACTTGCCACTGAGAAGCCCCGAGAAGGCGTGATTAAATCCGGGCGTAGTTAACACGTGAATATTCACGGAATGTGTTCCTCTATTTTTGTGGTTATTAATGATATCCGTTTTAATGTTTCCTATATAGTTCTCCAACTCATCATGTGCCAATATCTCGAAGTATTTACCGTACGTTAACACTCTATGACAGATCATCGAATCACGATCCGGATATCTTGACGTATAATATATACAATATATAAATTTTCTCAACAATGAAATAATATAAAACCCTTTTAACTGATTTGGTGTATTTGTCATATGAGGTAAAAAGTTATAAAGCATTTCGTGTTTAAACTCGTCCAGCGATACCTGAGATTTTTGTTTTGTGTGTTCTTCAATGAATAAATCGTTTATGTACGTGTCTATATCGAACTCGTTTATAGAGTTGACAAAATGTTTCGTGCTTTCTATCACGGTGTTGACTAAATATATTATTTCATCAGGCATATCATATGATAGACTTTGTTTTATAAAATCTAAACTAACTCTAGAAAGATACTGTGTCAATAAGAATATATTTACGGTGATAAACGTTTTTGTCGATGAGATGGAACAATTTTCCAGTTGTGATACGTCCATGAGTATCTTGTAATGTCTGTACTTGGTGGGTAACACGTAAGTGGGTGACACGGAAGAAAACGAAAACGTAAACACATTCGGTTTAATGATTCTAAACTTGGGCCACGTGGTAAGTTTTTCGACGAGATTTATTCCTATCTTCTCCACCGATTGTTTATTGATGAAGACACCTCCGATGACGTTAGGCACGACGTATTTTGCTGTATCTAACGGATTTTTATTCCCGTACCCTATCAACAAAGGAATTTTAATCAGATGGGAGTCATTGCCCTCATAACTACTAATTTTCGTAATAACCGTGCCGTCTTTCGTCATCACTTCTTTAAATATGTTTACCGTAAACGTAACCAATGCATCGTAACTTTTACCCTTTATACTGGCTATAATAGGCGAGTAATCAGGAGGTGTTACTTTGATGTTGTCTATCTCTATAATTATTTTTTCCGTGTCGTTTTTAAACGATAAAAGAGTTCGTTTAACTGATAGGATTTCCTGCAATCGATGGTTGATGAAATTTGAATACGATACATATTGGAAGTGTAACGGTCTATAAAAAACGCCCGCTTTTGGGTCGGGAACCAAAAACTTATACCCTAACCTTTGATCCATTTCAAACACCGTGTTTTTTTTCACTTTAACTAAGTAGGTTCTTTAATTCATCCACGTCTACCGTTTCTATATTTAAACCGTTTAAAATAGCCGATCGTTCTTCCATTTTTTTCATAATGGATTCGGTTAGCTCTATGTAACGTACGCATTCTTCCAACGACCTCAACGCCACTATGTTTAGTTTTTTCCCCTTAAAGAATTTGATCTTACTACCGCCGTGTACCAATAACGACGGAAATACCGTATACTCTATAGGTTTATTAAACATAAGATTAAACATCCCCACTTTAAAATTATACACACCGTAACAACGTCGTACGTCTTTAATCTTGTTAATCTTTTCTTCGAACGTCTCCAGCGTTATAATCGTTTGGGAATGCGAGTATATTTCTAGAAATGCCTCGTTTTGTACGACGCTATACAACAGATAAAACAACACCTTGTACACCTCAAACAATTTGTTTATAACCCCCACGCAGTCCTTTTCGTTCTTGTCCTTCGACAGAATAATGTGCATTGTGGAATCCTTGAATATTTTCACACACGTTCTATTCGTGAACACGATCTCTATGGTTTGTAGAATGGAACTTTTACCTTTTGTAACGATTGCGTTGTTTACTATATCTATACGCATCCGTTTGGATATTGTTTTAATCCACGGTTGACACTCGGTCGATTTAATTGTGGTACTCAGATAGTCGTCCGATTTCTTTCCGGAAAAGTAACTCAGAAAACTCCTCGTCGAATGAATCGTCTTCTTTATCTCCCCGTAATCTATCTTTCGTTTTTTATTCGTCGTTTTTATATACGATACAAGGGAAGACTTGTCTCGTTCGAATATGTACGCGGTTCTCATACTGATTTCGTCGTTGTTCGTCTTTATGTCGAAGAACTGAGCTATCTTAGAATAATTAGATGACGCGTTTGTATTATCATGAGTAGGATACGCATCGCTGTTGATGATATGTTTCGTGAGGTGTATGTCACAGTATATAATTTTTTTGATAGAGTTTTTTATGGAGTCGACTGTTACTATACGATCGAACAACGTTTCATTTGATATGAGTTCCCGCATTTTCGGATACACGTCCGATACATCTTTGTTACTTACCAGGTGAAAATTAAAAATCGTTCTAGAGTAATTATCTTCTATCGAACGTAACTGTTCGAATAACCGATCCATAGTATATTAACGGATGCGTTATTAATTTTACATTTTTTTAACGTACGGTGAGTATACCACGTCCCATTTATCTAGTATATAACGCATGGCTAAGTTAAAACTGTCCGCCACGTCGTCTAGTTTTTTATGACTGGGTGGGTCGATTCCGAAAACGGACATCCAATATAAAAATACTTGTACGAAAGCACGTTTTCTGTTTCTATACACCCCCCCGGACATAACGGGGGATACGCATTTGACTCGCGTTGGCGTACCATATAAGAGACCTTTTATAAAATATACAAATTTCGAGTAGGGTGATTGTCTGGGTTGGTGTTCCAGTAATACGGTTGTGTATGTATAGGATGCGATGTCTTTGAATACGACACGTTCCCAATTTGTCGCGCTCCAATCCAGTTTTGATATATTAAGTATCCTTATCTTATCTCTTCGTACTTCCATTATGGTACGCGCGGGGTTCTTCTTACCCACATCAAACGCACACACTATCTCGGATCGATTGTTTAACATTGGAGAGAACGTTAAAGAGGGATACGAAGTTGTTAAAATTGGCGTAGATGACGGATACGTTAGGATTGTTTAAACACGTAATGTCTTCCAACATAAAACTGGATACGGAGTTGTTGTCGATATTGAACTTCATATTATTTACCAATGTAAGGAAGTCATGCTTGGGATACCCCAAACATTCCCGAACGATTTCGAACATGGACTGCGTACGTAGTTTTGTTCTTAACTCCTCGGAACACGGTACGCTGTCGGTCAACTCCTTTATATTTTTACACGATTTTTGTATTCCTAACGACTTAGACAGACGTTGTATACACGCATTGTTGTTTATTCTCGAGAGATAATTTCCGTTGACGAAAAACGTAGGACCCAGATGGTTCATAATCCTACATAACACCTCGGAGGAGGATTCTGACGCGTCAGATCTCGTGCTTGTTAAGATCAGGTACCGCTTCTTCTTCTTCACGGTTACATAGGAATCGATTCGTGCTCTGGATTTCACCAAGTGATGTATGTCCTTTACCATTACGTATCGATCAAACGTCGTACGAATAGTGGGAAAGAAACAATTCGCCCGAATCTGTTCGAGTTCTATATCTTTGACTCGGACGTATCCATAACTAAAAAAGTCAACTATGTATCGGTCGCTGTATCCCTCTTTTATAAAACACAAGCATTCAGGTCTAAAGTATCTCATATGCGATAGAAAATACCCCTCTAAAACATCGTAATCGTCTTCGAGAAACCATCGATCCTCGTCTACTACTTTAATGTGGATGTGTGGAACCGTCACCAACCCCTCCACCTTGCGTAACACATCAACGGGGGATCTGTATTTTGAAAAGCAATCTTCCAATATCCATCGTTCCTTAAAGTACACGAATCGGAGAAACTCAACGTCTAAGTCTAGTAGAATAGCGTCGTTAATTTCTCTCATACGATCGTCGACGTCGATAGTGTTTCCCGATCCCAGTTCCATCATACTTCCCTTGAAATAAATAAACACATTACCGAAACACATAGGTAAAAAAATGTAATTACCTTTCTCTATCTTAAATGGTTTTTTAGTGGGTGTTTTGTAATAGCTGCTGATGGATGTCTCACTCGTAACGATTTTAGAAATATCCAATTTCCAGTATTTGTAACTGGCCCAGTCGATGAGTGTGTTGTATTGGTCCCTGGTCTTTTGATCCGATATATACCGACATTGTTTTAGTTTTAACAACTCTTTTAATTTAGATAAATCCTCCGTAGCCGTCATGATAACCCTTTTTCTAGTTTTATGTTATTTCATTCTTATTTTTAACATCATCGTTCCGGCGATTGCAGAAAAGATGCGAAAGGAATACGATGCGTACCTAAAATACACCCACTTGAAGAAAGACGCTGTGTGTGTAGACGATAGATTGTTTACCTACGATTTTAAAACATCCGGAGTCGTTGCAAAAATGTTCTTAGACTTCGACGGAAAACCGTTACAGTGTTCGAAGGTACATGAGATACGACACAATAACGTGATATACTGCGACAATGACATAAACGTACTAGATCTTAGAAAATCGTGTTCCAAGGCGTATTTAGATTTATTTTTTACTACTTAAATGGAAGACGACGCAGGAGTCAAACGTAGAAAGAAACGCAAGCCCAAGACGGAAATTGAAGACGATTGTGTAACATGTTCCTCGTGTTATTCTAAATTGGTAAAGGTGTCTGATATTACTAAAGTATCGCTACACGAATATAAAGTAGCCGGAAAAGGTAACACACTATCATGTGCCGCATGTGGTTCGGAACTGCGATCACTCAACGGGTTTGTGAACTAAAGGCTTTCGTTAACACGGGTTCCTCTTTGGTGCCCTCTATACCCTCTTGTTCGAATCCCAGTTTGTCAGTAGATATCGACACGATCCTCTCAGTAAAGAATCCCAATGAATGTTTTATCTCCCGTATGGACGTATTAGGGAATAAAAATACAGTCTTCTTAACTGATTCGGATTCTCTGCATACGCGTCCCAATAATTGTTCTATCTGCATCGAGTTTAATACAGCGCAACATATAACGAGTGAATCTAAACTTGGGATGTCTAAACCCGTACCGGAGTAATGCGATGTCGATACAAAGATGAACTTTTTTTTCTGTAGTAACGATTTAACGACAGTGGACGTATCTTTATTTTTTGCGTCACCCAAGTAGACATAATCCGTTCCAAATTCTTTAACGAACCTGTCGTAGAAGAACGTCATATGTTTTCGTAATTTGACAATGACAATCACTCTCTCGATAGTTTCGTTTCTGAACTCCCGAGACACCGTTTCGACGATAAGATTATTTCGAGGAAGGTCCTCGGTCAGTATCTTTTCGGTGTATATATGATATTTGTTATTTTCGGTGTTCAGGTGTTTGGCCATCTGACGTATACAGTCGGTGGAATATGGTTCGAAAAAATACTCTACGATTTTCAAACGTTTCGTTAACGCGGAGACTTTTAACACGTTTACTACGTCGTTGCAATAAATACGATTCATCAAACGAGGGGTGGCAGTTAAAAAATAACATATTCTAGGGGGGTAGAAGGTTAGAAATTTAGTAAGTGCCGAGTTGTTCATCAAATTATACATGTGTGACTCGTCCAAGATAAATGTATCGTATTCATCGTGGATCTTTTTACAAAAGTAATCGTTCGACAGATGGCGGCTTACTATAATTAAGACATCGGCCGTTTTCGTACGCAACTGTTTCAGTAACATACTTACGCCGTCCGTTGATATAATATAGCTTAGTTTTGTCAGTTCTACGGCAACCTTCCACTGATGGATTAACATCTTGTTAGGTACACAGATTACCGTCTTTCTTCTATGTACGACCATGAGATAACACGCCGTAACGGTCTTACCAAACCCGCACGATAAATGTAACGTCATGTACATAGGTCTATGTGTCGATAGTTTTTGTCGCATAGACGTTGTTACCTCCGCAACGACGTGTTTCTGTAACGGATATAAGTTAGGAAAGGTTACATCGACGCTTTCTATATGATTCGTACACGTTGTATGTACGGGTCTTATTAAGGCGACATTACTGTTGGAAAATAAACCTATCGGTATATAAAACTTAAGCGTAGATGACGGAACGACCTCTACATAATTCTTATCCGCATTGAACAAAAACAGCGGTTGACCGTTTAAAAATTTTTTTAACTCTGTATATAACGTATAGTCTACTTCCAAACAGACAGACATTTTTTAATATATAAATGAGTTATTTAAGTTATTACAATATGTTTACGGATTTTAGTGCGGGAGCGGGCGTTTCCGACACGGAACTGTTCACCAAAGAAGAAGAAGAATCTTTTTTTCCTCGTTTAGGGGACGATGCTTCTAGGAATACAGATAAGAGTCATCCGCTTCGTTTGTCGTTACCGACCAGTTTTAAAGGATTGATTCCAAATATACTTATGAGAAACGATATCAAATCGTTAATCGGACTAATTCTTTTTGTTTTGGCTATCACAACACCGTATTATATTTCCATAATTATGCTAGGTATCGCCTCTATATTGATTCCTTTTCCGTCTCTTGTGATCGCGTACTGTTTACTGTTACAAATCGTAAGCAAGGCGAGTTATAGAACGGTTGGAATGACCGTCGTGTGTGTGTTTATGGCCCTTTTTACAATGGCTATGCGAACAGTATCTAATACAGCTTACACAATCTCGTACGTTATTTTAGCAATTTTATTTTGCGTATACGTGTTTAATAGGATGAATCGAGCCAGCCAGTCGTCGGAGCCTACAAAATGCAACAAAGAAGGTATACGTAGATGCACCGAAAACTCTAGCTTCTACGAAGATTAAATAATTATATGTTTAAATGGGGGGGTATGTATCCGTGTCAGATATAAAAGTACGCAATGACCCCGGCGATTATAACAAGAAGCATATGTTTATTAATTTTAACTACCCAGAATATAATAAGATGGTGTCGTTCTATGAGGATGAAAATATCTATAAAAATGAAGAATCTGAAATACACCCAAAATTTTGTCTCACGGAGGCTATGGACCCTTCGTATTGCGGAACTTTTTTGTCGGATGAGTTGTCTAAGAAATACGTACTTACTCGGGGGGAACCGTGTAGATCTTTCACGTTTCGTCCCGGGTCATTTATTATATATAATGGCGATATAAACGAACGTTATATAGATAATCAAATTCCTGAATCGGCGAAGGAGTACATCACTAAGGGGTACAGATGTCGTTTCGTAAAAAAGGATTACATGATTATGGACAAGGAAATAGAAGGATGTTGTACGAACCCACACGCTGGGTGTCCTGAACGCCTAAACAACGAATACGCAACGAGTCACTGTGACACTTACATGAATACCTTCTGTACAACGAACCCGGGAAACTCTAGATGTTTAACATGGTTGCGTAAGAAACGAAAAATAGCTTTAGACACATATTCACAGATTTGTGCCACGGACATGGAGGAACGTCACTGTTCCGAGTTCGTCCGTGTTGCTAGGCCCGATTATTTTACGTTCACCGATAACGCGTTGATTGAGTTCTGTAACAGGAATAAGGGAAACAAAAACTGTTGGTGTGTAACATCTACCAATAAAACTATTACGGACGAAAAGTATTTAGGACCTCGAGTCTGTTGGTTACACGAATGTACGGATAAAACAAAAGATAGAAAATGGTTGCTATTCGATCAGGATGTTCAAAGGAGTCGATGTAAGTATACGGGCTGTAGTATAAACATCAACGAATTAACGTTACAAAACGCTAACGCCGATTTAGTAGCGGAATGTAAAGGATTAAAAACCGTAACTGGTGATATAGATCCAGGGGTACCTAAAAAGCCACCCCCTCCTAAACGTCCTTTCTTCTTTAGTTTCGTGATCGCATTTATCTGCATCGCTGTGTTGTTTTATTTTATAGCCGTATTCTATCGTAAAAAAATTAAAACACGGGATATAAATGTTCGTAGACGATAGCATACTGGTAGTATACAACACGTGGCCCAGTGGGTTAATTCGCGACGTTAGGAAAAGTGTACCTTTTCCAACGCGTCACTCTTGTACTTTTTCAGACGACGTTCGCATAGATAATTCGTATTCGTCCGTAGTGTTATCGAACCCTACGTTCGTTCAATTACTTAAGATGTGTGTACACATCAAACGCGTACAGTGGAAAGGTAAGATTATCTTATTGTTTGAATGCGATAATAAACCTCCGCCTTTTAGGCTAGTAAATGATAACTAACTACGAACCGGTAATCTTATTGGGAATCACTTGTTTTACCGTACTGGTCAATTTCAAACTATCGACTAAAGCAAAGATAGACATAATATTTTTTGTCCAATCCATATTATTTATGTGGTTTATATTCCACTTTATACATTCAGTGTTTTAATTTTTTTATTAGTTAAATGGATGCGATGACGATTATGAGTAACTATTTTAATACCGCGCTTATAGGGGGTATCGTATTACTTGCCACGGCGTGTGTGTTCGCATTTATAGATTTCTCTAAGAATAAATCCACAACAAACGCATGGAGGGCCTTAAGCGGTATCGCGTTTGTACTAGGTATCGTGATTACGGTCGGTATGCTTATCTATTCCATGTGGGGTAGATATTGCAAACCTCATACAAAAACGACCGTCATAGAAAATGGACGATACAACTCTAGCCCTATCGAACTAAACGGACAATAGGTTTTTTTATACCATTTTACACATCGAGTAAGTTAGAAGTTAATAGTCAATAAATGATTAGCGAATTACTTTTGCTTATCATATGCGTCGTTATAGTAGGGTTTATCGTATACGGTATATACACAAAAAAGAAGACCACACAACATGTCCCCCCCTCTTCCGAACAATACGAGAAAATGGAAAACTTAAAAACGGGATACGTGGATAAACTAAAATCCGCACATCTCAAGTCGTTTTATAAATTATTTTCGAGTAACTAAAGTTGTAAACCAGTAATATTTTTATCTCTTAAATGGCAGAAAAAAAGTTATCTCGTAGCAGCTACGACGATTACATCGAGACCATTAACAAATTAACTCCACAACTTCGTACGATTTTGTCACACATTAGTGGGGAGCAGACGACTCAACGTACGAACTTCGCAAACAACGATGCATCCGAATCTGTACCCGTTACGGCTGGAGCTATTAAATCAAAAAAGACATCCAAGACTACAAAGAGTGGAGTACCCGTTCGAAAAAAGACGACGTTGGGTTTAACGGAACATCCTCAAATTATGCAGGCCGTTACCAATGGTGGCAAAATTGTATATGGTACTGTGAAAGACGGCAAACTAGAAGTACAAGGCACTGTGGGTGAAATAAATCAGGACTTATTAGGTGTTGAATCGGTAAATGCCGGTAAAAAATCGACAAAGTCTAAACCCCGTCGCATGAAGGGGGGTATGCACAAAGTGGAAATCGACACCGACGGTATGCGTTAACATATTTTTATTCTGGTAATAAGTTTTTTAATCAAAAACATAAAGATGTTCAACAGAGGACTGTTTACTATTCCAATTTTTACAGCAATCGCCTCACAATCTTCGCCTATGTTTAGGTCAATAATTTCGGACGTCAATTCGGTACTAATGCCTTTCATTTCTTCGAATCCTATTTTTACCAAGAGTTGTTCCAGAACGATAATGGCGATGGTGACGAAGTGAGTGATCATAACTCTCTTTTTATAACTGTCGTTATGTTGTTTAACTATTTTATAAATTTTATCTATCTCTTCTTCAGAACATACTTCTAAATCATCCATAGTTAAATCGGATCTAGTCAAACTCGCGTAATTCACGATCGCCAGTCGTTTGTTAATCTCCGTCGACGTATGAACGTTTCTGCCGAATAAAAGTTTAGTAAAATTATCCAGATTCGTATTTGTTTTTGTATTCTGTTTATTTTTTAAACTGATCACTTCCTCTTCTAATAGCTTTATTCTTTTGTCCTTATCGAATACGACGCCTAAGGAAGGTGTATGTGATTGTATAGAGGTTATTTTAGTAGTAGCCTCGACGGGTTCTCGTTGAATGAAGGTTTCATTTCCAACCATTTTTATATTCACTCTTTGTTGTCGTTGTTGTTCGGCCAGTACGATTTCCGAATTATTAAGTACACGATCGACGAAAGTCGTTTGAGGAGATACATGTTCTATAATAGTAATGGGAGAATCCTCACCCGGTACAAAGATATCAGACGGTGATCGGTCATCAATGTTGCTTAGTTTAGATTCTGTTTTAGCGAGTAGTTTATCGTTCACCGTTCTTAAGATAGATAATTGACCCGTTGTGATTTCATAGTTTTTATTCGAAGGATAGCCGTCCTCCGAAAACGTAGTAACTGCGTATTCATTGGTTATATCCGTTACCGGTACAGTCGTCATTTAATACTAAATAAATGATACCTATCAACTCTATAACGACGTTAGATCAACTGGAGGACTCGGAATACTTATTTAAGGTAATCTCGACGATATTACCGTCGATATGTCTGGATTATAAAGTGGAAGATGAGCTTAAAACGAATTTCGTACACCCGTTTGATGTTCTAATTAATCCAAAATATGGGGAAACTGTGGATCTACGCAATATACAAAACTCCGTACAAAAGATCGGCATCAACTACTTATTAGATAGACACAGTAGTGTTAAATTATTTACAAATCTGTTACAGCCGGGATATATTTCCACCATCCCAGTAGACCGTTATGATGCAAAAAAGAATTCAATTATCAACACGCATACGTTTAACGATCTTCCTAACTTTACGAAAGACTTGGTCATGTTTAGGTTACGCAGTCCTGAAAGACATGCTAGATTTCTAGGTGGATATTTGCCCCCGGAACAGGGAGGGTTCGACGCGACAGTGGTGGATGACACCTTCGATTTTGAATATCCAGATCTGGCCTTTGAAAACACGTACGCGTTAAATCTGTTGTATAAAAACGTTATAAAAGAACCATACGGTGTATTGTTTAGGGCCAGGGTGTCTAACGGGATTATGTTCTATCGAGACTTTGTCAATTTGTTAGGTGTCAGGGAACTATTAGACGGACAAACGAGAGTTAGGTTCGATCAGCATTATAATATGCAGCAGATGTCGAATCATTACAACATACCTCTTCGGGCGTTTAATCCTTTACGCACGGATCTATTGACCATGTCCACCAAATACGCTATCCTACACAGACAATACTTTAGTAGTTATTACGTACACGCTCCCTATACGTACAACGGAGACCCTATCATCGATAGTACACCCAGTGTAATAAGTATACTCGTATCCATGAGATTTCAACGATATATCCCTAAGCTACAAAGTCTCTACCCTAATCTTCCGTCGATGAACGCAGCAACCGTAACGGTACGTAACATAAACGGAGTTAGACAAGTACGTAACCTCAATATGAACATTACGTTCGTCGAAATATCCGCAAATGTAGAGTATTTTATAACGCTGTTGAATATGTTTTTGAAAGAATACAAAGCGGATCCGTTGTCTATCGTTAATCCTTCGATGTTTTGGGACGGTATAGAATACGAGGAGTACAAGTCTAAGAAGATATCAGAGATTATATTCTACAACGCCACGTGTTACGTCTTCGGTTTGTACAATAAGGACGGTACGACCTATTGTTCTATGCTTACGGATATTATCGCGGCGAACCAAACTCCGTTAAGAGTATGTTTCTTACCCAGAACACTCTCCGGGAAAACGGTACCTAAACTTGTCTCCGAGATACTAGAAAGCGTAAACACCACGTCTAGAAAAGAATTTCCTAAAAAACCGGCCTCTAAACTCATGCACATAGGGTTGTCCGAGAATAACTTTATGCGATTCTTCCAACTCCTTAGATTGATCACTAACAGGCCTCCTGAAGTAGCTATAAAAGAAGTACTGGTCTTATACGCGGGGTTCAAGATAAACGATACGGGAACACCACATCTCATAAAGAAGGAATCGTATCAAGACTTCGTACTTCTTTTGTTTTCAGCTATGGGGTTTAAGGTTCAGGTTAAAAAGTCCGTGATAGGTAGTAATAACCATACCGTAATTAGTATCCGTCCTAGAGTCTCTAAACAATACATCAACAACATGTTAATGAAATCGAGTTGTACGAAGGACGAAGCTGATAAACTGATTTCCGCTACACACGATTTGTTACACTTTATGGTATCCGCGGGAGACTACAAAGACTATCAGAGTTATTATTATACACGGTATTTGTTTCCTACATACTTCTTCGGAGGAAACGCCAACGACGGAACGACGGAAGATGAGACCATCATTCACATTACCGAGCGTATGAATATGTTGGATAGAATTAACATCAGAGGTATCTTTTCTGCGACCACCACGGACGAGTTAATGAACGTGGACGCCTTCGGACCCGAGAACGTCATTTTCAAGAATAATCTAAAATACTTGATTGAAACTAATCAATTAACTGGCGATTCTATAACGCAAACGATGCCATTAAATATTTTAGATAAGTTGGTAACGACTGCGGGAGTTCCCTGTAGCGTATCACTCAACGACGTTATAGAAAACATATCAAACGAGGCGGACGATTGTGACTCGACGAACGATATTACGGACCTTATTAACACGGCGTTAAAAGAAACGTATACGAAGAGGAACACGTCTATCGTGTCCCAGTCGTTCGGGGCCGTGGCCAATCAGTCGCAGAAACAGTTGGAAGATTTCAAACAATCGACGTGTAAAATGGCCGTAATCTTCAAACACCTGGCAAGGTCCATCTACATGGTCGAACGTATCTTCAACACTAGAATAAGCGACGAAGTTAAACTGGATATTTTAGAAAAATTAAAAGCGTTTTCCAATATATCCAGATCGTTGTACGTGGATCTGATATCTGTGGAAACATTAAAAGCTATTCTGTATATAATTAAACAAAGTGGACGAAGTGTGGAACGCACAGAAGAAATAGGTCCAGACGAAATAAGAAAATCGTACGAGATTATCAAACCAAAAATAATTAGTATGACTAATTATTACACGCAAATGAGTAGAGACTATTTTAACTTTATGAAAAAAAATCTTAACATGCGAGACGAATCTTTGACCTCTTTTGATACAGAATAAATGCCGTGTTATATTGCCATATTAAAGTCCATAGGAGGGCTTGCATTATTTCAAGTTGCAAATGGAGCAATCGATGTATTTAGACACATGTTTATGTACGTTTGTGAAAACACGTTTAGACCTAATTCATTTTGGTTCGTTGTTATTAGATCGATTATTAGTATGGTTATGTTTTTGATACTGGGTATGATCCTGCTATCTATTTCTAGTAACAACGAAAAGACAGACGATTAATCGAACTCGCAGTATTTTATAAACATTGACTTGTCCTTTTTACTAATTTTAAACGAATTAGTAGATTCTAGTCCGAGTATAATTTTTTTGAAATATTGCATGCGATCTAGTAACAGTTGCAGTGGTATGTCTGTCTCGTTGGCCAACGTACAACGGAAGCGTCGAACGTTTTTCTGCAGTATTTCGTAGACGGTAAAGAGAATCGTGTTTACGATTTGATTAATGATATACCCCGTACTGACACTCCACTGAACCAGGTTAGACTTTAACAGGATAAGGTAAAATCTGTACGTTACTTCCGAAAAGGAACTAACGAACTCGCTTTCTTGGCGGGTATTAAACGCGTCGACTTCTTTATCCCTTAACGCCAACGCGATGGTCGAGTAATAATACTCGAACTCGTACACGTGATAGTTGTGGACGCTGTATCCTAATTTCTCTTGTATGATACATACTTGAGAGGTAAACCTAAACTTTTTACTATTCTCGTTGTATAGCTCCGGAAAGAACATTTCTATCATCGATTCCGTTAACTTATACCCCTTAGAAGACATAATGAGTAATATCATATAGGGAGCGACTATCACGTTATTTTTCTTCGTGATACATACGTCTTTTACGGCGTCCAGACATCGAAACAAATAATTGACCTCCTTGTAGGATAGGAAGTACAACCGGGGTAGGAAAAATCTAAGGGCCATTTTACGTTCCTCATCTTTCGTTTTATGAACGAAGAGTCGTTTGCTCTTAGACACATACGACGTGGATTCTCCTACTCTGGATTTAGTAGCATTGACGTTAACGTCTCCTATTTCTATGTCAGCCTCTAGGTTCAAATCAGGAACCGGGTCAAACATGGTCAATCGTATCGGGTAGTATAATTTCACTTTACAGAGTATAAATATGCGATACGTTGTTAGTCCGCAGTTGGTCCTATACGTAGAAAAGGGACAGAAAATTAAACGAGTGTTATACTTGACACCGTACGGGGTACTAGATGACAAATCTCCAATTTATTACTTTTTGTCCACACATTTAAAAATAACGGACCCGGAAATACATAGACGTCACATTTTATTAACGTTAAAAATCAGTCAGTTGAAAGGGTACTTATGTAATTTATTGGATATTCGTAACGACATCATTATATATTCTCATAAGAATAACTTGGAGTACAGTTACGTCGATAACACTATTTTTAATCCGTTCGTACACACTCAAAAGAAAACGTTAATAAAATCGGACGGATTTCTCTACAACATCTACCCGGGGGCGTGTGACTTTTTAGTCATATGGGTAGCCAACGCAGACGATACGTCCATTGCGGAATTTGGATCCTACGAGGACGTAGACGTAAACATTTTAAAATTCGAAACGAGGTTATTAGAAGTGTTCGACAATTTGGACCTGGACATGAATATCGAGTCCAAGTTTAACAACATATTTAGAACGAATCTAAAGTTTACCGGGTTAAGGAAACTTATAAAGAAAATTAACGAACTTAACGGGTTGTATTACAAGTCGTTATTGTACAAATCTGACGAATACTTTATTAATCTAACGGGGAATAAGTTTATTTTAACCGACGAACGACTAAACCTGACGGTATGGGACCCCGACGGTGTCGTTACGTTTTCAAGCGACGGAGATACGATTACGATTAATAACGTAAAGTTGTTCACCAGTCTACTTACCGACATAGACCTGCAAATGGAACGGATCAAGGGCGACGTAACATACAAGATATTCTTATCCACTCCTATTACGTCGCGTATAAAATTAAACATAGAAACCAGTTTTATCTTCGTCGAAACGGCCACGAATAACATTCTACTATCCGCGGATAAACGCATATCTATTATCCTGGCGAAGAACCACATATCGATAAAGGTTAAAAACTATATACCGAATATAGAGAAATACTTTACGTTTCTAGTCATCGCCATTAATAGTATGTTTAATAATATCCAACAGGCTTCCGATTTTACGAAGATCGAAACGGTGTATTGGTCCAGGATATGTCAAAACACGAAGAACAAACATCGTAAACCCGTTATCGTATCGTCGTTGGACGACAACATGGAGAAGGTGAGTGATAATTTCTATAAATCCTCTACAAAAGAAGTGTTCATTAACTCATCAGGGATCATGTTCTCTTGTCTGGATCCGTTAAACAAGTACAATTACGTAGGATTCCTATCCATATTTTACAGGTTGCAGAAGATGTGTATACCATGCTGTTTTCTAAAGAATCAGTCACATACGGAAACGTTTTCGTCGTGTGTACATCAAAAGGAGATTACGTCGGATGTAATCAACCCGTACATTCTCAACTTTGGAAAAGTTGTCACAAAATCCAAAATATCGTTTCTGCCTATTATCTTCGATAGTTTCTTCAACAAAGGTGTAAAAATAATATTCGAACAAGACAATAAACGGTTGAAGGAAACAATAGGATACCACGTCGTCAAGTCATGTGACGAGGACATTAAACGACTGCGTACTATCTCGGACATTATCATGTTCGTAAACGAGGACAAGAATATATTAATCGCGGAGGACATTATTTATTTTCCCATGAACTACGCGGATATAGGTACGCGTGTGTATATATTAATTCAAGAAATCGTCCATGAGGTTATCGTCGTTAAGAAACACATGACCAAGGACCTCATCGAAGTGTGTCCACCCAATTATAAACTTGTTAAGAACTTATTTCCTAGACAGACCAAGTTCGCCACCATACGTTCCGATTCGGGTATGGAACTTACCACGGACGGGTTTTTGGTAGACGGGAAGGAGTTTAACGTTGACCTGTCCTCTAATTACGTGGCGTTTACAAAGAATATAACTACTCCGTATACACTGTCGAAGTACTTTGCTCCGTTATTTAAGTACGTTATCACGGAATCGAAGAACAGGTTTATGAAAACGTGGCTGATTAATACCATGTTAAGGCTGGGAATAGACCTGGACCTTGACACGAACATATTGCCTAAATTGGAAAAGTATTATCCGAACCATGGAAAGTCTGTATAATTAAACAACTATGTTTTACAATAAATAATATGGATAAGTTAAAAGTTTTATACGAGGACTTTTACCGTATCAGTAAACTATACTTGGAAAAGGAAACACAATCGACGACACTCGCTCCGGATTTTGATGTAGATGTATCCGTTTTTATGAATCTAGTACCCGTACTCGAACAAAAAGTGGTTCCCGTAAACGCTGATATCGAGGACGATGACGTTCTACGTATGATGAAATATTGTAATTACAAATTGTTTTCATTTTGGTTTTTGAAGTCCAATGCGGTGGTTAAATCCGTCTACAACAAACTAGAAACAGATGATGAAAAACGTAATTTCACGAAACTGTTTAGGGGCATACTAACAAACGTTCAAACGCTTATTTCCATCAACAATATGTATAATAACATAAAACAGGATACTGTAGATATCGTCTCCGACTCAAAGAAAATAATCGACATCGTGAATCAAATAAAGAACGCAAATTGTGAAAGTAGTGCTTATAAACTGTTACAGACCAATTATAACTTTATCGTTAAAACGATTAATAAAATATTATCGGACGAAAACTATCTGCTCAAGATTATCGCGGTCTTTGATTCCAAGTTAGTAACGGACAAGGACAAACTTACCGAGTACAGGGAGATTTTTACCATCTCCACGGAAAGTATCATCTACGGAATACGGTGCATATCCGATCTAGATATACCCACCATCGAAGTCGAGAACAACAAATACGTCGCCTTCTTTAAGAAGATAATGGGGACGGTTATCCTGTTTCAAAACAACGACTTGAATCCGCAAAAGTTTATCCATGCTGTGTCAAAACTGTACGTATTAATCCATCAACAGTTTAAAACGAATCCAGAGGTCGCGTATCTGTTAACGGACGTTCTCGATTCGATAAAAACGAAAATATCAGTAGACGAAATAAAGCAGAAAGGCGTAAACAATCTACAATCCCTGATTAAGTTTATCTCGGACAATAAGACGTCGTACAAAGTTATTCTATCAGACGAATACACCAAACGGGAAGATTCCATCATCGACATTCTACAATCCATATCCGAGGAAAATCGTATAGAACACGGAGGTAAGGTCATCAATATAAGATATTTGATAGACATCACAAAAAATAGGTTCTTTTCGAAACACTAATATCGTCCTTGGTTTTTCCAAATAGTCGTTACATATTTTAAATGTAACATTAATCCTTTTTTGTCAAAATCCGCGACGGATAGTAATTCTCCATTTTTTTCGATAACGATAGGACACGTTTGCTCTTCGATTTCTTTGATAACCACGTTGAGTATGTTATCATCTAACGTATCGTTCGATAAATCCATTAATAGAGGTAGTCTACCCCGTTGTAAGAGATTGTAACTTTCCGCGATGATTCCCGTTACCTCGAACAAACTAATCCGTCGTGTGTATCGTTTTTTTATATCCGATATTTTTGAAATAGTAACTTTATTTACTTGGATGGGTTCTTCTATATTGGATGATATAGATTCCACTTTAAAGTTCTCCTTTAAGGAAGGGACATCGCTCGTTTCCAACGACTCGGTCGGTTCATCATCGTCCTCTTCCTCTGCGTATTCACTGTCCTCCTCTGAATAGTACTCGCTTGCATCCCCCTCGTCGTCCATTTATAATTAAGTATCTCCGTTCAATTTTAAAGTGTCTAAATGGACTTTATGACGGAATACGAAAAGTGGATAGAAACCACGGCAAAAAGTTACAAGGAGGATGATGATCCTAATCCTTTCGCTAAACGTCCCGGGTCCAGACGAGCTCAGTTAGAAGACAACGAACAACAGTATCAACAACAACTAATAGATCAGTTAAGAAAACAACAACTGTTAAAAATAGAAATTCCTCAGGACCCCGAGTTGGTGGCTAATTGTCCAACAAACACCGACACATCGTCGTCCATCGTCCCCATGGAGCGCCGTATCTGCACTATTCATGATGTACAAAAAGAACTAGATAGCGTAAAGACGGAAATGTGCTCTTTACAACGTCAGTCCGATGAATTAATTTCTGACATATCCGTGGCGAAGGATAGTACGTTCGGAGCGATTAACGCACTTATGGACGATTTAAGGAAGAGATTCCAGTCGAACCAACTGAGTGAATTAACTCCGTAAAACAGTCATACTCATATAAAAACTACGAATATAAATGGAATCCCTAAACGACATTTTTTTAACATCGAAACTTAACTTGAATCCCGATTATAACAATCAACTTCTATTGCTCGCGAATAATCATATTCATGTACCTACGTCGTCTTTATCATGTAGTATATGTAATTCATTGTCCATGTTTTCCACGGAAGATGAAAATATTACGGCAGGTGTGCGTCAAAAGACTCAAGTAAAGAGACGGATACAAAGCAAGGAGGATGCTCCGTGTCCTACAAAAAAGACGTCAGATGACGACGATCCTAAGTTGGTTCCCATAGACGAAGTAGCATCCACGCATAATTGGCATCTTCGACTGAGACGCGAGGGCGATGCCATTGCTAAGTTTCTCATAGAAAATAAATGCGACGTTAACAATTTCACGATACAGGATATGCTTAACGTAATGAAGAAACTAAACATTATCCGTTCGGGACGCACAGAGTTATTCGAGCTATTGTCTCACGTTAAGAGTTCTCTGTCTAATTCTAGTATGTCCGTGAAAAGTACTCATCCGCTCGTGTTGATTCATTCACACGCGCATCCTAACATAGGAGATCAGTTGAAGGAATTGGATAAGTTGTATTCCTCCACCAAGCACGAGATTTTACTGTCCACGACACGTTTCCAGTCTATCCACTTTAACGATATGTCGAGCTCGTGTGATTTAGCGTTTCGGTTCAGAGACAACGATTCGACGTATTTCATTCATCCTATTTTTATGGCGTTATTCGGAATTAAACTTCCGGCCCTAGAGAATACATTCGTCTACGGAGATAGTTTTACTTTGTTACAACAGTTGTACGATTTCAAAAAGGTTAAACCGGACAATTACATGTTGTTAGTGAATAGACTCACAGAGAACTCTCCTATCGTGTTTACCGGGGTAAACGACGTGATATCCACAGAGATTCAACGGGCCCACGTCCATACTATGATTCGTAAAATTATTATGCGACTGAGAATGGGGGTATTCTACTGCAAAGAGGAGGATTCCGTAGATTCACACCTGATGAAAATTATTCATACGAATTGTTCTAAGGTAATGACGGACGAAGAGCAGATGATTGCTTCTATCCTGTCCATCGTGGGGTTTAAACCCACACTGGTATCCCTTCCTAAACCGGGTCACATGAACAATTACGAGATGCATCTACAGTCTGTGCCATACATCGTAATTAATCCAATGAAAATGATTACGACATCGAACTGTCCCATAGCCATTAACTCTGGAAACATTAACGCGTTAACGTACGATGGAGAATCCGGGCGCGTGGTATTTGCACCGCCTAGCGTAGGATACGGTTATACAACGGCGTACGATACGTCTCCGTTTACTCCTTACGGAATCGCGAATAAACAACCAATGAACTCACCCGTAATCGTTAACGGAGTACTCATGTTTTACGTAGAACGTAGACAACATAAGAACACATTCGGTGGAGAATGTTATACAGGATACAGGTCATTGATCAACGATTCCTCATTAGATATCTCTCCGGATATCGTGTTGAATGGAATCATGTACCGGTTAAAGTCGGCAGTATGTTACAAGATAGGGGATCAGTTATTCAATAACTGTAACGACGCATCCGACATTTTTCTAAAAGGTCATTACACGATTCTGTTTACTGAGATGGGTCCATGGATGTACGATCCATTGTCCGTGTTTAACAAAGCCTCTAGAGACGCAAGAATGTTGAGAGCGCTTAAAAACCAATATAGGAAAGTAACAGACTCGTTCGACGACGCAGAATTCTACGAATGGGTGAAAGGTGATGGGGCAGCGTTCGCCAGCACGAAACAACAGATGTTAATGAACCACATTACGATGTTCGAAGACGATCTGTTAAAGATGGAAGAAGCCATGTCTCTAATATCTAGACAGTGTTGTATGTTGATTTACGCTCAAGACTACGAACCATATATTACCGCGAAAAGTATTACGGAGTTATTTTAGTGTTATAAATGAGTTGGTATGGTAAGTACTCGGTTATATTGGACCCACCTAAGAAATGTTCCAAGTGTTTGGCTAATTTATTCGACTATATTACGGAGGACTCCGGTACCATAAAAATGGTATTGGAGTCACAACCTAATAAGTTGAAGGTACTAAAAGAGTTCTTATCGGCGATTAGAAATAAAGAATTTATATATAAAATACTCGACGAGGAAGTGAGACGAGTGTTAACATGAATCTGAAGTTATGTAGCGGATGTTATCACAACGGTATCGTATCAGAAAACGGATACGAGTTTTGTGTATTCTGTGAGTCTATCTTTCAAAAGTCATCGAAGTTACAAAAGAAGTCCAACTTTCACGTGTCGAATAAACTTATACATCTTAGAAACGTATTACGTCGACTGTTATCGAGTCAGTGTTCCGGAGAGATAATTTCAGAATTGTTGGAACTCATGCAACGTAACCAAATTTCTACGAACGACGTAGACGCGAACTTTGTATCCAGTTTCTTAAAGGCACATGAACGCATTAATAAAAAAGATTATAAACTAGTGTTCGAAATCATTAACCAGGTAAAAAGAGAAAAACTAAACTTAACAACAGAAAAAATCAACGAAGTCGTTGAAATATTTAAACACTTGGTGTTTTTCTGTCAGGAGAATACACCTTCTAAGACGATTAATTATTCCTTCTTCTTAGACAAAATATTCGATATCACTCTGGTTACTAAAAACCTAAAGCCACAAACCGTTAAGAATTACACGAAAAACAACAGTAACCAATTAATATGGGAAAACTTTCTATCCTATATGAAGACTAAAAAGAAGGCATCCGTAGTAATAGATTTTGGACATGAGTACGTGTTTATTACGGAAGATTTTACGACGTGTTCGTTGGAGGTATAACTACTACGTTTCTACAAAAAAAGTACAAGTAGTTAAATGGCTAAGCGTGTCAGTCTCCAGGATATTGTCATTTCGTCTCCTAAATCCGTAGTTAAAACCACACAGGACGAGTCATTAACGTGTATTCTTCCGACGTATTATAATACCGTCGCGAACGTCTCTATACCCGTTAATGCAGATGACGTAACGTGTTGGTTTTGTAAACAGGAATTAATCATCGTACCCTTACGTGTAGAAACGCTAAAGGGACAAGTGGGATATTTTTGTTCAAAGATATGTAGAGATTCGTTTGCTGCTATGGTTAAGACACATGTCGCTCTACGGGAGGAACCAAAAATAACCCTATTACCTCTGGTATTTTATAATAAACCGGAAGACGTCATTAATATAATAAACTCATTGAGAAATAAAGACGGGATATACGGGAGTTGTTTTTATAAGGAAAACGACCAATCGGTTCAGATTTCGCTACGTAGTTTACTGTAAGCTTTTTACATTCTAAATACATCGACATGAACAATACAGTAATCAATTCGTTAATCGGAAACGAAGACTATGTCAAACGCCATAACGTATTTGGAGTAGACGTACAAACCCCTACTCTTTACATGCCTCAATATATCACGATTAATGGTATCGTATCGGGAGGAGTCTCATGTGAGCAACCTGTTATATCGTCGTTCGAAATTAGAGATCAATATATTACCGCACTAAGTCATTTCGTTCTAAGTATAGATCTACCCGAGGTGAAAGGAATAGGAAAGTTCGGATACGTTCCCTACGTGGGCTATAAGTGTATACAACACGTATCCATCGCGTCTACGGAGGGTACGATATGGGAATCGTCAGGGGAAGATATATACAACTCGTGTGTAAACAACTTAACGGCTATGATAAACTCGGGATACTCTCACGAACTAAACGATGTATCTGTTGGACTCATGCCTAATGATACAATTAAAGATGCCACTACCGTATACGTGTATATTAAAACTCCGTTCGATATAGAGAAAACGTTTAGTAGTTTAAAACTGTCAGACTCGAAGGTTATCGTTACGGTTACATTCAACCCCGTATCGGACGTGATTGTTCGAGATACGATGTTTAACTACGAAGCGTTTGTTAAAGATTTCGTATACGTCTCCGAACTAAGTTTTGTGGGTTATATGGTTAAGAACATACAACCTAAACAAACGTATATCGAGAGGCCCAGGCGAGTACTGTCTCAAATCAATCAGGCAACTGCCGTAATATCCGAAGTACATTCGGTGACGTCGTTAGGGTTGTACATCAAACCATATTACGGAAACACGGATAATAGGTTTATCGCTTACCCAGGATACAATCAAACGGAACGGGATTATGTATGCGCGTTCGTAGAACGATTGTTGGAGGACCTAGTCATCGTGTCGGATACGGTACCCTCTACGTTTCCCGATAGCGCAGAAATCGTAGAGGTTCCACTGGACGGTATTGTAAATATACAAGACGTCGATGTATTTGTAAAGATTGATAGCGTACCCAAGGATATGACCGTATTTTACCACACCAACATACTGGTGTTCGGGACGAGGAAAAACTCGGTCGTCTATAATATGTCTAAAAAGTTTTCTACAATCACGGGTACGTATAGCGAAGTCACAAAACGCATCATGTTTTCACACATCTCACATTCTGTAAACATCACTGATGTGTCTATCCCCGTGAGTATATGGACATGTCAGAGGAATATATACAACGGAGACAATCGATCCAACTACTCAAAGAGTAAGGATTTATTCATCAACGATCCTTTCATCAAAGGTATAGACTTCAAAAACAAGATGGACATCATCTCCCGATTAGAAGTGCGATTCGGAAACGACGTTCTATACTCAGAAACTGCTCCCATTTCGAAAATATACAACGATTTGTTATCCGGATACGACTTGGGTATTCGGATGTTGAGGTTCAATTTCACACCACATACGTTCTTCAAACCTACGACGATAGTATCAAACCCATCGAGAGGAAAGGACAAACTGTCCGTACGTGTCGTATTCTCATCCATCGACCCAAACAACCCCATATCCTATGTGTCTAAGTACCTGGTGCTCGTATGCAACGACTTATACGGCATCTACAACGAAAATGGGATAAAAGTAGTAAAAATAGCAGACGACAAAAAATAAATGAAATCAAACCAAACATAGTTAATAAATGGATCAGGTCACCAAAAATATTAAAGAAGGTGTACATACGCTTTTACCCTTTTACGAGTCGCTTCCTGAACTACATCTAGTCTTTGGGAAAAGTCCGTTGCCCGGATTAGAATACGGAGCGAATTACTTCTTACAACTATCTAAACTGAACGATTTAAATAGATTACCTACTGACCTGTTAAGTTTGTTTACACACGATTTAATCACTCCCGAAACGGACTTAGAAAAAGTGTACAAGACGTTAAACATTAAATCCGTAAAGTCTTACGGTAAGAGTACAAAGGCTGACGCAATCGTTGCGGACTTAAGCGCGAAGAACAGATTGTTTAAGAAGGATAGGGATCTTGTCAAATCCAACAATTATCTGACCGAGAATAACCTGTACATAGGAGATTACAAAATGTTAACCTTCGAGGTATTTAGACCTTTGTTCGATATAGTATCGGAAAGATTTTGTATTATTAAGTTACCCACGTTATTCGGTAAAGGTGTAATAGATGTTACGAGAGTATACTGTAGTTTGTTTAAGTCAGTGCGCCTGATTAAGTGTGCCAGTGATAGTTGGTTGAAGGATAGTGCCATTATTGTGGCAGAACAAGTTTATAAAAAGAACATGGATGAGTTTATGACGTACGTCCGACATGTTACAAAATCTCCTACATGGAAGGACTCCAACAACGTTCAGTTCTCCATATTAAAGACATCAGTGGACAAGGAGTTTATAGACAAGTTTCTAAACTTCTCCAATTCTGTATACGAATCCCTGTATTACGTACATTCGTTACTGTACGCGAGTATGACCTCCGAACGCAAAAGTATAGAAAATGAGTATCAGAAGAAGTTGATGAAAATTTTATTATAATTAATTATAGATGATAAATGAGCGTACACCACGCCGCGTATATCGATTACGCTTTACGCGTTACAGAAAACATGACAGACGTAATGACCGGATCCGATACGGTAACGTTAAAATCGTATCAACATTTTGTATCTCGGGTATTCTTAGGATTGGATAAAATGCATTCATTACTATTATTCCACGAAACAGGAGTGGGTAAAACGATTACTACCGTTTTTATACTTAAACATTTAAAAGATGTATATACAAACTGGATCATTATTCTATTGGTAAAGAAAGCGTTAGTAGAAGACCCCTGGACGTACTCGATTACAAAATACGCTCCCGAAATACTTAAAGACTGCATTTTTATAACGTACGACGATAAAAACTTTCATAATAAATTTTTCACGAACATTAAAACGATAAGTTCTAGAAGCAGACTATGTATTATTATAGATGAGTGTCATAACTTTATTTCTAAATCTATCGTCAAAGAAGACGGAAAACAGCGACCGACGAAATCCGTGTACAATTATCTGTTAAAAAACGTGGCACTTCATCATCATAAGTTGATATGTTTATCCGCAACACCCATCGTGAACAGCGTAAAGGAGTTCATTATGTTGGTGAACTTACTCCGACCCAAGATACTAAATAACATATCATTGTTCGAAAATAAAAGACTCATTAACGAATCCGAATTGATTAATAAATTGGGAGCCATCTGTTCTTACATCGTTACGAACGAGTTTTCCATCTTCGATGATGTAGAGGGTTCCGCCACGTTCGCAAAAAAGAATGTGTACTTTCAGTACGTGAATATGACGCAGAAACAGGAACAGGTGTATCAAAAGGCAAAGTCGGCAGAGTTAAAAGCAGGCACTTCCTCGTTTAGAATATATAGAAGAATGGCAGCCACGTTTACGTTTGATACGTTTCTGGATAAGACGGATAAAACCCCCGAAGAGATCGTAAACGAACAGGTAACACTATATAAGGATTTTGAAAAGTTTATAAAAACAAAAAAGTTCTCGGATCATGCTTTATCTCATTTCAAAAAGGGTCAATCGTTAAATGGAACGTCTTCGGCGGACGATATATCTTTTTTAAATGAACTCAGAGAGCACAGTTGTAAATTTACGGACGTGTGTTTACGTATCCTGGCGTCTCCCGGTAAATGTCTGGTCTTCGAACCGTTCGTTAACCAGTCGGGTATAAATATATTACTTTTATATTTCTCGGCGTTTAATATATCGTATATAGAGTTTTCCTCTAGAACAAAGAACACCCGAGTTCAATCGGTGGCCGAATTTAACAAACGCGAGAACACTAACGGTGATCTAATAAAAACTTGTGTGTTCTCTCTCAGTGGGGGTGAGGGGATCAGTTTCTTCTCCATTAACGATATTTTTATTTTGGACATGACATGGAACGAGGCCTCTTTGAGACAGATCATAGGACGAGCCATTCGGTTAAACAGTCACGTACTTACCCCGGAACATCGACGGTACGTATACGTACATTTTATCATCGCTCGACTGTCTAACGGAGACCCTACGGTAGACGAAGACCTTTTGGATATAATCCGTAACAAGTCTAAGGAATTTACGCAGTTGTTTAAAGTGTTTAAACACACCTCCATCGAATGGATATATGAACATCAAACAAATTTCTCTCCCGTGGACGACGAATCTGGATGGGGTGCGTTAATATCTAGATCGATAGACGAAAATCCAACGACAAAACGCGTACCCAGAATAGCAAGAGGCCAAAACATATGGTATTCCCATTCCAACAGGATGATTACCGTCTACAAAGGATTTAAAACAGACGACGGACGTCTATTCGATTCGGACGGTAACTTCATACAAACCATACAAGCTAATCCTGTAATCAAAATACATAACAATAAACTGGTATATGTACTCGATTAATCGAACCCGTATCGAGGAGCCATTTTCTTCTCGGACTCAGTAACCTTGTCATATAATAATTCGGTTTTGTCCCCGGTACTTCCAAAACATTTGAGTTGTGATATTGCTAATACGTATCTAAGTACATCACACATTAATCCTTTTTCTAACGCGTCTAGAAAAACTAACGATTTAATTTCTCTATTCGCTAGAAAATTATTTAATATTTCGTTACTCGTTAACGTCGTGTTTCCCAAAAACAAAATAGTTTCGTATACTCGATTAGATAACAAATCTTCTATAAATAAGTGTACAAAAAATCTAGAATCGATATATATATCTTTACTGTCTATGTTAATTTCCTCTTTTATTTCTCTCGACAGGCACATGATGGGGTCTTCCTCGTTTTTAGGCAACCCCCCCGGGAATATAATGTCATTGTGTTCCGTGCCCGGGTCGTCCAAAGGAACGTTTAACTTTGACGATAGAAACGGTCGTTCCTTTTTCTTTAGAAACCTCGTATAGGTTAAAAACAATCTCTTCTTACGAAACACACTACGACATCGTACAATTTCCGAGTATAAAAAACTATGTTTTCTTGAACACGCGATAAACTTATTATCCAACGTGGATAATATTAAACAAATGGACGTTTTATTACTCCATCGCAGACGCTGATTGCTAAATCCCGTGGCAGAGACTCTTTGTGAATCGTCATTCCACGTGTAGGTTTTAGACAACTTTCTGTTGTGTTTTGTAATATAATTCATCAAATGCGAGTACTGGAGTCGTTCGTTCATTTACTATACAACAACGTGTTATAAATAAAACGTAAATAATTAAATTTATCATTATTGTCACAATCTAATAACGATTTCAGTTTTCTAATTTCCACGTTGTAAATAACGAACGATATGACCTCTTCCATTAATTCATCTATATAACATAATTTGCAATAATTTACATACTTTCGATTAAACAGTTTATCGGTAATCGTTATCTTGACGCAGGTGGTCCCTATACTTTTTATCGTAAGTTTAGAATCCGTTTCCTCCTTGATCTCCCTCCGTATACAGTCGTCTATCGTTTCTGATTTATTTAGTTTTCCGCCCAATAAAATTAATTCTTCAAACGATGTCTTATAAATAGGCGCGGAACCTTTCTGTAGTTTTCTTTTTATCTCCTTAATTTCGTTGTTATACATGTAGTTAGTTAAGTGTTTAGAAATCGTAACGACAATAGGCGGATTCATGTTCATAGTGATTTCTTGAAATACGAACGAACTACGCCTAGCCGCTACAATAGGCTTATTATCGACCGTTACACATATCGCAAATACGTGAGTCTTTTTCGACTGAGGGATAGAGTCAACCGATTCTATAAATACGGTCTCTCGAGGCGTTTCAAACGTCGTCATTTTTGAAACCACACCCGAAGTACCCTTAATTTTCATTTTGGTATTATGAGTTCTCGTCAGGAATCACCCATAGACTTAAAGATATACAACACGACAGTCGAGAAATACCCCCCGTTGGATATAAACTACGGCGATAATTCCACCCGTATCCACAATAATGGAAGTACGTTAAAAGTACTTTTTAACGTTTCTGTTCCCTCTACACTACAAGGTGGTCCATTAAAGAGTAAGTATGTGTTGAGTGAACTCTCCTTTCGTTGGGGACGTTCAGAACACTCCGTAAACGGAGCGTATTACATTGGAGAAGTTCAAATGGTACACTGGAACTTAAAATACACCAACTACGATAACGCTCGTAAATATAAGGACGGTGTGGTTATACTCGCCGTGTTTTTAAAAACGGGAAGACTCAACGATAAAATAGAACTGATTACCAGTCAAGTGAGTAACATAGTACAAAAGAACGCGTCACATGTGTTTACCGGGTTTAACCCCATCTCTTTACTTCCCAAATGTTTAGACTACTGGACGTATGCGGGAACTACCACGGCATCTCCTATTGATAAAAACGTAACGTGGATCGTGTTCAAGGAACCCATTCCTATAAGTGCAGGACAACTGGGAAGGTTACGTACGATGATATCCTCGGACCCAGGGAAACCCGTTACTTACATTTACAATAATTTTAGAGAGACCCAACCTGTAAAGGAGTATAACGTAAAAGCGTCGTTTTCTAACGCGGAAGGGTGTTATGACAGACACGTGTACAAGAATCCATTTGTTGAGTTATATGCCCTCGTTATAGCGACTGTATGTATACTCATTGTCTTATCCGTTATATCCGTTGTTCTATACAACCGACGTACGCACTCGTTATCCAGACGAGTCTACTATGGACGCTAGAAACACAAAATTTGAGTTCATCCCCTGCTGCTCCTCTTTCAATGTCACTGATACATTGTCCCCGTTACAATACACTACACCGTTTCGTATTAAACAATATTTGGAATCATTGAAAGAAACAGTCCCCGCATCCCTACTGAGTTTACAGATGAGGTCATTACACTGTACCGTTATATTCGATTCGTTTTCTATGTTTAGAATTCCTTGAACCACGTCGCCGTTTTTATAGTACTTGTACGTTACAACACAAGGTACTTTTACAACGACGTGATTGTTTACTAATTCGCCTAAGGGTAGCTCCTTGTCATAACATATTTCTATCCTTTTTGCCATAATGCCACCCGATTCCCTGTGTAGATATTCTTTATATACAGCGTCTCGTATGTTTTTACGTACTTCTAACGTTAACTCGTGTGGTTGTAACATAATTGGCAAATACACGTGTTTGACGAACGTGGACATATTTAACGCGTATCGTATTTTTAATCAGTTTTACGGAGATGATACAACGTTGTATTCCTTTCTAAAATTCACGCCCCATACAAACGGTTCATGAGATAATTTAAACGGGACAGTAATTATTTCGTCTTTGTACGCGTACAACAGCGACTTATCAAATACCTTATTCGATACGAAAAAGTGACCGTCCACTATTTCTTTAATGTATTTTTTAGCGGCCTCCGTATTCGTTAATACGGATTTTACGGCGGTGAGTAATCGTTCGTCGTTTTGTTTAATCCTCGAATGATGGTAGAAGAACTGTCGTACGATCTCCCCCAATACAATCTCCACTATATGCGGATGAGGAGGTTGTGTGTACGAATCGGATATACTCTCCAGAATGGAGTAGATCCTATTTGTTTCTTTCGTTTTAAATTTGAGATAGAGTAATTTTTTTATATCAAAGGGCAACGTGTTGATTTCCTCCAGGCTATAATCATCCAACGACTCTATAGTATCGTTGAAATCAGAATACACAGTGGCCAATAAATAGACGTTTACGGGTTGGGTTATATCCTTGTACGAGAACTTTCTTATAGACCTTCCTAATATCTGATTGTATTGAGAGAATGTATCGGGGATGGTCATAAACCATATGTTTCTCACTTCCTTCAACGTGTACGATTCGGACATGATATTCGACGAGAACAGAAACATAATCTGACTTCCATCGTCATTCGCCAACGAATTATATGTTACGAGTAGGTCTTCCAGCGACGCTTTCATTTTACTAGTCACGATGGCGAACGTTTTAGGTTTCCCGTGAATGAGTTTAGGATAGGTTCCTTGAGACCCGTTATACTCGGAATACCCGTTACTGAGCATGATGTATTTGATGATCAAACCACCGTAAGTAGAGTTAGAAAAATAAATGAAATGTTTCCCCTTTAAATTTTCTATCTTGTTTATGAAATATTTAAATTTCGAACTTATATTAAGCGTCACGAGTTCTTCCCCATATAACACACCGTTGTTGATTTTTAGGTTGGGGTATAACTCCTTATCCTGTTCCTGAAATAGAATATCCAGATTATTAATTAGATTTAACTGTCCCAATACAGCTAATGATACGTTATTCATATTTTTTTCAAACATTTCGTTATTACACATCTTTCGTACGTTGATGTAATCTTTTTCCTGCAATTTGGACATATTACAGTACACAACGCGGGTGTCTAAAAAACTTTTACCATGGTATTGTATACCGGGTAGATCCGTGTCGGGCATCTCGTAATAGGATATTCTACCTTTTAAAATGTTTTTTAGAACGTTCACACCGTGTTCGTTTAACAAAATTTGGAATACTTTCTTCCCCTGAATAATGATGTCGCTGAAGTTTATCTCCTCGTCGGACATTAAACTAATAATATTAGAAAGCGTAATGGGAGTATTAGTAATAGGAGATCCGGACAATAATAGAAACGGAATTTTGTTTCTATTTTTTATAACTGTCATCAGTTCACCCGTGTTATTACCGAAAATGTTATGGGCCTCGTCGATGATAAAAATGGCGTTGTTGTATCTAGATAATCCATTGTAGTTAATGACATTGTCGTTATAATTGATCGAATAAAAACTAGTCGTCGAATAGATGAATATGTTCTCCAGTATGTAATCGGCATTGAATAGATTAATAACCACGTCCATACTGTAGTTGAATATTTTTAAAATGTTTATATTTGGAACTAATATGTACACTTTCTTAAAACGCGATGCTACCAACGCAAATAACAACGCTATAATCGTCTTCCCCGACCCCATAATATGAAACAACAATACGCTTTTATTCTCATCTATGATACTTCGTACTAAGTAGTCCAACGTCGCCAACTGATGCGGTAATATGTTAGGAATGTTATTGACATGGTGTTTAAATAACCTAATTACGGCCAAGTTCATTTAGAAGTGATGTCTTCTATAAATATATACTCCAAATATTCTTCCTTAACATTCGCAAACTTTTTATGTCTCATTATGAAACTTTCTATATCATGTCCGTGGACTCTCACGTTGAAATGTTTAGCCAGTTTTTGTTGAAACAGAGGAACTGGTAACACGATGAGATTGTCCTCCATCACGTATCCTATCTTTGAGAGAGACGATATCAGATGTGTGTGTGTACTCGAACTAGATACGATGAGAGACTCCACCTTTAACTGGAAAGCGAAGTCGGGTACGTTTTCTGGTGTTGAAAAAAGTTTCAAGTGAGGAACGTGATACTTCTGATACCATTGAACGAGTAAGTTTAAGAACGCGTACCTGTAATAATTCTTTTGTATCTTCATATCCAACGTTTCGTCTAAGGGTTTTACATCGTCGTATGCCGATTTATTCAGCATTTCTTTCTTGGTCATCGTCTGTGCAAAATGAGTTCTAAAACGAACCAATGATATACGCCTCATAATAGCGTTATCGACTCTATCGAATACAGGTTTATAATTGGTATCGATGATAATAGAAGCGTGATTTTTATTATTAATCCGATTCGAAAAACATTGTCTACCCACGATACACGGTTCCGTGAGTTTCTTAATGTTATCAGCTCGAATGCGTCTACTGGTACTACATGCAAAATCTGGAAGTTCGCTACAAAACACGGATCGTTTTAGATGCATGTTAGCTATAAATGGATTAGGACCTTTATCCATCGCCTCCGTAAGAATCGTCTGTCCTGTTTCTATAAATAAATTACCTATGGCCGAATGTAATAACTTTTTTGTAGTCGATTTACCCGTAGCCGTTTCTCCGAAGAAGAACGTAATACACTGTTTCGTCGTCCCACATAAGCAACTAGATAGGGTTCGTTCGTATAACTCTCGATTCTGTTTGTTTTCCTCCGTTAACGGTTGTATATCGTTTATAATGGACACGAGTTCTTTCATTTCCTCCGAGTCATCATCTAAGAACTTTTCCATGTTTAAGTTAAAACCCGTGGACACAGTACATATAAAATCTTTCGATTCGTGACCGCTGTAAAACGTACCGTTTGATATATCCAACACACCATTTTTGAACGGAAGAATACACGGATAGACATCCGTCTCAGTGACATCTACCAACATATCTTTTAAATTATTTTCTATAACTTTACGTTTTCTAGGACACAGTATATCCGGTACGTATTCCGTCGGAAGTTGATCTTTCATGTTTAATACCAGTTTTGTGATAATGGGGTCGTCCGTGTTAAATTTCCAAGCGTTTTTTATCCACACAATGTAATCCCCTCTATCCGTTAAATGGATTACGTTAGAGTCCATAATAATTTGAGAAATAGTAAACAATTTGTTACCTTCCAACAGAATCGTTTTAACCTTACAGCTATGAGGATTGCCCGCTTTGTATAATTTTAACATACCATTTCCGATGGATATCATGTGATGATGTTTGTGCATTTTCTTTTTACATAAGGCACAAGGCATAACGTAATCGATTACTAACGGCACCGTTGTAAAATTTGTTACATCAAGATCCTTAAAATTAATAATTTCGTTCACCACCGCTTTGGCTATTTTTTTCATAGCGTCACCAAAGTGAATATAATTAGGCTCCCATAAAGCTTCCGACATGGTATCGTCTAAACGCTTTGTTAAAGAAAAGTAGCAACTATTTTGATGCATGCGTACGTATGTAAACAAATAATCGGATATATCGGTATGTGGAGGTTGCTTAATATGTATTTTGTCGTTATTGACCGTCTTTCTAGTTCCCACTACACGCAACGTAGTTTTTCGTCTATACACCGCCGGGTCGATTGATCGAATTAAGGGATTTTCCGAAGACCTTAGAAATTCTAATAAAGGTTTTTTCATCGCGATTAGAGTATGCATCGTCGTGTATGTATCCGGGAAGATCATATGAAAACTAGTTTTATCCGTATCGGTCGTTCGTGTAATAGAAAAGTTTGATCTCATACACCTGAGCACTTTGTTCTGCTGGGCATTGCACTCTTTTACAGAAAAGATAGATACAAATTTTGTAACTTCCAATATGAAATCTTCTAATGCCGCGACATAATCGATCTCGTCTAATACGACGTCTAGATCTACGTCAAAAAATACACGTACGACTGAATAGTCTTCTTCATTACGTAATGTCTCGAATAATGTACATGTTGGATTATTACAAATATAGTTTTCTAATTCATCACACGTAAAAATATCCACAAATCGTGGGTCTTCGCTTTGCCTATGGGAATTTGGAACACCTATTGATTTTAAAACAAAAATATGCTCATTATCTATTAGTGCCTTTGCCATTTTTAAAACACCTGAGTTAATTTTTCACTAAAGCTAATAGCTAAACCCTTGTTCCCAACGTATAGATGGCTTATCGTTAATCTCTAACAACACATTTACTATTTCAAATCCCTTGTCTTTCTCGAATTGTTTTTCCCGGGCCGCTGGGTGATATCCTATGACGGTTGTTACTGGAGTCTCCAGAATAGACCGTATGTTCGCGAAATCGGTTTTCCCCAAACAATATAACACATTTACGTACTTTGTAATATGTTGCAATAACAGTTTCGATATACGTTTCCAGTGTAGTGCGTGACTTTTTGTTTCACCTATTTTGCAACTTAGATAGTAGTTCCAAGGAAATACGCCTTCTACATTGTTTAGATTATATCCTTTATAGTACCTCACGCCTGTTATATTAGACACAGTTTCGGCTATATATTTGATCGTCTTCTTCGTAAAATTATGAGACTCGAACGGAACTCCCGTGGCATCTCGCGGGTACGGATCTATTCCACATACACATACCCTCTTGTCCTTTAGTGACACAGACAACTGTTTAAAGAACTTATCAGGTGTGGGAGACGTGTCGTCTTTCAAAATCCACTCAGCGACTTCGTTGTACATATCAACCAGTCGAGTGATGATGTTTTCCCAGTCCTCATGATATTCTATTACGTAAGGTTCGTGAGATAAAAATACCCGTCTCATATTCGTGCCTTAACTAATGCAAATAAGTTTTTTACTTTTTCATTTTCTACAACGTCGTCGCTTATCTGGGAATTGTACCAGGCGTACACGAAGGCGTTAAACCTACCCTTGTCGTAACACGTTGTGATTAATTTCTCGTCGTGTTTTGTAACACATGTAATGTGTTTTATAATAAACGTAGTAACCACATGACTCAATAAAGCGTATAGGGGTGATGACGTTGGATAAAACAATAGCCCGTTTACGTAGGATCTCAACGTAACGTTCTTAAACAGTTCCGGAGGATGTCGAGGCAGTTTAAACGGATCGATCAGGAGTTCTTCGTCCGTGTATATGGCTGATGGACATTGGATTAATAAGATACGTATCCAATCTTTTTTATAGTATAAAACATCTCGTATAATTAACGAGTCGGATGCGGTAGAATGCGCCTTTTCCGGAAGATTCACACACCACGACAGGGGGAGCCCGGCAGTGATAAACTCCTCCACGTTTACGTATTTATCACGTATCATATAACTGGAAGATAAAATCCTCGTTTCTAACGTACCTTCATCATCCGGAGACGTTATATAGTCGCAATAAAAAATAATGGGTAGTAGACAGCTACATAGTTTATCGATTATACGTTCATTATGTTCACTTAATAATAAGAATGTTTTATTTTCTTTTAAATCATTAACTTGTATATCGTCGTCGTGTATTAATATAGTGGTATTCATAGTCGATGGAGTTAGATATCAAAAAACTAACGGACTTGCTACAAAACAATAAAACAGTATGTCCATGTGATATAAAAAAGATATACGATGAACGATTTATTGTGTTAGAAAAAGGCAGATGTATGATACGTAACATTCATGTGTATTCTTCCGCTGCTAGATTCGACAACAAAACTATGTTTGGGGTGATCAAATATCTGTACAAACACAACGAGGCGATTATAGATATGTTGTTTCCCAGCAAAACTGTTTACAACTCTATACGGGAAATTGCCCCGGACTATACGGTATCCATATCGACGGATGACACGGAACCGTCTAATCCGGTAACCGTTCTATTAAACATTTTTAACTCGTTTAGGTTCGGGAAAAAAGACGCTCCGGTGTCGTACTATTACTTACCTTTTGGAAAAGACGTACACGATGTAATATCGTAACAGGTCGTCTATATCCGTACCTTCGTGTTTTAACGCTTCTCTATTTAGTTCGAAGAAGTTCTTGGTGGATTTGCGTTCTTCCATTTTTGAGACGCTGTTTATGAACCGTTTACTTCGCTCTATGATTGTGTCGAAATGAACACAATCGATTAACTCGAACCCGTATTCCGAAAATATTTTGGTTAAGTTCACCCTCTTGACGATGTACTCTTGCATGGGTCTAGACATAGACGAAGGATTATATACTAAAATCTGATCCTCATGTATCTTCTCCACAGACATGTAGTTTTCGCTGCTCGGTAAGTTCTTATGTATCACGAACGTCTTCTTATCCGTTAATTGACTCAATAAGTCCCCGTCCATTGTTGTAATCAACACCTTCCCCCCGGACGCCGTTAACTCGGTTAGATTATTCATCACCGTGGCGTAATGTTTAGGATGAAACGAGTAATGAATTGCGAACTGCCAATCCACCAGATCGAATTTACCGAAGAAGAACACCTCTCGTACGCTGGATACGTACGTGACCGATCGAATTGTTTCCTGTATGTAATCAAACTTGTAGTACTTTGATTTTATCCCGGAGTTCAACGAATTGTATCTTTCTATGCAACGACCGATGGCTTCTTTGTCGGGGTCCGTGGCCACGAGGGATGATATCTCTCCGTAGAAGTATTTTTCCAAATCTGCCCCGTTTCCGAAATCAATCGCCAACACTTTTCGTTTATTAGAGTTATCCAGAAACGTTTTAGAACAATACAGAGAAATTAATAACGTCTTCACGTAATTCGATAGGATACCTAGAGGACCTCGAGTTCTCTTGTTCGTAAAATATGACACGTCCGGGTTCAATCTATATTTGTCGTTTGCGTAATGTTGTCCCACGTCGGATAGTTTGTCTTCGTCTAACACGTCTCCTATTTTGATGTTTTGATCTCTTATATGTGCTACGACGATTTGATACTGGTTGCCGTAATACTCTTTGTACAGATACTTAAACGTTTTATCGATTCGTGGTTTTATTAACTCTCCAGTGGCCGAAAACTCCGATATGAACTTTATAGGAACTACGACGTTCTTTATACCTACGTCTTCGTATACGTTTGTAAACGCGATGCAGTAAATGTTGTTTAAGTATCTGACGTTATCAGTTAACATGAGTTTTCCCGTTCCGTAGTCTTTAGGAAAACCTTTATCGTCGCTGAATTTTTTGTACTCTAAGAACGTAGAATTCTCTCCGAATATAACGGGTTCGCTAGACATGTACCTGTATATTATGTTTATCATGTGATCCGTCGTATTATCTAGTTTTATTTTATAATCGGGTTGATTCCTTTGATCCGAATAAAACAACACAACTCCCTCGGGTTGAGACGGTAAGTACGTCGTAAGTAAATCTATGATCTCGGAGTGTGATTCGAAAGGGCCCTCATATTTCTTTACTTTAAACGTCATTCGGTCACATATGTTTTGGAGACGTTCCTCGACGTATTCCTTTTCCTTAAACCGATCGGATACCTTGGGGGTTATCAACTTAATAAGATATATCTGCCATACGTTATTCTGTTTAACGGCTTCCCCGTACAACGTAACGGACTCGTTCGACTCGAACGTCGTGTCGTATCGTATCGTGTACTGTAGATGTGTGAAAAAGCAATAGATTCCCTTATTCGTTACGGTTATAAGAACCCCTACACCGTCCGTCTTCGTTGTCACGTATAGGTTAGTTAAATCGATCCCGGGTAATTCGTTCTTCTTCAGCAAAATCGTTTGTACTGGGTTTTTGAACACGACGTCTAAGATGATATTACTTGGAGATGCCATAAACACGAGTTTAAACAAGGCAATGAGTTCCTTCCGTAAAGAGGCGGAGTCTATTTTCTCATCCGTTGTGATGATCTCAAACTCGAGAGAAGGATTGGGTTTGGACTTTGGATGGTTTAATACGTGTAGCAAAGAACTTTTTGCCTGGGCTCCCGAGCCCAGGAAATACTTAAACTTAAAATCCACTGTCACGTGTTTGACCTTCACCTGAACGACGTTTACCAGTTCCAATTTAATTGCGGATAGGTATTTCTTATAATCGAGGAAGATATACTTCTCTTCAGTTGAATACTTTACGAGAGCTACCGAGTCTATTTTGTGCTCTTTTACCAATGTTTTCTTTTCCCATATAATATTATCGATGGAATCCACCAACTGAATGTTCTTTAAATCGAGTCCATGGATCTTCGATAAGTTTATTCTGTTTCTAATTTTAACGCCTTTATTCGTCACGGTAAACAAAATATACGATTCCTGAGATGTAGCAAAAGGTAACAGTGTACTTAACGTAATAACGGGTGGTTGAATGAAGGTTAACTCAACTTCGTGGTTCATATCATCAGTTTGTACGGGGTTAGGAACGTCTTCGTATAATAAGATCAGTTCCTCGATGTAATCAGTTCCCCGTTTCTTTTTTGAATCATCCATGGTAGAACACTTCTTTAATATAATCGTAATCAATTCCCTTATTTAGTGCGATTTTTAAGCGTTTACTTGCTTCTATTATTTTTATATTTTGTTTTCTATTAGTCGTTTTGTATAACTTGACAAACCGTTTAAGGAGTTTAGACTCGTTGATATACGAACAGACGTCCTCTAAAATAATGTCATAATTAGTGAGTTCCGTGGCGATAGTGGGGGAATATTTTTGATATTGATTGGGTTGGATAACCTTTGTTTTTTTATTTAAGTAGTGCGACGTTAAACACGTTTCGTATTTATAATCTATCATAAACTTATTGTTTTCGTCCGTACAAAATACAGTATCCGTGGGAGCCGTATTCAAAAGATGAAGTTTTAACGCCATAACATCCGTCGTCGTTAATTCCCCGGAAAAAAACGTTAGAGCTAGAGTTCTGAGTCGTTCGTCCATTACACCGTTTGTGTGTTGGTGATATAATCCGTAATTAACCGAATAAACTCGTCGAATGATATGTCTCTTATCGTATTTATTAACTCCGAATCGTGTGTTAGATACTCCAGTACAGTATTTGCTATATACGCTCTTTTTGAAATAGACGGAGTATGACCCACGATATCGGCAGTCTGTTTAATAGACGTAGATATCATCTTCTTAATAGGAGGAATTGGATTGAGAGACTTTACGTTCGTCCAGAAATTGTATAAAAACGTGTAATTCACACCATAGGTGCGTAAATCTTTTAAACGTATACCGAACTGTTGTACCGCTTTGTATACTTTCTTCTCACTTAGCTTATGAAATAAAAAGCTATCTGGTTCTTTACGACCGATTAGGCGCAGTAAAGGTTTGTATAGCCTATTGGAACTATGTACGGTAAAGTTGTGTATTATCTTATCCTTTCCCACGAAGTGTATTAATATTTTTCTATTCTCTCGTACGATATTTTTATTCTTCAATGTTAACAATCCCACCGTATCATTTTCCTTAAGGTACTTTACTTTACCCATTCGTATAAAAAAACTCGTTTCCATCAACATAAACACGCCTAGTTGAAATAAGACATCGTTTTTGTGTTCAATCGTATCATCTATAAATTTATGTATTTTATCTATAACACGATGTACTTTGATAAATATAGTATCGCGGGCGGAGTTTCGTCTTTGTACGTGCATCTTCCCGTAAAAGTACTGACGACGTCCTTTCGAATCCAATCCGACAAATATTAACCGCGATAACGATTGTTCGTAGGTCTGTTCATACACGATAACGTCGGTTAAATGCGACGGAATCTTCACATGTTTAAGAATCTCGTACGTAGGATTACTACAATGTACGGGTATAGTCAGTTCTTTATCCTCGTATAATTTCCCATCCTTGTATGTAAAAGCTCTCATTTTATTTATTCGTAAAAAAACAGAGAGTTATTTTTTGGTAGTTGTATGTCTAGTTTTTTTCCTAACCACTTGTTCCTTTCCACATACCACAAGCATTCTTAGTTCTTCTATGTTTTTAGTCAGCATAGTATACTGTCGTCCAACGGAGGCCGCTTGAATCGTTTCCAAGATAGTTGACACAGCGGATACTTTCGCATTTAACGCTTTCATTTCTTTAATAATTTGTTCCGTAACTAGTTTTAAGTCAGACGTATCCATAGTATCTCGTGTATCCGTCATCGGTGTCGTATTTTGTGTGTTACTGGTAGACTCCTGGTGAGATTTAGGAGACTCTTCCACAACCGCTTCTTCTTCTTCCTCTTCTTCCGACTCCTTAACTTCCTCTTTGTATGGAGGAGGTAGTAGTTCTTCCTCCTTCTTCTTAGATGTTTTAGGTACCGGTTTCTTACGAGGAGTAGTAATACGTTTGGTTTTACTCTGTTTAGGCGATGGAATTTTGATATCTTCCGGGAAAATATCGTCCGCGATCGCCGTTTCTGTTGTAGATTTTACATGTGCTCTAATCTCATCGAGTGTTTTAAAATTGTCACCGGATCCACTTCCTAGGTTTATGGACCAAGACATTATTGAAATTTATAATCTATCTTTTATTTTTCAATTTACTAGTTATGTATTTATATATCGATATATTTTAAAAAACAAGTATTTACTATTTCACTTTTTATAAAAAGTGTGGTTGTTTCTTACATTAAATGGAATCCAAGGAATCTGTGTTAATAGAAATTATACAAAGAATTAAAGCGTATTTATTGGATCCAAACATCGCCTCGAAATCGTACACGGACTTTATATCGAACAATAAAACGATATTTATCGTAAACCTGTACAATGTGTCCACCATTACGGAAGAAGATATTAAGTTGTTGTACGCTACGATAGAACAGAACATGGAGGTGGACGATCAAACGCTCATATCTATATTTTCGTACGTGGGATATAAGTTCGAACAACAAATTAATGAAGACATGGCGTCCAGTTTATTTATACAAGAACAGTCCATTAACACTGACGAAATGACGTTTAACACGTATAATTTGTTCTTCAACACGTTAGACATGTACCTCCGACAGCGTCGGGTAAACGTGCTCGTTAACGATGATTTAAACGGTGATATAACTATAAATTATAGAACGAGTGATATAGCGTCCAACTTCGAACCCACCAAGGAACCGGAAATACGAGAAATACCGTTTAACATGAAGGATATGATAAGTTACGTATCGAAGAACATAGACCAGTTTAGGTTCTCTAAGAAATATCTGGATTTTGCCTACCTGTGTCGACACATAGGTATTCCTATTTCGAAACGAAAACTCAACATGCGATACATATACCTGTACAACGTAGACGGTGTATCCATCCCTATCGTTATACGAGATTTCTTAGACGTCAAGTACGTGTATTTGGAGGAGATGGACAAAACATACAAAAATTCTTTTTCCGATAACAATAGCTTATTAGAATGGGGTAAGTTAATTATACCTAAGCTAAAGAATAAACAATTGTACAGTTATATCTTCCTGTCAAATTACTATCTTAGAGACCTGTTCCCCGAATTAATCAAGGAGAAAGATGCTACGTTCAATCCGTTGGATGAGGCTAAGAAAATAGAAATTACGGAACCTGACGGGTGGAGGGAAGACGTTATTATAAAATATATACCTTGTGAACACCAAATTGCATTAGAAGAGGCGTTGAAGGCGGATACGGAGTATTTTATCAAGGTAAACGCATTTGCCAAAGAATATATTTATTACGAAGTCGGTGTAGCGTATTGTAAATTATGCGGAATGAACATCCCCAAGTTTAACCTAGACGCAGCGGACGTGATTAAGAACAACGTGTTATTGGCAACGTTTAATAAGTCTATTTTCTTAAGCGAGCCATACAGTTACTTCGTACACAGTCAACGTTTCATCTTTAACATTATTATGTCGTTTGATAACATCATGAAATCGCAAACGTGGTCCATGAAATACAATATAAACAGACTCATACTAAACTTCCTCATGGACATCAATTCGAAGCGACAAAAATACGAAAAAACGTTTGCGGATGAAATTAAGAAAGGGGTGTTCTTTCTGAGATTGTCAGCTAATCTATTCGACATCCATGTGTCCTCTACGGAATTGTTTTATTCTTCCAAAATGTTAAATCTGAATTATATCATCGTCCTCGTGATTATCTTGAACAACAGCGCGGATTTCATACTGTCGTATATGACGTCTAAAAAGAAACCCGTAACAGTCGCGTCTATTAAATACGCCATTTCGATGATCATTTACGATTTCTTGGTAAAGACTAAAATTTGTGAAAAAGGTGCATTGGATATGATTATCCTGTTTACGGAAGTGTATACGTCGATCATGCCGGAAGAATTACAATTGCATCTACAACGGATTATCGTAGAGTTTGAAAAACTAAACTCCATACAGCGATCCAAGTCACCCCCCAACTACGACGTGGAAGACGTAAAAACGTTAGTAGACTACCCCTTGGCCGCGATAAAGTTTTTTGACACGTACACCATCATCGTTAAACACATGGTACCGTTTACGTGCGATTGTAAAACGCTTACTACAATACATCCCAAGGAATTGGCTACGAATACGAAAGAAACGTGGGAGGACTTTAAACACCTAACGACGGACGACGATTTAAAAGTACTTATTCGATATAACGACACGAATGCGACGAAGTTAGTAATTTTCCCAACCCATTTAAAAATAGAAATAGAACGAAAGAAGATAATTATCGCGTTTAATAAGTTATTTATTAACAACGTGTTAAAGTATTATTATTCTATCTCATCTTTATACGTATTTCGATTCGGTGACCCGTTTCCTTTCGACGATGACCTCATCGATACAACCCATGTACAGATAAAGGTTAATTGTTACAATTTGTTGCGGTATTATTTGCTCCCCAATAGCGACGTGTTTGTATATTTTAGTAACTCGTTAAAACGTAGCGACCTAGAATACACGTTCTATAGGTTTTTATTAAAATACGTACACGATGTACCGGCTTGGATAGACAAAAATATAACTAGAATTAGAGAGTTGTACTTCTTTAATTTTAATAACTAAATGACGTCGCCTAGTAAAAACGTCGGTGTACCTATCTACGTCATTCCCATAACGGAGCGAGATCCGTTCGAGGTTATTCCCGATGTAAAGGAAGAGAATAAACGATTTGTTGAAGTTAGTGACGTAAAAAAGGACGCTAATGTGGGCGGTATCACAGACCCCACAAAAGTATCTTTTTACTACAACTACTATGTTTGGAGAAAAGTAGAACGTACAGGAGGCGTGGATAGCTTCAAGGATTATTTTTCAGGACTATGTAATTTATTATGTACGTTGGAATCTAGGAACAGTATGGCTAGACATTTTAGCCTCTGGGAAGAGTATACGAAAACGCCCGTTAAAGATCCGGACAGTACATACATGGTAGTATTAGAGGACGATACTACGTTACTCGACTTAACCACCATTCATAAAACAATTACATCGATGATTGAAAAGAATATAGACATCCTACAACTTCGAGAGACGTTACACAATAGTAATATGAGAAACATCCTGTATCAAGGCGCGTCTGAATCAATGCATTCATACACGGGAGGGTACGACTTTAGTCTATCTGCCTACATCATTAAGATATCGGCCGCAACAAGAATAGTGGAGGAAATTATGAAAATGAAGGGAATATCTACCACACTGAGTTATGAAATGTACAAATTGGAAAGGGCGTTACAAATCAATAGACAGGTATTAAATGAAGCCGGTACGTACGTACAACATAATACGTTTTACGTTTCAAATAAACGGGTTAACGAGATGAAACACGGACTATGGAACAGAGCTAGTCAATGGATGTCTGGCAAGTTCCCTAACATAACGTACTTCCTATCGCATCCGGTGATATCGTTCTTTGGATTATTCGATATAACCATTTTAGGCGTATCAATAGTGTTGTTTATTATCCTACTGTTAGTATTTGGAGTAAGCTCTAAATTACTGTGGTTCTTAGCGGGCACGTTAATTACCTACATCGTGTAACGTTAATTAGTTAGATTATGATAGTTGGAACACCAGTGATCTCGTATAAAGTATCCACTGTATCCCAGTTCATTCATCATTTTAGTACCACACGTGATAACGTTATCCGAGTTATTTCTTATTAAGTATTCACAAAACTGCTGAGCCGACGGATCCACTTTATCTGCCTTTTTGACCATCCACCCATCGCCCGTCCCTCGGCGTATAGCCTGAGGTAAGAACGTAACCGTATCCAACTTAATAGGGATAAGATACGATCCAAAATCAACACAACTAAACGAAAAATACTTATCGTTTCCAGCGGCCCGTAATCTTCCCTTGTCCGCCTCTAGTTTAGTTTTTGATTCGACTAATGGACGCCAACCTTTTATGGCGTTCTTTATTCTAGAATACCTGAGTAGTTCCGAAAATATAGAATTATCAGACGCCTGAAACCACAACAACAAGGCACTAACGGCTAGTATTAAAACAAAAAAACAGACCGTAGACGCTTTAGCACCGCGGATACCTTCCGTTTCTTTTTCTCTAATATATTCTAATTCTACGCCGTTGACCGTTAATGTTGTTTTATCCATTTGTATCCATTATAAATGGATAAAAAAAGTCTTTACGAAAACGTATTGTTAAAGTCTACCGGTGCTCTACCGAAGGCCCGGATACCGACGAAAATGATGCGTGTTACGGATTACGTGTATTTGGGAAATTACAACGACGCAAAAGCCGTCCCTACATCGGGTGTAGGGTTCAAGTATATACTGAATCTTACGACTGAGAAAAAATACACAATTAAAAACTCATCTGTCACGATCATTCATATGCCGTTGGTAGACGACGAATACACAGATTTAACTAAATATTTTGATTACACTACCACGTTTCTATCCAATTGTGAGGATAAACATTATCCCGTATTAGTCCACTGCATGGCCGGCGTTAATAGAAGCGGGGCTATAATTATGGCGTATCTTATGTCTAGAAAAAGTAAAGACATACCCGCATTTATGTACTTTTTGTATATCTATCACTCCATACGAGAACAACGAGGAGCGTTTTTGGAAAATCCGTCATTTAGACGACAAATTATAGAAAAATATATCATCAACGAAACATAAACAACTTAAAAATCTTCAGATAACTCCGACAATTCTTCTACTTTCTGTTTAGAAATTTTTGAAGTCAATTTCTTTTCTAAACGCATGAGTAATTCTAAGTTTATAAAGTACTTGTAGTACCCAGTTCCTATTCGTGGAACCTTGCTGAAAAAGTGACAACTGCTGTTATCGTTTACAAACTCAGACTTTTTATGAAGAGCTGCATTCAACAACGCCTTATTATCCCCGAATGTGGCTTTTTTAAGAGCACTCACGGAACCAAACTTAAACTTATTCACAGATTCCGGTTCGTAACTAATACATAATAAACTAGATAGTAGATCACACGGTTGATACAGGTAATCGAATCCCTCTCCGTACGTGTTTAGGAGAGCTTCGCATAGATATCCTTTTGCCGCCTCTATACCGAAGATATCGTACGTGTTCCATATTCCGGGATATATGTTCACATTTTCCAAATCGAACGTACCGAGTTCTTTTAAGTTCATGAGTTCGACGGTCATTTTATACATCTTTTTGGTCTTGTTAAAGTCCTCATAATAATCGTACTCATTAATGGGTATTTTAAACTTACTGATCTTCCCCTTGTTGGCAGCTCCCGGAAACACCATCATAAACTTGTTTAGCGATAGTTCCATAGGTTCCACAAATCGGACACGAATAGTAAATTGTATACGATGTTCGTCCAGTATGTTCGTCTCCATACCCCATTCCTTCACCAGTACACTAAATGCCACAAAACGTTCTATGATATACTCCACGACGAGTTCTGTAAGCTCCGCTCGTTTTATATACAATCTATTTATGACTATATCCACGGAGTGTATACCGTCCTCGTTCCGTGTTAACGTAATACAGGGATTTAATTCACCCAAACACACAAATTCGAAATTGATTTTTACGCTCTGTAGTTTTTCGATATCTTCAGAAATAAGGGTAATGATCTCTGTTTTGTTTTTACTCAGGTTGGTTAGATTATTAAACTCGTTAAATCCGAGTTTGTGTTTAATAGCCCCGCTCTTTTCTGTAGTATGGAAACTAGACAATGCCTGTTGGGTAAACTTCTCGGACAGTACTTGAGCGGAGATAATGCCTATTGGTGTACCTCCTCCCAACGAGTAGTTTAATTTATCGTAAAACTTTTTGAAAATATTCGTCGCCGTTAATTTGGATATTTTTACTCTAGAGGGGTTTAGATGCGTTAAAAATACGTATTCTATAAAATCTATATTAGATACATTAAAGAAGTAATTTTCCCTAACATGTTCTATGACTTCCTGTATCATATTAAACAGGTCCTTATCCCCTATCGCGTTTACCTCGTCCGTTTCTTCGATAAACACCAAAAAGTTAAACGGTGATAGAATCTTCTTCGTTATTTTCTGTTTCTGTGAATAAATAAACCCATGTTTCAGACGTTCCCAGATTGCACTTATTTCTAAGTACCATACCATAGACTCGTGGGGGTATAGCAACTCGATGGGTTTACACACGGACGCTGATATTTTTGTATAGTTTGCCGCGTATTTGATTAACACATTCCCGTACGTAACCTGTCCGTATCCGTCGACGACCATATCCTCCATCTTCTTTATGATTTTTCTAGCCAATGTTCCAGTTCTAGACGTTTCACATACGATGTCCGTGGATTGAGATCTGGCTACCAACATGGAAAAGTAGTACTGAGATCCCGTCAGTCCCTGTGTTAATGAGTTCAAAATGTATCCTCTACCTTCGGGATCCTTGGAGTCGGGTAAGTAATAAGGCAACACGCGACCCATCACCTTCGTCTCCACCGGTTCACCGTCGATACGTTGTTGTCCGTACGTTCCCAGAATATACATCAGTTCCGTGGGGTTTACTTTATATCCCGCCTTTGCCATTTTCAGTAGATTGTTGTCTGGATTATCCTGTAGCGTTTTCTTCATATACTCTTCGATTTCTTTGATGTTGAGATTCGTCAGATTGGACAACGACGACTCTATTGCATCTGCCTCCATGGATTTTGAAAGGGGTAATATTTTACCCTCCAACACGTCACGCAGATACCTGTCGTACGCGTCTTTGATGAGTTCTATCTTTTCCGTGTTTACGGCTTCCAATTTATTTGTGAAATCCGAACTGGGTCGAAGTTCTTTAAACGTCACTCCGAATCCATAGATTTCCAAATAACGTTTAAACACGTACGACGATTTTATAATAAAATTCACACCTTCAACGTTCGATGTGTAATCCGCTATGAGTCCGGCCAATGACATGTGTCGCATCGCGACGACGAAATCACTGCTTATATTGGGAGCTATTACAGTACCGTCCTTTAATATACCGGGGTAATTCACTTTTTCACCTATCAAAAACGTGTAGATGTCTTTGCCAGAGAACTTGGTCTTCCCTCGCGCATTGAACTCTATCCCGTACTTCCCCAATAGATTCATTACTTCGTCCAGGGTAAGATCATCCATTCTGAACAACGAATACGCCGCAACGATTTCGTCTTGTATGGATCCGTACACGGGAGCTCCGTGAATGTCGTGTTTGAGCAACGTCGTGGGATACATCAGGATACTCTGTTCTATGACAGCCTTGGGGTTTTGTTCCAGGATCATCCATTCTTCGTCTCCGTCAAAATCCGCGTTTTGAGAATTGGCGATCCCGGGAGGTATTTTTATCGTGTCTCCCTCCGTATATTTTACAGTAGATGCAATTACGTTATATCGATGTAAAGACGGTTGTCGACCGAATATAATACTCGTGTTTTCCTTTAACGCGACTTCTACCCAATCCCCCGAGAGCATATGGATTTTGTTTTTAATGAACTTTCCCTGTTTTATCCGGGTAAGTTGATTCAAACGCTTGTTGAAATAGAACTTAATATGGTTATCAGTGAATAGCTTTTGTACGGTTTTTAACGTGAAGGGATTTACGAAGATCTTTTCCGTAAGAGTGTTTCGTATGTACGCCGGAACACCTACTTCGTTAATCGTAATAAAGGTATCCGGTCCTATAACGGATCTGGCGGTTTGATCCTTTCGTCTAGCCACGATATAGCTCCGAATCATGTTGTTTTTACCCGATGTAATGTAAGACAGATTGATACTCGTCGTATTATTAGAAATAATTTTGATATCGTCGTACTCTATAACCGCCTTTTGAATTACCTGTTCGTCTGCGTTCATATTACAGTATTTGACAATCATTCCTAACAAATACGTTAGTTCGTTCGTCTCTTTAGGAATACTATCGATCCAGAAACTAATGGCCGGACGGATGATTAATGGAGGCACCGGAAAAAAATTCTTATAAAATAGATTTTCCGGTTTTTGATGTATTTCTAACAACGGCCAAAACCGTCTGTATATAGATGTAATCTTCTGATAGATTAATGCGTTCGGAACGATGACCTCGTCCGATTTGTTTACAAAACACACTTTTTTTTTGGAAAACGTAATCTTCTGATACGGTTGCATACACTTACTGTTCCAACAAGACTTTTTCTTGGACAGTATTTTATCTTTTAACTTCTTAAGCGCATGAGACGACATTTTTGTAACGTCTTCTAAATAAGGTTCCCTCGATCGTAAAAAACCGCACCGTATACATATGTGGTTTACAATTCGGATAACTTCGCTTATATACTCCGGTTTAACGATATGCGTCTCATACAATCGTACCTTGCCCCAGTGACCAAAACATTGAAGCTCCGTTTTCTCGCACGTTTTGCATAAGGCACCGTCCATGGCACCGAGTCGTCCATCCTTCACGGTACCTACGTCGTCGTCGTTTTTTACATGGTTGATAAATATATCGGTTGCGTTAATCTCCTCTTGATTGTATAAACTGTATGTAACTTTAGAAATTACAGCCATTTTATAACCCCTTTTTTTATTTAGTTAGGTAAAGTCTTTGATATATATTTTACCTTTTTTTTATATAAAAATGTCGGACGAAGAAATCTACTCCTACTGCGACGATAAAAAAAACGATATTCGGTGTAAATGTATACATCCCGACTCGAGTATTATAAAAATAGGCAAAGAGACCCGATTGCCCTACTATTGTTGGTACGAGCCATGTAAACGATCGGACGCATTATTGGTGCGTTCTTTAAAGAAAAATATATCCAGATGTAACGTATCGGATTGCGTCGTTTCTCTGGGTAATGTAATGATAAAAGACGGATATTTAGATATACGAAATGTATGTGGAACAAATTATATGTCGATGGATGAAAAACTTAACGTAACTTACTTAAATCAGGATATAGAAGAACCCATATTCGACCCGTTATGGATTCCGTTGTCGTTGATGGTGATCACGACGCTTCTATTAGTATGTTAGAATTACTCCAATACGGCGACTAACGATCTATCCGAGATTTCCTCCCCAGTTACCATGTTATGCTTAAAAAATCTCACTATCTTCAACGGAAGATCTTTGTGAAATAATATTTTTGCAGAGATCTCCGTTTCTAACATTCTTGGGAGTTTTAATACGTCTTTCGTGTCACCTATTTGCAACACGCTATGGACTGTCACTATATCAGTGGGAGATAATCTGGCGAACCTAGGAAACATATCGGATGCGACGACATCTATGTATAGAAAACTAATAGGAAATTTATTGTGACCTGTTTGTAAAAAAGATGTAATAATAATAGGATACCCGTAATCGTCATCGACGGGGGTATAATTTACCGACGACTCGTTAAATACCTGAAATACAGTTTTGGAAGTACTCGTTTTATGATGCACCGCGATAATCGTCGTTAAATCTCCGTAGCAGATATCCGTGGAGTATTTATGTACGACGTCCTTGCTTATTACCGCGTACGGGTTTTTTTGTATTTCTGCTTTTAAGCATAGTATTTTTGCTAGATACTTTACATTGTGTGGGTTCATGGTGTATCTTTTCCGTGTTCGTAATAGGTATCTTTAAGAATCTAAATATAGACTGATGAAGATGTAACACCTTCGACTTGTTAGATGTAAACGACTTATTAGAATACACCGTTTTTAACATGTGATACATATGAAAGAAATCATACTCCTGATTTGAATAATCAAAGTTTATAATGATTCTATTTCGGATAATCTTATTAAGATAGTACATCTTTTTTTCATATTTTAACGAATCTTGTTGAGTAATACATTTAAGACGTATAGGTGTACCACTGTAGATACTCAACAGTCTCATCTCCGCTGAGTAGGACGGAGCGAATGGTTGTAACATCTCGTTTCCGTGAGGAACGTAGAAATCTTTTATCCATTGGTCGGGAAAAGGACAACGCCATTTTAAACTAGAGGCCGCAGGCTTTAACACACTGACCATAATATTCTGAAGAGAGTAATTACTTAATAGATCCTGAGTCGTGGGTTCTTTCTTTCCTCGTTTCGAACGCACGTCCGAAATTAGAATAACCCTAGATGGATACAGTTGTTTCTTCAACTGTCGAATGTACGCCTCATCGACGAACTTAGTAATAAGAATCACGTCTCGTAATCCTTCTAGGATAGTATCATGAGTCCGTCCGTCGATCAACATCCATTTAATGACCAATCCCATAGAGACAAAGTGATCACGTAAGTATTTAATATGGGTACCGGGGGCGGATCCTATATACACGATAGTAGATCCGTCTAAAATACCGTGGCGTTGTAATTTACTCAGAAAAAACAACTCACCCAGTAATAATTTCAACTGCCCTTGGTGAGGCAATTTCTTAGGCGTCTCGTTAACGCTTTCGGGTTCATACTCTAATTCGTCCTCTATTTCATCAAAGTACATAAAGGGCTTATCCATAGATACCGGTTCCATTTTTAATAACGTTTAAATTTAAAAATCATTATAAGAAAAACCTAATCTTCTTCATCTTTTTTCAGTCATCTTTGGTATCCACAATTTTTCTTCATTTTTCTTCATTCCTCTTCATCTTCATCTTCATCTTCATCTTCATCTTCATCTTCCTCTTCCTCTTCCTCCAAACAATATAAACATACACCGTCCGTGTCCTCTTCGTTGTCTTCTTCTTCCGTGCTGTCTTCGTAGCCGTTTTCACCAATATCACTGGTTAGATACCGTTGTTTATCACATTCAGAGATGAACGAGTCTATGTAAGTATACGTATATCCGTTGTCCAAAATGTGATAATGTTGTTTATCCATGTCGATTAGAAACGTGGGGTACATGTCCGTATACAACCTGTCCGTGTCGCTGTAAAATTGCACCAGGGCGTTTTCCTCCACGTAGATAACGGCCTTGTAAATAATGGACATAAGAGTTTTCGTCAGGAGTTGTGTACGCATCTTCTTACCGTTCAATCTTATACGAATGGGTTTTGCTTCTGCTATTTCCGACCAATCGGGTTCTAAGACTAGGATAAAGGTAATGTACTTACACTCAGAGTTTTTTAAATGGATGTTACATCCATAACTGTCCCCTTTTAACAAACTGACGGATTTCAGGGAGACATTTTCATCGACGAGAAAAATGTGAAACTCGTGAGTAATGCCCATTTTACACTAACTTTTCTTACTATTATTTTTCAATAAAAAAATCAATAGTCGTAGTCTGTTTCTTCGTCACTGTCGCTACTGTCTACAATCGAAGGATCGTCACCAACTCCCGCGTACATATCACCCTTGGCCATAAACTGTAGTTTGTCACTGTTTAAAATAGGTGTAATCACCCGCATCTGCAGACGTCCTTTGTTTTTAACTTTGTAATATTTCTCCTCCGGGTTAATGTAGATTACCGGATACGCCGAGAGAAACTCATCACTCGTCGTACCGTAGAACTCGATCGTGGACTTGGAGTCGATGTTTGCCATCACCGAGTAGATTCGCGTAACACAATACTCCTTATCCGGCATGTCGCGGTGATACGCTGACGTTTTGTACACAGTCAAATCTGTGGTAGTGTTGTAACATTTTACTAGCTCCGTATCGAGGTCAGATCCGTTTAATTTGGCGTTCAATGGTTTAAGTTCCTGTATCGCCTGGAAAGATGTAACTTTAGTAATTACTAACATCTTAACTTTTTTGGGAGAGGTTATGTCCAATTTGAGGATGCATCCACAACTGTATCCGTGACTCAGACCCGCGTTTTTAATTGACAGGTTCTCGTCCACCAGGTAAACCTCCATATCGATCATTGTGATCGTCATTGTGTCAACAAACCCGCGCTCGTAATACTTATATTATTTTTTCATTATATAAAAATTTATGAATGTGTCCGATCCACATACCATCCGTCCCTTTTCATGAACCAGTATTTATCACTTACATTAATGGGGGATTCTATGTGAACGCATGTCGTTCCTCGGTGTTGTACGTGGTAGTATTTTTTTATCATATTTACCTTAATTGTGGGGTATTCACAGGTATAGCGTTCGTCGGTGTCACTGAACAGATGGATTACAGAATCCGAGTACAATACCAAGTCCACCGAGTAAATGCGTTTGATCGCATCTTTATAATCTAATTTTAAATCCACCGACACCCCATTAAGTTTCATGTACATGGGTTTTATCTCATCTATCCACTCGGGTTCTAACAGGACAACGAATCTGACACTCTTTTTTGTGTTCAATTTTAGTTTGATAGTACATCCGTAACTGTCTCCATTGAGTAGATTAGCGTCTTTAATAGCGATGTTTTCACTCACAATGAACACGTCCAATTTGTGTTGTATACCCATGATTGTCGTTGACCTAAACGCCACCGAGATAGATAATACAATCACATACTCGTAAATATCTAATTTATTTTTTCATTGTTTTTAAAAAAAATAACATTTTCTACACACGGATTTGTACTTATCACTACCCCCTATTACTTCGATTTCCATTTTATCACCCAGTCGTTTAGAGAAAGACCCGTTCTTGTAACAGTACATACACACCGCGTTTAGTTTTGTTACGTTTTCAGCCAACGGTATCAGTTCTGAAATGTTGCTAAATGGTTTACGTTGAAATGTTCCGTCTAACGCAGCCACGATCAATACCTTTCCAGCGTTCGCCATACGTTCGCAAAACGTTGCTATATTGGGGAAGAACTGTCCCTCGTCTATCCCAATAACTTCGGCGTTTTCGGCTACTGAGTCTATTTTGTCCAACGACGGGGTACATACGGCGGTTATGCTCATGTTATCATGTGTACATACACCGTTTCCGTAACGTATGTCTTTTTCGTATTTTACAACGAGACATTTGTGTTTCGCTATTTGATAACGTCTAACTAGACGAATTAGTTCCGTGCTTTTACCGGCAAACATGGGTCCTATAATGAGGTGAATATGTCCCCCGTACATTGTCATGATTTAAATTTGCAATAATAGTTTGTACTACTTCAGTTTTTATGCAATATAGACAATATATTCGCGAACCTTTTATCCGTATACGGATCTACGTACGTAACGTCCTTATCTAACGTCAAATTTAGTTGTCTCTTTAATCTAGTCGTTGCAAGAACAAAATCCGCCAAATATCCCTTGTCCACGGAAATGGGAGACTCACTCTCAATGTGTACGGGTTGTCTGTTAAACAACTGTTTCAACGACTTTGTGTTTGTAAAATCAAACACGGCTTTGTATTGTTCTGATAGAGGAGCGTAATAATATCCTACTGCTTCTAGTTTATCTTTCGATTTAATTAACAACGCTAGTAAAAAGTTTAAATACTCAACGATCGTGTGTACGTCAGACATTGCAACATCATCGTCCTGAGCGGCCAAATATTTGAAGAACGACTCATCGTCGTTTAAGAATATCGTTAAGAGATACTTTCCGTGATCCATTTATTGATTGTAAAAGAGCCTCACAGTTCTCGTGAACGATTTGTTTTCTGTTAATAGCGAGCGCCGTTTTTAACTCCGTCAAATTAGGCATGTGTTTAATAAATAGAGCGTTTCCCTTACATACCAAACTCGTCGAGGTAAACTGTTTTATGGGATCGTTTTCCAAATCGACTGTGTTCCGTAATAACATATTAAACTCTGTTTTGAAAAAAAGGAAAATTAATAAAGCGATTACGGCGAGTTCAAACAGTATGATATAGGTGTACTTGTATACGTTCAACAGAGAATGTTTGATGGTAGGTTCGACGAATACGGGAGTAAAATATATGGGTTTTTTATCCATTTAACGAAAATAAAAATATTACTCTATCGAGGGAATACTCGTTAGGGGTATACTCTTCTTTACCCCATCAAATAACCCGATAAAATCGTTTAATCTAACCGGTTCCTGTAAAGGATGATTACTGTATTCCTCGATCTCCTTATCGGATACCAACTTTCGCAGTTCGTTTTTATGAGTAAATCCGTATACGGCGTTTAATTTCATAAACGCGGATGGAGAATGCACGTCTAATAGGGACATGTTCGCGTACTTACCCATTAATGCAACATTGTCGTCTATTTTTATATACGATCCATCAACCGCCTTGTTTACGTTCTCCTTGTATATATCTACTTTTTTACGCGATTCAAAAATAAAAAACAAAGGAATAGACCCTTGTCGGAAAAGTACTGGATTTTTAGTACGTTTCGATTTCTTTCTGGGACTTATCTCATTCAACGACGTGTTATCGATCATCAACGTTAATACATCGTTGTTGGGGTCCAGATAGTAATTTTCTATAGCTTCTATTGTTAGTTTTTCTTCCAATATACCCAGGTTCTTTTTGATATTAAACACGGTAGTAAATACGGCACCTGTTATATTCTCTGTTTGTACCAGGTCGAGTTCGTACCTGGTCATATTCCTAGGTACTATATTAAAGATTGATAAAAAAGATCTGGGATATTTTAGTTTCGCTCCAGCGATGATCAATTCCAACTCGGAATAGTCCGAAATAGAACCTGCGTAAAATAACGCATCGTCGTCTATCAAGTTTTCTAGAATAAGACTCATTTAGAGAAGTTTTTTTTGTGATAAATGAAAGCCAATAATAGATACCAAGATAAACATTATGAAAAAAATGTCGCTAATAAACCCAGGAAAGAGACCAACGAATCGACTAAAACGTGCGGTTATGAGGACTTTATAACACAACGATTACATCTCCACGAACGAGAATCGAGGGATTTGGAGTGTAATGCCATTGTCGTAAATTGCATGTTAAAACAGGCGGGTAAAGAAGAAACGGAATGTTGGATAGAACTCTCGTCTCTGGTTCGTTATAAAAAGGCGTTAGGGTTTCCGTTATTGAGAGGATATAAACAATTTTCTTACGGTAAGATGTTATATTTTGAACAGTTTAAATACACAACTGTAGAAAAACTAACTCCTCAGACCCTATGCATTACCGATGCGATTCTATTTCAAATCGTTGTTATACTCTACTCGATGTATAAAAAGGAAATATACGCGGACGAGTTCGTATTTGAATTGGTAACGATCCCTAGGTCTACTTTTCATATTTCCGTAAACCAATTAGTGTTCGACACATGTACCGATAAGTTAGTAGTGTTGTCACTATGTACGCGTCCCTATAAGGCGAAACTTCCACAATCGTGTTATCTAAACTACATACATTGGTTTAATACGACGGCTAAAAAGAGTTACGAAACGTCTAATTATTTTTTTGAGTGGTTAATAAAAAATCATTTACGTTACTTACATAAGGACGGAGTGGATTTGTTTAAGATACGTAAACGTACGGTATCAGGTCCTCGAATAAATCGATTCATCGATCCCGGAACGGTTGTATTAGTTGCAAGGGACGATATGTTTGTAGCGGGTGTGACGTTAACGAACGTATCCATAAGCGACAACGTTAGGATATTATTTTCATTAGACGGGGGAAATATATTGGAAATAGACGATTTTAGTATCTACGACGTGTACTCACACGGGGAGTTTTTTATCCGATCCCAGTTGACATCTATACTTATTTAACTCCATAATGGAATAGATAGTTGCTCCGATCAACACAAGTTGCCAGTTTCGTATGACCAAACGTTGAGTAAATATAATAACAATCATAAATACGATTAATAAGTCGAAGAATAACCTCAAGAAAGGCCTAACGAACGCACGTCGTTTACTAATTACATGATCGATGATACAATCTAGGAATTTTTCGTTTATATTGTTTTGCATATTCATATGTTGTATCTTATCCAACAAGATATTTTCACTCGCCATGATGTATTAAGTAACATGTATCGACTTTGTGAATGTTATTTTTACTTTTTCAGTTTTAAATGCTATGTGTCGTGCTAAAAAACGTATCCAGATAAGACGTCCAATGTACGTCGGGTTTATTGGCCAATATAATTTTTATTTTATCCTTCGTGGACGTGAACAACATTTTCTTAGCATAATAAATAAATACCATAGACAGTATAAGGACGACCGCTGCGATGATGTAAAACTGATATCCGTATCCGGAACTCTGTCTGGGAGAGATATCCGTACTCGCCTTCGTCGTTACGTCCAGTAACGTTTTAACCGCGCATATACCTTGACTAGATCCCGTGTTAATAAATTCGAAATTAGTCATCGAACCATCGGCTGCGGCACATTCGTCGATAATGATATTTTGTACTTTTAATTTGTTGTTAACGACGGAGTCCGCTGTACATTTCTGTCGTACGTAATTTTCAAAATCTTTAACTACTGTATTCACACTCGTTTGAATGTTTAACGCTGCTGTCATCAAACTGGGCACATACGCCTTCTGTTCCGGCGTAAGTGAATCGTATGTTTCCGTCGCCGCACTCAGTACGGATTCCAGTTGCGAGTTGGCGTTCGCCGAACAGAGGTTCTTCACCGTAACGTTGCATCCGTTGTTTTTTTTAAACGATATATTTCCTATTTCCACTTCGCAGTTAGTTTGTGCGGAAGCGGAACTCGTTTGTTCTAAACTACTACTAATCTTTTGAGTTAATGTATTGACCGTCGTCTGAACACTCGCAGCGGCACCCATTTAAATAGCTACAATTAATATCCATATAACCAATACAAATAATATCGTTATTTCGTAAACGTGTAACTGAAAGGAATTATCTACATTGTGTTTTATCACTTTCTCCTTATTGACGGGAAGCGGATTATACAACGACTCCGTTCCACAGGTCATTCGCAGTTTAGACGCTGGAGTCATATTTAGGTGGTTGATGTCTACGTTACATCGATTGATGGTACACAGTCCCATGTTTCTATAATTCTCCGTGAGTAAGAAGTTGACGTTAGAGTTGGCACACTCCGGGTCCCAACATTCCCTCGTTTCCGAGTACTTCAAGGATTCTTCCATTTTCTCTTTCGTGGGAAAACTACACCTCATATATTTACTCTTAAAGTCGTCTTTCTGTGCCATCAATAGATAATCGATTAAGTTATCATATTCTTTCTTGTTCTTAGCGCGTAAGTTGTGTAAAAACGTTTCACACAAGGGGGTGGCGGCGTTTCCCGAACACTTTTCTACGAAGTTGTTAACAAACCGTGTTCCTATATCGTCCTCTCTATTCAACATGGATGATATCCAGTCATGACACGCGTTCGTATCCAGACGATCTTCACAGCGTTTAAACATGAACGTATCACATATACCGCTACTCTGCATATTGGGTTCACAACTATTTAACACGGTATTGGGTCTGTAAAACAGCGATATGTCACCGTTTTTATCGATCCAGTAACCGTGTATCTGTAAATCTTTACAACAGTAATTTATATCGTTTTTGTAATTCATACGGACCGCTTTAAACAACGATCCAGGTCCCGACTCCACGAATGTAAACTCCGGAAATCGTTGTTCTAATACAGCCTTTTTTTTCTTCGTTAACTTTCCCAAATATAACTCTTCCCACTTGTTGAGTACACTTATCAGTTCGTACATGTGATCGACGTTTAACGTCATCTCCGACGTGTTACGCTTCGGTGGAGAACGTTTGACATTTTCAGGCACTACAAAGGACGCCCCCATTTATATTTTTATAAAATGAGTTAATCCTGAAACGCCATAAATATATTTATTTTGAACGATTGTAAACGGTCACTGAACAACATTCCCAATACATTATCGTCCTTGTCCATAATGATTCGGGTTTCAAAGACATTTACTCGTTTCTTGAATCCTCGTAATTTGTTCAATGAAGCGATCGCCATTTTAAAGGAAAACCGTTGGAGTTCCTGGGAGCATTCAGTTGTAGAATACTCCCTCGAGAATGTATCCAGATTTCCCGGCGTTTTAAACACTAGATTATCGTCCTTAAACAGGATCGTTAAATACTGGTATTGACTGATGCATTTGATAAACCCCAGAAGCAATTCCAAATGGATCACCGTACGGGCACAACATTTTTCCTCGTACTTATGGAAATTAAATATGTACGACTTCGACTGATTGATCTTTAACAGAATTGAGGTATCCGTCCGTATAGGAACCAGTTCTTTATTACAGTCGACACTCACGATGTGGTAACTGGACAACGTTACTGTGTTATTCACCAAGTCGGGTTGTATTTCTATCACAGAATCGTTGTGGAAACTACACAGACATGACTTGACCTTTGTTACGGGAAGGTTGAATACCATATTCGTATCTCCGTCGTAGAAGACGGAGGCACTCAATGGTACGATGGCCCATATGTTTACAGAGCCACCTAATGCGGCGAATATGTACATCAAATGACTACCGGAATCTACATTGATAGAAACCTCCTCGCTAAATTCGGAAAAGTACGCGGTGATTTGACGCAACTTGTCGATTTTTATACGAAGACTCATTTTATTTTTTGTAAATTATTTAAAGTTAAATGATTGAACCAAAGCAGTCCACTGTGTACAGCATTATCGCGAAGGCGGTAACATCCTCCGTCACAAAAGGCTTGTTCAACACAAGCAATGTTGATTATCTATATACTAAAGCTAAGCAATTATACAGTTCCGCTCCGACGATCAAGGAAAATGTAATCAATAGCATATACAGTTTTTGTGAAAGTAACATCGTCGTGAGAGACATCCCCCATCTCGTGGAGATACTAAATAACCTAAAACATAATTCCGTGTACGTATGTAATTCGAACGAGTTCTGGAGATTGTATAACAGCCTGTTTCGATTTACACACTGCAAGTCGTTCTTCACGGCTTGTATGTATACGATCATTGCGACACTATCCATGCTCGTTACGTTGGTTCTATCGAATAAGTTATTGTACGCGGTGGACATGATTGAATCGATCGAAAGTTACCTGTTCGTATCACAAAAGACACCCGCTCAAGAACTATCAGATCTGTTGGAAATGAAGTACGGATTGATTAACCTGGTACAATATAAGATTTTCCCCATTATTTTGGGTAAATGTTATCTACCCATATCACAACCTCCTAACTTTTCAGCAGGTGCTACGAATCCTGCCTATTCGATGGAAGTTACCAAGTTAATGGAATTGCCGGTAAAGACGACGATCATAGATAATGTGTATACGTTTTTATCGGAAAAGGGGTTAAGAACGACGAATAATGTAGCCGAATACATAGCTGGATTAAAAATAGAGGAACTTCAAAACAACAAAAACATACAGAAGGCATTGACCAAGTTACATACGGCATGTAATTACTCAAAGGGGCACGTATTGGACGGGAAAGTATCTAGTCCCATTACTAAGAATGAAACATTGGGAGACCAAATACCCCTTACCGTGTCAGATATAGAAAAATTTACCATATTGGAGTACCTGTACCTAATGCGAGTTATGACCAATGCCATAAAAAAGAAGACGATGGAATCTAAAAACATGGGCATTGTACTCAACGTCAACTCGCCCTTTAAGTCTATTACAGTACCCGGGGTAAGTCTGGTAAAGTAAAGTCGTATATTCGCCTCCACTGTTTACTACAGGTAAAGCTTTGACTGAGATATACACGTTTTCCTAAAATATTATACGTGGGTAATACGACACCTAACGTTTTATAACAATCGGCTACCAGTTTAAAACAATACAAGTTGTTCGATCCGAATCCGTATGGCGTTCCTATAAAACTTGTTGCTATATCGGCAGCGATCGACATTTTTGTTTCAAAATTGTAATCGTCGAGTATGTATACTTTTATATTCGTTGCGTCTTGGACTAATTCTTGAACGGATATTTTATTAACTCCGTTTTTATAGGTCGCTTCGACGATCCAACGTTCGTCCGTGTAGTGTAAGAGATCATACGTTGTTTTTGTTGACTGTCCTATATAAATAGCGGCGTGTTTATCTTCCGATGGATTAAAGAACTCAGTAAGCGAAAACTTGTAGTTTATAAAAATAACAGACCCTTTGGGGGCATAATTGGATATAAACGTGATAGGGTCCATTAATTAATGTCTAAGAGAGGTTCCACAGTTAGATTTCGTTGAGGTTCTATTTGCGTAGATAGTTTGAGTCGACAGCAACTGTTTTTAACGCCTTTCAATACAGTTTTTAAAGCTATTTTCTTAATGAGTAGAGCAAATCGCTCCTCGGAAATATCTCGACCGCATGTAGAACAGATTAGTTGAAACACCATCGTTTATCCTATATTTATAATGTCGTTTTTCGTGATATTTTTAATTATGATTTCATTATTAAAATAAAACGCGTCGTTGTACGACAGCAGTAGCGTCTTTAGGTTTAATACGCCGTACAACACGTTCGTTTGTACACGGGTACGATACCCGAATATCGATACCACTGTCTCTATATCCTTTTCGGTAACCTTCTTCGTCGGCTTTAACGCCAAATTGTGTACCGTGCGCAGTTCTGGTTCCGTTATTTCTCGTTTGGGTTCTAATATACACACTAAGGCTGATATAGCGGAACAATGTTTTACATCCTCTACAGGTGTATACATATCCAACAACGCCGAGAATATAAACTCTTGTACTGTAACGATGCAATCAAATCGCTCGTCGTATACGGAGTCATCCAATTCCGCGTACCGGTCCACAAACTGCACCATACCCTCTACGTCGACCACCTTCTTATTCGTCTTATTAGTAAAGTTTTTAATGACGAGACTCTGTACTATATTTTCCGTCGTAAAATCCTCGAATAACTTAACGGATTCCAACGTCTTTTCCGTCATGCAGTGTCCGTATAACCCCGGGAAGTAATCACATCCGTTCACCAACGTAACCAGTTTAGACAGATATTTAGTCGTTGCGCACGGTATAAAGGAATATAATCCATTGATTGTACGTATGATTTTCTTTGATGTGTCACAGCAGGAAAACAGTAACAAGTCCTGATCCGTACTGATCATTAACGGCCATGCTCCTTGTTCGTCGGCTAATTTTTTTGCGTTAAGACATAACACGAATTCTGCGTCCATACCGTCACAGTATAATATCGTTACATCTTCCAACATCGTTAATGCGTGATCCAACGTCGTTTTTAACTGATTGTTTTTTGCCAAAAAGATGTGGAACATAAGTTTATTAATTCTTAGTTCTACGTTCGCCTTCTTTTCTTCATATAAAACGTCCTCCGTATCTAGAAACGTTTCAAAGTCACGTAGTTGTTCTATTTCCATCTGCTTTCGTTTAATCGTCTGTTGGGTTGCTAGTTTACGTTTTTCACGCACCAAGTCTTTGATAAATATATCGCCTCTGTCCACGAACAATGTTACCTTTCCCATAGTTTTCCATAGCTGTATATAATGCAAAAAGCTGTCGTATAATTCGGTTAAATTGTTTACGCTATACGCAACCGATACGAAGAAGCTCATCGTATCGACAAATATTTCACGCGCGTCATCCTTTTCTATTTCGTCAATTTGTGTTAAGGTTCCCGTTTTTAACAGCAACGTTTTTAACTTTTTGATACCCATAAATGAAGAAAACGTTGATCCTTTTCGGTAAGCCTTTGTGTGGGGTATGTGAAGCGATTAGCGAGGTATTACAAATGTTGGAAAGTGATTACGATATACTAAGAATTAATATTATATCATTTTTTTCAAAAAATGGACAGATCAAAGAGTTTGAAACGGATCATGGAGTGACGTTTATAAATAACTTCTTCAAGTATTTAGCGACCGATGCAGCTTCGTTGTTTAAGTACGATCCCGAGTCGAAACAAATGGCCTATGTAAACATATCCAAGTTCTTTAACCTGGCCATCATTGACAAATCGTTCGTTAAAAAGGAACTCATGGAAGAGGAGATAGAAAAGGCCGTCTACGGGCTTTGGCCTCCACCTTCTTCACAAAAAACTGAATAAAATATGTGTTTTAACACCTTATTGATAACATCACTGCTTCCGTCGAATATCTTTTTTAACAGAGAATGATGTTGAGGTTGTAATAATGAGTCGATGCATTTGTCAGTAACAATGACGTTTATATATTGATTTGTTACAACGTGTGTAGTATAATACGTAAAGAACGTAATTTTATTATAGCCACATAGTATAATCTTTGCACCAATGATCGTGTCCGGTTTACCAGGATAATATTTATATATATGCGGCGTGTATTCTGTAAGTAGAAAATCTAATAACTCGTCGTTTACTCGAGATAAGTAAATCTTTTGATCCTTGATATACGCGATTCCCTTCATAGACTCGGTGAGTTTATACGAGGCTTTAATCTGTTTAGAAAACTTATAAAGGCGTAATCTTATTAATTCGTACACGATATTGTCTTGAAAACATACGGTTATTTCCGGGAGCAATGCCTCGTGTCGTATGACCTTTGTTAATTTCTTTAGATATTTTTTATTCAGGACGGTAAGAATGAGATGCTCAGCATTAACATCGAACCCCCTACATAACGACACGAACATTTTAATAGAATCTTCATTTTCCGTAAGTAGAAATTTAGAAAGATGGAACAAAATAAGATCTCTAAATGGCATCTCCTTTAATATACCTGTTATTTTTCATAATATTTCTGATACTTACTTATTATTTCAACAAGCATCCTACGAATAAGTTGGAACTATCCGTAGACAAGTTAAACAGAGAAAATAAAATAATAAAACAAAGAGACGATGCTTTTCCCGCTGTACTTAACACGATCGTGTTTACCCGACCCGGGGCCCCCGTTCCCACGAAGGTAAATACGTACTACGACTCGGTCACTGGAGTCGTTACGGTAGTGTCCAATAATAAGAAACGTATTTTTAGATTAGACTTTGACGAAGACGTAAGAACATTGTTACCTATTTTACTCCTTAGTAAATGATTGTATTCGATAACGGGGTGCGTGTATTTATAAACACTTCCACGAACAAAGATATATACGTAGGGATTTCTGGGTTCGGATTCGAAAAGGACATAGGAGGTATACTGGGTACGGCACATCTGTTGGAACATATACTTATCTCGTTCGATGTGTCCCGGTTCATCGCAAATGCCTCCACGGCTAGAAGTTATATGAGTTTTTGGTGCACGTCGATACGAGGAAGGTCGACTCCTGTAGATGCTATACGTACCCTCATTTCTTGGTTCTTCGACAGAGATGGTCTCAAACATTACTTTCCTGTATCTAAAATCAAGTATCACATAAAGGAGTTAGAAAACGAATATTATTTTCGTAACGAGGTATTCCACTGCATGGATGCGTTAACATTTTTAGCGAACGGTGACCTGTATAACGGAGGACGGTTGTCTATGTTGGATAGACTTGACGACATGCCCTTGATCCTACAAGATAGAATGTGTGCAATCACCGGACCGAACATCGTTATTTTCGTAAGAGAGCTAAATGATGTTGTATTGTCCCTGTTGGTGAGTACGTTCGGTACGTTGCCCTCGTGTCCACTAACGATTCCGTGTACGTTACCTACACCTATAGGTGGGAAGATTATTATGATGCCTTCTCCGTTCTACACGGTTATGGTACGCGTACAACCGTCTCTTTACAATATCCTATCGATCCTGTGTCTATACGAAATATATCACTTGGTAGATTACGAGACCGTTAATAACAAATTATACGTCACAATTTCGTTCATACACGAACACGAGTACGAGAGTTTCTTACACGGTTCCGCTAGGTTAAATTTTACGATATACAAGAAGATACGGTTGCATTACGGAGACGACTTCTTAATGAACATGTATCTGTCGTTTCCGTGTATACGCCACGACATATTCGATTATCTAACGATTATCAACACAAACGTATCTACAATGATACCGTCGTTGGAACAAAACATTTACCAATCCATTAAAACAGGAGATTACATCGTCGTGTATCCCAACTTTAGCAACACTATGTCCAATGTGGCGGATAGACAACTACATAAAACCGTCGTAATTGACACAAATATAGTGTACGTCACAAAACCCACGACTGTCATCGACTTGATGAAGAAACATACACACAATGACATGTATATAAAATACAGTGATACGGAATTTATAGATTACGTACAACTCGCGTTGGGATTACGTCGTAAGATACACAAAAACGTAAACGGTATACATATTCGACATCAGTTTTCAGCGGATGATATAAAAACCATACTAGAATCGGAAACGTTTATGAAGTACAGCAAGTCTAAACCCGCTGCAATGTATCAGTATCTAATCCTTTCGTTCTTCGTTAGCGGCAATACGATAGAGGACATTTTGCAACACAGGGAATCCGTCATTAAACTATGTAGAACGTATAAGAACAAAATCTTATTAGGTAAACAGACGCGTTACGACATACAGACGTTGTCTAGTTTCGTATGTGGTATTTTCAAAGGTCCCTCCATCACAAGCGAGTATCTAACCGACATCATGTGGAAGCTAAAACGAAAAGGTCTCATCTACTCTCTAGAGTTCGTTGAGTTACAAAAGAATATGTTTTACCTGTTTATGTTTACTATTTATCCGGAAGACGTTACATCGTATCTAACTTCTCGGAAACTGTTTACGTCTCGGTGCGTGGTCGTGTCTAAAAAATGCAACGTCGAAGACTTTTCTTCCATGAAAAAGGACATTATCATTAAACTGCGTTAATATTCGGGAATAAACGAATGTTCCGTAATCATCGTAATATATCCTGTTAAAGGTCGTTTATGGTATGCGATGAAGGTCTTTCCTGCGTATACACCGAACAACAGTCTACACATTAACGCATACGTATGCGTTGACGCCTTTCTGTGGGATATTATTTTCGCTCTCATGTTTAACGACTTAATCGCGTCAAGGGCATCGTCTGTTAAATTACCCGTGCGTTCAAAAGAGTCTAACGCGGCTGCACTCTGTCCACCCCGTGCATATACCTTGGCGTATTCTAAAATATGAATATAATATGACGATAATAAACGGGTCCATACACCGTCGCTTATGTTGAATGACCGAATGTACTCGATTACGTCACGTAATCTAGTCATGTTCGTGGGTTTTACGAATAAATCCTCGGGAAGTTGTAAGTCGAATACTTTGGAGTATAACACGTAGTTGTGTAAAAACTCAAAGTCTATACGTTTTATGGGACGTAATTCTGACACGTCGTAGAAGTAAATGTACATTCCTGGTTTCACTCTACCGACTCTACCCTTTCGTTGATCACGCATAGATTTTGAAATGAACACTTCTCTGCCTCCGTACGGACTGGGGATATACACCCTACCTGTATCGTATACATGTGTCGCATTTTGTACAGTAACGCTCGACTCCAGGTAAGGCGTTGAAATGATAATGGACACTCCTTCGTTGTCGTATATGTCGGATAACAAGTCGTTAATGTTTTGAATCTTACCGTGAATGATGTAAAACTTATACGGCAACCGTTCCGATAAATACTGTTTATACACATCACATTGAGATACGGTGGATACAAACACTATACCGGACGATTGTTTGGGTGGCGTATACGTCTTTATTGCATTCACTAGATTTCTTTTCTCTTCCTCTATGTACATAAATTTATTCAACGAATCGTTAGAGTTTTTTACGTATGCTTCTGAAATGGAAAACAACGTACCGCCAGGTATGTGCACGAAAACGCTTTCCGTGAAAAACTCTTCGATGCGTTGTCTATCGTCTTCTAACGTAGCTGTCATTAAAAACAACGAATCTAGTTTACGTATATACTTTCTACACACAGCTATAATGATATCACCCGTTTGATCGTGTTCGTGAACCTCGTCCAAGATAACGGTAGAGTAATTAAACAACGTATTTAGAGTGATCTTATGTGTGGAGAAAACAATTCCGTACCTCCTAAACCGGGTATTCACAAACTGTTCTTGCATGTTTCCGAACTTTAAACTCACGGGAGACTTGTGGATCTCGTTGAACCCCAATGACGTTAATAATGTCTCGCTGTGTAATTTTACCAAGGCGACCCTAGGCAGGGATAATACTATTGGCTTTTCCTGTACATCGAAAGTAATAGTCGATAAGTTAACAAACCCTCCGAACAAGTAATTGAACCATAACAGTAACTTCGGCACCTGAGATGTTTTACCCACTCCCGTGTCTCCCGTTAATACGACGGGTACATGGTGTATCCAAGATTCGAATATTTTACATTGCATGGAGGGATGTAACGACTTCAACGGCACCTTCATGAATGGGTTGGGGTTGCCGAATATACCTACAGTATCCTTAACAGACCCAACGGAGTTTGTAAATAGTTGAAGTCGGTTACCGCCTTCGACGAGACCCCTTATAGCGTTGTCGTCCAAGTCGTGCAAAGACGTAGCCTTCTTACATGTTAAGTAGCTGTAGCATTCAAAACTGATTTTCGTACCGTCTTGTGTGATGTATTCGCGTAACATCGTGTTCATACTAACAGGTACACTCAATGTGGGAGGCGTCGCACGTCTAAGACGTTTAGACGTTTCTACGTTTAGTTTAAACACATGATTGTCTTTAACAACGTAGGCGTGACTCCATCTGTGTTTAATTATGGGAAATGTGGCATACTTAAATCGTTCTCTTTCGTCCGGCTTCATGTCATCTAACTCCTTTTGCGTATATCTGTAAGGGAAAGTGGTTACACAATTTGGAAAATAAAATATATTAGGTAGATGATTCTCCATAATAAATGGACCGATACACTGATTTAGTAATAAACAAAATACCCGAACTGGGATTTACCAATTTATTATCATATATATATTCCGAGTCGGGATTGTGTTTTAATCTTGATATTTCAAATTTTTTGACGAACTGTAACGGGTATGTGGTCAATAAATACGATTCGTCCGCTACGGCGGGTAAGGTATCATGTATACCGTTATTCGCACTACTGGAACTGGTGGAGTCGGGTAACTTGTATATGCCCACGTCTGACGATGAAAAATTGGACGAACTGCGTCTAAAAACATATCTGGTACATCAATTAGTGGATACATATAAGACACCTCAGAAAATATTCGAACTACGTACGTCCGTACCCATGGAGTATTTTTTTAAACCAAAACTTAACGAAAAGATATCTAAGGCGGTGGATTTCTCCCAAATGGACTTACGAGTAGACGATTTATCCAAACGGGGTATCTTGACCGGAGAAAACGATAAGATTATAAAGATAAAGATAGAACCCGACAGAAAGGCATGGATGAGTAACAAAAGCATACACAAACTGGTGTCTCAGTTCGCGTATGGATCGGAAGTGGACTACCTTGGACAATACGACATGCGGTTTCTGAACACGATCCCCGTGTACGAGAAAGCGGACGTATTTCTACACAAGCACGTACTATCGTACATCCTCCGAGATAAAATAAAGAAATCACACCGTCGATATGTTATGTTCGGATTCTGTTATATGTCTCATTGGAAGTGTGTAATATTCGACAAAGAAAAACAGATAGCGTGTTTTTATGACTCCGGGGGGAACATACCCAACGAATTTCACCACTATAATAATTTTTATTTTTATTCGTTCTCCGACGGTTTTAACAAAAACGATAAAGACGTTGCCGAATTGAACAACGCCAATTGTGACGTAGATGTACTGTTTCGCTTCTTTGAATACTCGTTCGGTGTACGCGCCGGGTGTATCAACGTGGAAGTAAATCAGTTATTGGAGTCCGAATGTGGTATGTTTATCAGCGTGTTCATGATCATATGTACACAGGCTCCACCCAAAGGGTTTAAATCAATACGTAAACTGTATACCTTCTTTAAGTTCTTAGCGGATAAGAAAATTACGTTGTTTAAGGGTCTCCTTTTTAACACGACGGATATAGGTATATACACGGAACGGTTAGATTCTCCAGAGTTAAAGGAATATCAAAGAATGGAAACATGGACGAAAAAAGCCATCACGACGTTGTGTAACAAGATCGTAGGTAAGGCAAATAAAATAATCAATACTAAAAATGAATAACTTTATTAAATATATCGCTTCGAAGATGACGAAACCCGTCTGTAAAGTCACAGAACCCGTCAACGAATTAAAGTTAAAAGAATGCGTTGTGTCGTTTAATTTCAATCACTTTTACTACAATAACGAGGGAGTGTTCAATAAACCATGTAACACCTTAGAAGACGTGTCAAAATCATGGACCGTCATGGAACGTTTCAAATACGAGAAATACGTTATCGTGGGGTTAGTGAAGATATTAAAAAAACTAGCTTATATATCCGACATCTTTTTCGTTCCCGTGGGATGGATCGCGGGAACATCAACTGTCCACACCAACGAGACACATCACGTTATCGTTAAAGTTATTTTTCTAAACTCGTTTACCGTAATAAAGAATAAGGTTAAGGATTACCTGTCCTATCATGATATACTAGACGTCTCCGTACATCAGAATGATAAGGAAGTCTACGTACGGACATTCACCGTGCCCGATCAATTACCGTCCGTAGTAATATCATTATTTCCCTTCTGCATAGAGTACATACTCGTCGTATTGTTTTTCGGAGCGTATGAAGAGTCTTACTACGGTATAACGTACGTGGCACATAAAGAACACCTTTACACAATCGTGGAGATATTAAAACCTTTGTCCAGTGAGATTAACATATGGTCGGACGAGGTGACAAGGTTCGTGACCGTGAAATTAGTGGACGAGCGACCCAAGAGGGGTTTCCCCGAAAAAAAGGTTTACCCCATTAGCGAAATTGTTCATTCATTTAACAACTCCGTATTCGACGCAACCGTTACGATACAGCGTTTACACGTAACCTGTTTCGTTCCAAAGAAAATAATATCGTTAATCGACCTACCCTCTAACGTCCCCATAAAGGCATTTTCAAAAAACGGTATCGATTACATCACGCATATAAACGATAAACGTCTGACATCCGTTCTCATTATAGCGAAAGACGACTTTATGAAACACGTTACGTTTCTAGGAACGTTTAAGAAAGAGAACATTATATGGAAAGGATGTTATACGTATCATATCACGGAGGCCACGTTCGATGTACCTACGTTGAAGGTGACGTCATCGTGTAAAAAGAAAACGTGCAAGAAACATGCGTTTGATAATTTTACATTCACTACGCGCGTTGATTCGTATATCGTGTAGAAGAATCATATTATATAAATATGGCCCTAACAGCGAAAGAGGTTATTTCGTTTATATGGATGACCCTGTTATTCGTGGTTATGTTATTGGCCGGAAGCGCGTTGCTGTTTAAGACGTACGCTCCTCACAAGGTGGTCATGACCAGATCCGCAGCGTTTATGCGAGTGGTGAACTATTTTGAGTTAGTTGCAATACTCGTGTTTATTCCGGGGACAGTGTCTCTCTATTGGTCGTATGTTAAATCGTTACGGTTCTAAAAACACGCGTAAATATATTTTTTCCTTCTAAAAATGAAACAATATTAGTAGTTTTTACAAAGCCAATATGCGTAAGATGGTTGTAAAACACGTTGTTAAAAAACAACAGGACGGAGATGATAATACACACGTTACATGTAGTGCAACGGTTGAATTCTTAAAAACATTGAGTAAAAGTACAGAACAATGTATAGATAGTGTAACCCTGTTACCGTCGCAATATCCGGCGTGTTCGTTGATCAACATAAAACTAGTAGAATCGCTGGCCTCACGTATGACTTCCACATATATATTATTGGAGGGCGAGGCCAAGATATATAAAAATAAGAAGAACGATTGTCGAGGGGATAACGTCTATTTCTTGATGATAAAACCCACAGCCGCGAGCCCCATGATGTATCAGTTGCTAGAATGTGTGTACGGAAATATCAGGGACGGTAAACGTATACATCCTTCATTATGCGGAATCAATGTCATGGAACTAGAAGAAAAAACATTAAACAAGGGTTGTATATTCGTAAATAAATTAAGCGGAGCTGTCGTAGAGTACAAGATTAGCGGAGGTAAATCCAAGGTACGTATCATAGACGAAGAACTGGAAAGTCTAGCGAAACGCGATAAACAAATATCCAAGACGATTCTCGTACCGATTGTATTTTATAGAAACTCGTCGACTGCAAAGATTACATTTGCGCTTAAAAAATTGATCATAGAAAGAGATTTTAGTGCCAATGTAGTAGACGTAGACGGAAAAAACGAGAAAATATCAATGGTAGAATCGACCGAAGAGGATCTATCCAGGGGATTAGGGGTTATGGAACTCGATGAATGTATAGCGGAAGAAGAAGAAGAGGTTGAATCGTCATTATTTAACGTATAAATGGATAGGCTATACACCGCTTTGTTCGGTGTATTTATGACATCCACGGACGACGACTTTAACAATTTTATAGAAGTTGTAAAATCTGTATTAACCGACAAAAAAAGTTATACAAGCGGTATAAGTAACGGAACTAGATGGTGGTTAGTTATTATAACGGTTGTGATGGTGATATGTTTAGTTTTTTTTCTTACAATGTATTTAAAGGTTACACGAAGAAATTAAATGGCGGATACAGATGATCAACTGATTTTAAACAGTATTAGTGCCAGGGCGTTAAAGAATTACTTTACTTCGAAGATAAATAATATGGTGGATGAATTGGTCGCTAAAAAGTATCCCCAAAAGAAAAAGTCTCCCGTCAGACGCCTTGATACGAGAATACCTATCGACCTCATTAAGAGCGAGTTTGTTAAGAAGTTTAAACTAGATACATACACGAACGGTATCTTATCCGTACTTATTAACAGTTTGGTGGAAAACAATTATTTTTCTAAAGATGGGAAACTGAACGACGATGCTCAACAAGATTTAATTCTCAACGACGTGGAAAAGAAAATCCTATCGAAGATACCCAAGGATTCCCCTCTGTATATAGACATAGGCGATGTAAAAACGTTATCGTCTAGATTGAGGACAGTGGCCAAGTCGTTTACGTACAACGATCATGAATACACGTTAGAAAATGATAAAATAGAAGAATTGATCAATAAATTGGTACGGAATGGAGACATAATATTAGAAGAAAAATTCTCTATAAAAGATAGCGTCTACACAATACCCGATGAATTACTGGACGTTTTGAAATCTAGACTGTTTAGATGTCCTCAGATAAAGGACAACATGATATCTAAAACCCGGTTGTATGATTATTTTACACGCGTTACAAAACACGAGGAGTCTAAAATCTACGTCATCTTGAAAGATAAACGTATTGCCGATATCTTATGTATAGATACGATAGAATTAGGTTCGTTTATTTATACGAAGTACAGTATGTTGATCAACGCCATTGCCTCTAACGTAGATAGGTACTCTAAACGATTTCAGGAAAAGTTCTACGAGAGTATTTCGGAATTCGTAAAAGATAACGAGAAAATAAACGTATCGAAAGTGGTTGAGTGTTTAATAGTTCCTAGTATCACTATGGAATCCATTCAAGAATAAGCGGTTATAAATGATCATATTTGTAATATTTATTATCGCGTTCGTTTTCTGCGGATGGATTTCGTACGGGTTTCTAAAACCGTATATGTTCTTAAACGGGAAACATTGAAAAGATATCGCCTATAATCAAGTATTTTTACCATCATGGCGTCTTATATGTACCCGCGTCGTGCTAGAAAGGCGCTAGGGGAAATCATTTCAAAAAAACTCAATATAGAAAAGGTTTCAAAAAAACATGTAAGCGCTATTTTAGAATTCGGGTTTCATGAGAATTTACCCACATGTTTTTACAACGAGGCTACGGCGTTCGATATCAACAATTTAAAGTTCTTACCCAGCGAATGTATTAAACTCAATGATTTGAGGGAGTTGATCGCGAGATCTAATTTTATAGATACACGGCTTTACAACGCCGTGTTACTGTACCGTAAAGAGTTGATGGTAGACGGACTCAATCCCATTAAACTTATGATCGTCCACGGATTGTTAACGAATGAGGACGCGGAATATATCATCGAAAACAAGATATTAACACCAATGCAGTTGTTGAAAATGGACCCATCACTGGCCACAAAGCGTATGTCCATCTGTAAAGACGATTTAGTTAAGATCGTTACGCATATACCCAGTCACGCAGTACCAGGTCTGTACAATAATCTAACCATCGATCTAGACACATTGTTGTATATGTCAGACGTCTTCGACGTGGCGCCTACGAACGACGGGTTATTCGCTCTCACGGATACGGAAAAAGCGATAGAACTCGTGAAGAAATATCCGAATAACAACGTCATTACTTACTTGCCGGACGCAGTAAAACACACGAGTGTATTCATACAGAGTATGCACGAGCTAGTAGTCTTTCATTTTCCTAACATGCTTACGGCGGTGAATAACTTTATTTATACGGTGACTCCAGAGAAGGAGTTAATTAAAGAATACGGCGTTAAGTGTTTCGCTATGTTTCCCATACGTCCATACGCGGACGCTCTATGTGTAAAGAACGAAGAAGATTCCGCTTTTATAGAAACGAACATTTCTCTGTACGATTCACGTTGTCGAGTGTTTGCTAACGAGTTTAGAGAGATGATTAAACATAAGCAAAACAGAACTATACCACCCTCCAGACCTGGATGGGTGCTAAATCAAAAACAATCGTGTAAGTTGAGATGTTCCATGAAGAAATGTACGAAGCACGAAGAAAACGACGTGGAAGAAGTACTCATGCATATAGATAATCTTATGCTGGATAAACACAAAATCGATTACGAATGCATCAACTCATTAATCTCTCCGTTTAAACTAGATCCTCGTATCGTTCGAAATATTATACGTTCCGGTGTAGGAATAAAAACAAAACTTATTACGTTGAAGATCATAAAATCTTGGAAATCGTACACGTGTGCAAATATTTGCTCGTTTAGAAAGATTAAAGGCGTCATCATAATGGATACGATGGACCATATCGTGGCTAAATTACTCAGATACTACAAACAAGCTTACGACGTTCTCGAGTCTCGAGCGAAGATGTCGTTAGCGAGATGTCGCTGCAAAAACTGTTCCTTCGTGTTTATTGAAGGTATGTTTAAAAGTAAAAACCTAACCATTCACGAGCGTTCTTCGGATGATGACCTAACGGCCTGTGTGTTCGACTTAGTCAGATACGCAGTACATGGAATGATTAATCCTACCATCTTAGACGTGTCAGATTGGGGGCTATTATCAGGGTTATATTCAGGCAGTCGTACCATTAAAACAAACCTATATTCCATGATGGATTTGGAAAACCTTAACACATGCGACGTAATATTAACAGGGACGAACATGGGTCAGAAACTGGTATCGGTGACTGCGACTCCGTTACGCAAACTATTGCCGTTCTGTTATTTCCCTCTTAACGAATACTACGTAAAAGTGATAAGTGTATTAAACATCATCACAGAATACATTATGGCATTTATCCTGTACAGGTTGGTTATCATACAAAGACTCACCAATATTAAAACGTTCTTGTATAAAATTACAAACGTTGCACTAGAAGCAGCCGGTGTAAACTTCTGTCATCTGAAGGTACATGATAATATCGAAACGGAGATCGACGAGTTGATCACGCAGGGTACTATGCCCGTTCATGTAACGCACTTGATATTAAAAGTCGTTATTGTCATATTCGATGAGTTAATCAGGTAACGTGGCATTTTTTTCAATGATTAAATAAGTGGGCTTACTTTGTTTAAATCTATTTTATAAACCGGATCGGAAGCTAAATTGTTAAATAAACTAATAAAGAAAAAGTAAATATAGTTTAAATCATCGCTAGACATTACGTTGTTCTCCTGTATAGCTTTTTTCGCATGTAATCTACACAAGGGACATGGTAGAGTCTCCACGATAGTATATAGGTGTTGTTTACATAGTTCTATATTACCAGACGCTTTTGCCTTCGATAGGATTATAAAAATAACTGTCCATATAGCTCTTCCCCAATACTTTGGGTTCATGGTTAAATGAAAATTAATTATATTATTTAAACCATGGAAATAAAATGCATTAATTGGTTCGAAAGTAAAGGCGATAAAAGATTTCTGTTTTTAAAAGCGAGAAGCAGGGACCTAGAAACAATATTCATTAGGTTCCATTATTACTTTTATTACGTCTTGACGGAAGATGTATATAAAACATTAATTCCGCTCCTACCGCGTTCCATTTTTTTGGGCGCCATGACTATCGTGGATATAAGCGAATACACCAACAATTATGTATCCGATGTAAAGAGGAAAAGGACAACTGCCAATATCTGGTTGATAAAAGAAAATAAAAAACGAAATATACCCAAAGTTATCATGGACGAATTCCTTAACATTACGTGGTTCTTTATATCCAATAACATATCTCCAGAAGGTTGTTATCACATAGACATATCAAAACTAGAGAAACTCAACAACAAATGCCATCACTGCAACGATCCTAAGATCTGTTTTCGAATCCATTCCAGATTCGAGATCCCTAGGTCGTACTTATTCCTAGATATAGAATGTCATTTTAATAAAAAGTTTCCCTCCGTGTTTATCAATCCCGTATCGCATATAAGTTGTTGCTACATAGATTTATCAAACGAGGAGTATAGATTTACCCTGTTAAACGAAGAGATGTTAACAGAAGAGGAAATAAATGAAGCAGTATCCAGAGGGTATTACAGAACCGAGTCGTGTAACGACGTCGACTATAAAAAAGAGTTTATTCTATGTACTGAAATTACCCTGTTAAGGATCGCTAAAAAACTATTAGAATTGTCGTTCGATTTTATTGTTACATTTAACGGGAATAATTTCGATTTACGGTACGTATCCAACCGACTCGAATTGTTAACGGATGAACGTATCATCTTCAAATCTCCAGATCGACAAGAGGTAGTACATCTGTGTATTTACGAACGTAACCTCTCCAGTCACAAAGGAGTGGGGGGGGTATCAAACACCACCTATCACATAAATAACAACAACGGGACAACTTTCTTTGACTTGTATACGTACATACAAAGATCTGAGAAATTGGATTCATATAAGTTAGACTCTATCTCTAAAAACGTGTTCAACTGCGACTGTATATTAACAGAAATGCGAGATGGAACAATGATATTCGTAGGAGATTCTACCACCGACGCAAGGGCCACAGTAAACGTATTCGCTCAGGTACTAAGTACAGGTAATTATATAAATATAGGAGACGATATTTTCAAAGTACTCGAGAAAACCATTACGAAGAACTCCTTTACGTTGACTGTCGATGCGAATGCCTCCTATACCGTAAAGAACACATACACGTTATCTTTCGGAAAAGACGACGTTAATTTATCAGATATGTACAAAAACTATAATCTAGACGTAGCCGTAGAAATGGGTAATTACTGTCTTCACGACGCGTGTCTGTGTAAATACCTCTGGAACTATTATGGTATAGAAACGAAAGCAGACGCTGGAGCGTTTACGTATATTCTCCCTCAGTCTATGGTATTCGAATACAGGGCCAGTACGTTAATCAAAGGACCTTTGTTAAAACTATTATTGGAGAAAAAAATAATCATGACTCATTCGGAGAAGAAAAACAAATATCCTTACGAAGGAGGTAAAGTCTTCGCTCCGAAACAGAAAATGTTCATTAATAATGTGCTTGTATTCGATTACAATAGTTTGTATCCGAACGTATGTTTGTTTGGCAATCTGTCTCCGGAAACGTTAGTATGTGTATTCGTGGCGAATAATAAACTAGAGGCAGAAATCAACAAACAAGAAATACAAAAGATGTATCCGGGACCTCGTTATATATCCGTACAATGCGAACCTCGTTCGGACGATTTAGTGTCGGAGATCGCCGTATTTGATAGGTCGGTCCAGGTATTATTCCCAAGTTGTTTGAAAACGTTTTTACCTGAACGTCTCAAGTACAAGAATATGATAAAGGAAACCAACGACGTGGTGGAGAAGGCCATTTACGACTCGATGCAGTATACGTATAAGATTATCGCGAACTCAGTATACGGGTTAATGGGATTTAAGAACAGCGCTCTGTATTCGTACGCGTCCGCAAAAAGTTGTACAATGATCGGTCGACAGATGATCCATTATCTGAATTCCGTACTCAACGGATGTAAGTTATCGTCAGGTAAGTTTCAACTGGCCGCGTATCCCATCAATCCGTTTTTCCAGGACGATAGATCTATAGACTTATATGTGTCTACAAATTTACCGACGGATTACAATTACGATTTTAAAGGCGTATACGGAGACACGGACTCCGTGTTTCTAGAAATAAACACGAACGACGTACTAACGTCTATTAAAATAGCGAAAGAGTTGGAACGTGTCATAAACACGGAGGTGTTGTTTGATAATTTTAAAATAGAGTTCGAGGCGGTGTACAAGAATCTCATCATGCAGTCTAAGAAAAAGTATACCACGGTTAAATACGTGCCATCGTCCACGCAAGATAGTATTCCCGTTCGTATTAACAAAGGAACCAGCGAAACTAGACGAGACGTCTCTAAATTCCACAAGTACATGATAAAAATATACAAAACTAGGATACTAGAAATGTTGTCGGATAGTTCATCGTCTTCTCTGCAGGTGTGTATTAACATACTAAAGTCGTTGGAAAGCGACTTATTAATCGAGTTCGAGACTAGAAAAGCGCCATTGGATCTGTTCCTATTGAGTCGAACGCATCATTGTAACTATAAATCGATCGATAACCCCAACATGTATCTGGTTAATGAGTACAACAAAAACAATCCGGAACGTATAGAAATAGGTGAACGGTATTATTTCGCGTATTTATGTAACGCGACGGACACGTGGCAGAAGAAACTAGTTAACATAAAAACGTATGAACGTATCATAGACAAAGGATTTACACTGGGGTCCAATGTACGCATCTTTTACGAAGTGTATTTCAAACGACTGGCTACGGAAGTGGTTAACTTATTGGACAATAAGGTACTATCTACGTCGTTCTTTGAAAAAATGTTTGGGACACGACCCATCTTTTATAATTAACTTAATAACGTAACATCCGCGGGTGTCATGTTTAGTTTTTGTAATAGGTACTCCACACCGGGTGTTATTTTTGTGGTTACGGATATATTCGGTACGTAGAACGCCAGAAACATTAATACGGGATCGTAGTTCGTTAGATAAAGGATGGCACTCAAATTGGATAACGTTTCGTAATCGGATATGGCCGTTCCGGGAGGCGTACGTTGATGGATGATTCTACTCTGGTTGATGGGAAAAGGCGCTGCGTAAATGGCGTTATCATCCACTCGACTAAACAGGGGTTTATAATCTCCCGAATGTCTAAAGTACCTGGCTAACGTAACGTGATTGGCTACGTTGGTGTATACTTTACTAAAGAGGGTATGTTTGGTAATATCGAACCGTGTATTCGTAAACCAAAACAATATATTGTAAATGGGCATAGACGTCAATAACAAAAACGAGATGAACTCGTCCGTGGGTAAGATGGAAAAGTTCCTTAGAAAGTTTATATACCGTCCGGAGAACGACCCTCTGGATATAAATTCCGTGTTTATTTTCTCTTCGTATGGTAGAACGGGTCCCGTGTATAAGGATAGCATAAATTCAAACTTTTTTAACAAGTTCAAGGTAATAGGATGATAATCCGTAACATCTAGGTTCGCGAACCTACTACTCCAGATAACCGTTTCCGGGATCCATCCATACGCGTAGTTGTGGTATAGATACGTGTTCTTTAACAAAGGGCTCAATGTTCTGGTAAAAAACGTTTTCTGATCGTCATTACGACGTTGAGATTCCTCGTATATGTCGAGAGGTAAGGGAGGAGGAGGACCCGCCATGGTTATGTCCTACCGTGTTTTATTACGTTTAATAAATACTTTTTATCATTCATCGTTAAATGGTTTGTGTTATCTAAAAACAACTCTACGTAATACATGTTATCTCTTAAAAACTTTCGGAATAATACGATAACAGACGTATTAAAATTTCCCAATATCGTACGTACGACGGAAGATGTTACGCTAGAGTTTTTACACACGGAAAACTTAACGAACGTTGTGACGTCCTCTACGCACTTTAAGTGAGATAGAATATGAACGAGTACATCTTTATAATCATTTACAACGAGGCCTATACTCGCCAGTTTTCCGTCGATGTAATACTTTAGTATATGGTCACTAAATAACGAAAACTTTTTATCCTCGGGGACACTCGATAGTTTAACGAACATACCTTTGTATAACACGTACGGGTCTTCCTCATGTAGGTACATATATGTGTTATATTCCTTAATGTAATAACTAGTTTCTTGGTTATATATTTGACATTTTTGAGACTCTTCAATGGTTGAAATGTTTAACTCTTTCGTTTCGTATACGATGTTGGAAATATATGTATCGTTAATGTCCATTTTGTCGAAAAACTTTACTTTATCGGGAGGGTGATCGAATACGGATATGACCTTTTCTGGATCGAAATAAGAAGGAGATATTTTAGCGACGACGTTGAACAAGTCCGAGTTAAACGTTCGAGTACTATTAAACGTTTTACCGTCTATGAAGTGTTCTTTATACAGACCTATGAAATACTTTTTCCACGCTTCGTCTTTGGATTCTATGATGGATAGAATATCCCCGGGCACGTCGTATATGATTTGTAACAATACGGACTGCATGTACGCATCCGTCTCAAAGATATATACCAGTTTTAACATATTTTTATTCACTCTCCCCTGTTTGAGTTCAGAATACACGTAACTAAGTACTTTGTCGTACATCGATGTGGCGACCCCGTCCAAGTAGATATCTACGTCGTTCGCGATAGGTTCGTTTAACCATATCCAACGACTCGATCGATTCACCCCAAATATATACTCTTTAAACTTTTCCGTCATGTCGCTGTGGATGATATTATCGGACTTTTGAAATAACGTGTAGATATCCTGCGAATCGTTGTCCGAAAACTCCATTCCTGTATCTAACTTGCTTAAATAAGGCCATATCATCAATCGAAACACTTCCATCTTCTTTACGCGTTTAAAGTCGGATTTTTTAAACAATTTACCGTAAACGATATCCATGTTCTTAATAAGGTCTCCGTAATGAAACAACGGATTGAGGGCGAAGGCGTAATTCACACCGATGAAGTTGTAAACCTTGTGGGCATGGCGAGTTATCTCCGTGAACCTATCATCGAACATGAGTTCCTGTACAGGTTTTTTATACGCCTCTATAGCGTCGCTAAACAACGAGTAATATTTGATTAACGCTTTTATATACAACGTGGGGGCATCGAATACATGACAGAGTAGTTCGTTATACACATCCTTACACCTTACTATATGAAGAAAAACGAAAAAATTGGGATTTGTTAGTACGTCTTTACTTACTACATCCTTACAAAAGTTAATAACTAAATACTTAATAGCTAGCACGTTATTAAGGTTAAAATTAGACACTTTAGATATCATTTCATCACGTAAAAAATCAATCTTATTATCTATTGTATAAATTAAGTACTTCCTTCTAATGAAATCCATTTAACTAAGTTAATTTATTGTTTTTGCCATGATGATGCAATGATCGACGTTGTCGCCCACTCTTTTCTCTGACCTAATCAGATATCTGTCCACCGTTTCCACGATCGCGTTGTGAACGTCTATGTCACATTCACTGTCTGTAGAAACCCTTACTTTGTAACATAGGTCTATTACGCGTTTCAGGTCGAGTCCTTGATGTGTACCGTCCGGATAACATCGGTATGTGTGTCCCATCCCGCTTTTAATTACTTCCGGAAACATAGCCTTAGTTAGTTTCTCAGTCAGATCCACTAACGAAAAACTAGAAAACACGAATGTTTTCAGCTCGTCCACGGAAACGCCTTGGTAATTGGAAACGATGGCGTTCAACGGTTTCAGTTTAAAATACGGATACGTTCCCAACTTCAATAACGGTTTCCCCGTGCTACACACCGTGTCGATGTACTTTTTTAACATCGTCCATTTTTGTTTGCCTATTTTGAATCTGTTTTCCAATATGACTCTGATTAGATTGAGTTTCTTAGACGATAATACCCCCAATCCATCCACTTTGTCGCATCTGTAAAACAGGTGATGCTTGTCATCGTTAAACAGATTCGGAAATACGTAATGTAACAAGGACTTAGTCATGGCGTATTCATTGACTGCGACTCTTTCTATCTCGTGGATGTGTCCGTAAATCATTTTAACTCTGTCACAGAGTACACCGTCGTTTACCGATTTCTTCTTACGTACAAATTTCTTCAACCTCATGTACAGTTTCTTAATTTCGAAATAATCCTTTTTGTTTTTGTACATAATTGCCTCATCGAGCTTCAATTTTTCGTCGAACGATACAACGTCCGTAATCATTCTCGTTTTCATTTGTTTAGACTTGGTTTGATACTTGGTGGGTTCTGTAGAAGATTTGGGTACATGACGGGATAGATTTACCGCTACGGTGGAAATTTGGAAACAGGGGTTATTCACGTTTTGTTTGTACATCACATACTCGTACAGATGCGGGGTGATCTCTTTAAACCAGATAATATCGTCTTTTATCAGCGTGTTGTACATGGACATAATGCTACGCACGAGTGGGAAATATTCTTCGGATGGAAACGTGGAATGTTTTGTCAAGATTCCCAACAATCGACACGCGTAAGATGCCTGTTTCTCACCCGACCGGATGAGATAGTCTCCTTCCATGTTTGGATTGTGAAACATCGGAAGGTACACAAAGTACTACTTAAAATTCACTTTTTGTAAATACTGAAATAAAATCGTTAGCTGTAAAATGTTTACAAAATGGAGACCCCTTCCCAAAACGAGTATACTAAAACGACGTTTCAGGATATAGAGGATATGGTAAAGCGATACGTATCCGAAGACGTTGTCTCTAGCCTGTTGCAATGGGCGAGTAATAAAGCGTTCAAGTTTCAAATAAAAAACATTATCAATACCAAGTCGAACATAGAGGAAACAAAGTTCGAACCCAAAAACAACATAGGTATAGAGTATTCCAAGGACGTTAAGAATAAACTATCGTATAGAAATAAGCCATCGATAGCCACAAACACACAATACGAGGATATCTGTAATATGATCAAAACAGCGAATGGTACGGAAAAGGAAATATTACGACACGCATTATTCGCCATAAAATGTATTCACAAAGGCGTAGAGTACGACATAGATAGGTTAACCGACGTGGACTACATGGATACATACTTTAATGTGCTGGATCAAAAGTACAATACACCCTGTCCCAACTGTAAGGGTAAGAACACGATTCCTATCATGATTCAGACGAGGGCCGCTGACGAACCTCCCTTGGTCCGACATGCCTGTAGGGATTGTAAGAAACATTTCAAACCTCCCAGGTTTAGAGATCTCGCAGTAAAAGAAGAAAACTACGCCCAAAAGGAAGACATGCGAGACGAGGATCCGTCTCCGGACAGCTCAGACAACGACTAAACGACGTTTTTACGTATCTAAAAAAACTGAACGGTAAACAAATTGTCAGTTGTAAAACACGATGGATCCCGTCAGTGCCCTATGGTACTATGACACAATGACATTTGGAGATGGTGTAATATCTGAAACTAAGCCCATTTTTGGAGACACAATCAAGTACGAGAAAATAGTGAGTTGGCAAACTAAAAATCCATGTACGGTACTCAACGAATATTGTCAGATTACGTCTAGAGAATGGTCTATAAACGTTACACGAACGGGACAGAGTCATAATCCCACTTTTACAGCTGTCGTTACTGTAAGTGGGTACAGTTTTAAATCGGCTACGGGGTCCAACAAAAAGGAAGCGAGAAAAAACGCGGCCAAAGAAGCCATGGACATCATACTGAAACACGTCGTTATAAAGTTTTAAATTTTTATCTGGTACTAAATTAAATTACCGACAAGTAAATGATTCCCGTATCGGCTCTTAGGGACGCTTATTGTTCTAACAGGTACGAGTCATCATCGTTAACCGATGTTTACAGGTCATTGAGTGTACACGAAGGATTACGTCTACTCGTAAAGAATGTACACCCTCCCTCGTTACCCAAAGAATGGTACACGGAGGTCGTCGAAACATTGCCCCATAAACTGTACCTGTTCGAACCCAACCATGTATCATTCATCGACTTGGTAATGAATATCGTATGTTGTGCAAATGTAGAACTCTACGCTAACCATATACGTTTTTACAAAAACGACATACTACAAATGTGTACGAAATACGTGGTCGCTAAATGCATACGGTTTATGACGTTACACGACGACGACATCCGTTACTTACGAAACAGATTTTATAACGTAGACACTATGTTGACGGATGTGAATTCGGAAAGTATACGTTGTCTCAGTTACACATTCAGCGACGAATTAACGGAACGCATTCTTATACAGGACTATAAGATGTATGATTATATATACGAACATCAGTTTTTTACGTATGATTTTTTGACTGATATGTTATATAGATACGGTATTACTCCCAATAACGACGGAATTCTAGAACACGTATCAGCTGATGGTGTGTTAGAAATATTACAATCCATTCGCATATCTAAGGACATCTTTTGTTTTTTAGACAGGTTACCCAAGGAGTTACTACGACATGAAACACTTAAAGCGTACATCTTACATAAAATACAGTCGGGAGTCGTTCAACCCTATGTTCCTTACGCAAGAGAATACCTAACACATGACGACGTCGGGGTATATGCGAACATCGTATTCGATAACGCCGTCGTGGACCTAACATCGTACGATCTGACGAAGACGGAATTAAGAACGATATGTGACTACATTCACAAGTACGATTATTTTACGTCGTATATAATCGATTGTTTGATGAAAGAAGGACACATCGATCTATTGGCAAGTATTCTAGATCATGTACCCGCGGAATTACTCACGGAGGAGATCTGTATCAGGTTAGTGTGTGAATCACCTACGAAAGTACGCATTAAACAATTACCCATACATTCCTCATTGGTCATGGCCGTATGTATACAGATGGAATACGACGATTTAGTCGATCTACTGGATGAGGTAGACGTTGGTACGTTGTTGGATAAACGAGCGAACATATTAACGGATTATTCATTAACCACGAACTGGTACAACGACAGACGGGAGCTCCTCGATGAATACATTAAATCGTACGGTTTTTGTTCGTACAAAATGAATAAGCTTATGTTTGAATACCCCTTAACCCCTGAAGCCATAGACCACATACTCTTGAAAATGGATACTAATAAAAAAGCGACGTTATTTTATCCAACTATCACATGTTCGTTGTTTTACCTGGCCTGTAGCAACTACAAACTTAAAACGAAAAAGATTACGGGAAACAAAATGATCATTCCTTGTAAGAAGTTGGTTAAAAACGATAAAATGACGTTCCACGTAGATGACGAAGACTCCATAAGATCCGTTATTTTATACAGTAACGTACCCAATGTCCGTATATCGTTGGACGATATCGTCGGATACGAGTTAACGTGTACGGGTATACGTATACAATTTAACAAATATAAGAACCCTATTTACGTCCGGGGACATATAATAGGATTAATCTACGTCCCACACAAGTATTTTCCCTCGTGGATACCCATCACGGCTATCGTACGGGGAGTGGCATATACATCACCCTCAAAGATAGAACACGGTGTCGTATATAAAACTTATCCTACAGATTTTGTTGAATATAAATCTTTAGGGAGATACGTTTCTAACACATACGCGTTGTCCGAACCCGTGTCTAATTTCCATGCGGTGATAAATTCGTTTATTCAAACTCTTTTACTTTATATAGTAATAGGGTCAAAGTACTCTATAAAAAATACCGACGAGTTTATACAAGCTCTGGTGAATAGCTTTTTTATAGGAATGAAAATAAATGAAATACTTACAGAAAACATAACACTAGTATGTTCGGAGGTAAATAGATTAAAGTCCTATGTCCAAGACGAGGGGTTTGTTATTATAAAAAAAAATTACCTTAAAGAAACAATTTCATTGTGTGAACACATTTGTGCGTTGATTATCATCGACAACTGCAATCATTTTGATATAAAATGAATGCACGTATCGCCGATTTGTTGTACAATTACTTGGGTAGACCCCCGTCGTTATCCGAATATCATATGTTGAAATTACAACACAGGAACATACAAAAAATAATAGCGTTTAACAAAGACATATTTATATCGTTGATCAAAAAGAATAAGAAAAAATTTTTCTCTGATATCGATTTGACGTCTTCCGAAATAAAAACATCTGTGTTGTCGTATTTCTCGAAGCAACGAGACACGTATTCTATAGGCAAGTTGTACACTATCATAGAACTACAAACAATTCTCGTATCCACATATACGGACGTCTTAGGAGTCTTGACGCTCAAAGGACCAGATATGTTCCCGTCTAGTACACGGTACGATATAAAGTCGATTAAACAAATTGCGACATCCGCGTTACACGCCATGAACGTGGCCGTTATAAGTGACAAAGTTATGGGTAGACACAACGTGTCTCCTTTGGTAAGCAACGTGAATGCATTGATGGAGGAATATCTACGCCGACATAACAAAAATTGCATCTGTTACGGGTCGTATTCGCTATATCTCCTTAACCCCGAAGTGAAATATGGAGATATCGACATATTACAGACTAATTCTAGAACGTTTCTGATCGATCTCGCGTTTCTAATTAAGTTCATTACGGGGTCCAATGTCGTCTTGTTAAAGGTACCATACTTGAAGAATTACATGGTCCTGAAGGATAAAGACGACAATCACATCATCGATAGTTTTAACATCCGACAGGAGACGATGCAGGTAATACCCAAAGTACTAATCGATAACATTTACATAGTCGACCCCGCGCTACAACTCATGTCCATGTTTAAGATGTTCTCTCAGATAGATAGATTGGAAGATCTAGCGAGGAACCCGGAAAAATTGACAGTTCGTTTAGCCACTCTAATGGAATACGTACGCGTTAAGTATGGTATCATACTTAACGGGGAATCCAATCATATGCCCATGAAAGGCGTCTTAGATAAAGACAAACGCATCATCGACGTGGATACGAGCGGATACAATTTCTCGTTCAAAAAGTGTTATGTATATTTGGACGAATCGTCACTGTCTAGTGACATACTGGATCTAAACGCGGACGATGCGGTGGATTTTGAAAACGTGTCAAACTCGGCGTACCTGATAAACGGTGACGTGTTGTACACCTATTTTTCAAACACCATTTTGTTAAGCGATCCCGATACCATTCACGAGATTAGTAATAAAGCAATGAGTGCTCATATTCTGATTTATCAAATTCTTACTGGAAACGATATACGCCAGCCTCTATCTGACCTAGTTAATTCGTTAATGTATAATGAAAAAGTATTAATTCATGAAGTTATACCTCGAGATAAGAAAACCGGTAAACACGGTATCGTTGATATAGAGAAAGATATCATAACACATTAGCCCAGAATTCTGGATACGACGTTACGATTACTCGCTTGTAAATCTTCTAACATATTAGTTCGCATAAACGGTACGGCTCTATTCTGAGGAGAGGAGGATATAGAGGTTCTCTCGCAAGGCGTTGTAGGCTTTCGTTCACACGTAGGACTCGTTTTCTCTACCTTTAGTACACAGGATGCCTTTTCCCCGCTACAATCTACCGTTCTAATATCACAGACCTTAACTGCTTTAAGAACCAAATACTTTCCTTCTTTTGTATCTATGTAAAATGGTGTGTGATACATGGAATTATGTGCCGCCATTTATAAGTGAAAAACTAGTAAGAAAAAATTTAGTTATAATGGAGTCTGCGGCTATTATATCCAGTGTCATATCTCTGTTTGACACGTCGTTACAACATCAGGTAACAAAATGTGAAGAATACTGCGGTATATTGCAAATACAGCCCGTTGTGTATATACAAGAATTTGGATACATACACGACACGACGTTAAAGAAACATACCTGGAAAGTTATACAGGATAATGCCGTTACCGTATTGGTATTTTATCAGGTAAAACAGTTATCAATCTCTGCAGAAAAAGTGTATAACGAGTTCGTACGTGAAAACGCGTATCTAAAAATATATTTCGTAAAAGACAATTTGGCCTTTGACGGAACACCTCCGTCGTTTTACAAAGTTAATCTAGTTACGTTGTATAATAGAAAGAAACTAAGGAAAATAATTTCATTGATTCAACGTAGGCGACCTAAACAAGTTATCGCTAATTACGTACGTGAAACATTTGGTTCCGTATCGGAACTATTAACAGCGATTCGTTTAGATTCATTATGGTTAAAATGGCAACTACCTCACTCGGAACACAGGATAAGTTACAAGAAATTCATTTACGAGGTTAAAAAGATGAAGATAGTGGGAAATTATGACATCGATAACGTTTGTTCTACCATGTCGTCTATACAACTTTAATTTTTTTAAAATGAAAAAACATTTGCTGATTAGTATTGGATAGTTGTCTATGTTCTCTCCATCATGAACGTTTCCACGTTGGACGATATCCTAAAACTGAATCCGTTCAAGCACATGAATCGGATAAAGATAAACACGGAGGAAAAATGTTTACTAGGGAGTACGTCGTTTATTAAGATAGATAAGGTTAAACACATTCCCAACAACGCGGTAGACGTCTCAAAATCTATACGCGTAAGAGGTCAGGACTTTACGTTATCGGAACTGTTGTATTCCCCATTGTATTTTCAACAGGCACGTGGACAATGTATCATGCCCCATTTTGTAATAAAATGTATAGACGAGGCTAAAAAAAATAGGATGGTCTGTAAATATTGTACAGTAACTAAATCGAGCGATCCACAGGGGTTAAACGCGAACATTTTCATTCCGACAAAAACGGAATCGATATATATTATCGTAGGCATACGTATAAAAAGTTATTGGTCAGTTACATTTCGAGTAGAGTGAGACGATGAATACGGAGTTCGTTCTCGCTATCGCCACGTGCACTACCCTACTAGGTATAGGAGCCATCGTTGTAGAGTCTGTCATTTACTACTTTACCAGAACCAGAAGAAAGAAAAACGGATACACGTCTCTTTAATAAATCACTCACTCTTTTTCAGGTATTAAATGCTATCACTTTTTTCTAAACCACCCCCCGGTGCTGGATGTCGGATCGTAGAAACTATTCCGAAGAACTTAGGTATTGTCACACAACACATGCTCACACACGAATGTTTCGATGAACTTATCACTCAAGCGAAACGCTACATCCACATCGCGTCGTTTTGTTGTAATTTGCGTACAACCGATCAAGGAAGACTCATTATGAAAAAACTCAAAGAAGTTGCGAAGTCGGGTATCAAGGTTACTATTTTGGTTGATTATCAGAGCGGAAACAAAGACGAAGAAGAATTACTCGAAAGTAACATCGATTACATTAAGGTAAAGATAGGAAAACGTTACAATCCAGGGGTATTGTTGGGTAGTTTCTGGATCGTTGACGGTACCCGGTGTTATATAGGAAACGCATCGCTTACGGGAGGATCCATATCAAATATAAAGACGCTGGGTGTCTATTCAACATACGCACCCTTAGCAGGTGATCTAGAGCGTCGTTTTAACACGTTTAAGGCTTTTGGAAACAAGTCCATCTTTTCTATCCTACACACGGCGTGTTGTTTAACGGCATCGACACAGTATAACATTAATAATCCTATAGGTGGAGTGTTTTTATCAGATTCCCCCGATTATATGCTAGGGTGCTCTAGAACGCTCGACGCCGACGTTGTAATGGGTAAGATAGCGAATGCTAAGAAAAGTATCTGCCTGGAATTGTTATCTCTCGTACCCGTAATACGAGAAGATGAAAAGACGACGTATTGGCCCAATATTTACAATGAGTTAATATGTGCTGTCATCAATCGAGGTGTTAAAGTGAGACTGCTGATAGGTTCCTGGAGCAACAACGACGTGTACATGATGTCGTCCGTAAAGAGTTTACAAACGATGTGCTCTAACAACGATCTGATCGTTAAGGTATTCTACGATAAGAACAATACAAAACTCATGATCGTCGATGACGAGTTCGCACATATTACACCTGCGAACTTTGACGGTACGCATTACCTTCGACATGCCTTCGTTAGTTTTAATACTGTACATCCGGAACTTGTGAAGATGTTAAACGACATATTTAAAAGAGATTGGGAAAATCCAAACAACACAGTGGTAAAAAACTGAACATAAAATAAATACACGTATTGTAATTACCAAAAATGATTAAACTATTAGGAGGACTATTAGACGACGTAAAAAAAGAAGTCGTTATACACACCTTAAAGGAACATCCACGATCCGTAGTATTAACCAAAACAAAATATGGAAAAGGAGTTGTCGTATACGACGGTAACTTAGAAGATGTAAAATCAATGATATCCGTATCCGAGTTAGACGTAGTGGGTATTACACCTTACGCGGAACCCGTGTCCTTACCAGCGGAGCCTATCAACAGTTTATGTATTCACGAAACGGATACGGACGTGTATTATTTTCCAAAAACGCGTAAGTCTCCTCTATTGGATATACTGAAGAAACGATTTAAACACGATGCGTTAATCCGATCATTGCAGGAACGGGACTACACTGTATCCGAAATAAATTACTGGTTGTATTGTAACGGATTAGAGGCATATAGGTTCGTAAATTATAAAGATGAAAAAGCTAACGATTCACAATATACGTTAATCGACGACATGGTTATAGCCTACATAGGAAAACATTACATATGGGTAAAGAAAAAAGAAGCGTACCAACGTCCGGAGATAGACGTATACCCGTATGATTTAGAACGTCTTTCCGCTCCGTGTAATTGGACGGAATTGCGACCCAATAAGCAGTATTTAAAGTTTATAACGATTTTAGTAAACGCTACGATTACTCCGAAAGGGGCATCCGTGTATATGATTACAACGCATCCGGGTAGATGTTTTACATCATTCGACCCGAAGAAGCTAGTCACGGACTTCTTAAAATGGATACGAGAAAGTATGGTAAACACATCCACCTTAGTAATAATAGGGTACTTAAGCAGTGTTTTTGATTTTCCGTTACTAAAATCATACTGGCCTAAAGACTCCGGGTGGTTCTTCGTAGGAAACAATTACATCGTCTCATCTGATGGTATGAAACTAGTATTGGTCGACGTGGCAAAATTCGTACACAACATGTCCATGATGGACTATCTTCGACATTGGAAAAGTTGTGTCGTGTCGATCCAAGGCGATATGATTACTAATGAAGATGCGCGAATGAAACTAAAAGCGTTAGAAAAGAATTCTTTTCGTGTAGCGGAGAGTTTATACAACGCCACATGCACACAACTAATTACGTTAAACAACGTATTATCTCCATGGAACGCGTTACACTTTACCCGGTTAGATGACGCCATATGGACGGCATCCGTCTACGATGCTTCTAACTCAAACGTGTATTATCCTTCCGGGTACGAAGCGATAAGTTTTATACGTCAAGCTATCCGTTCCTCGTACGTAAATACGTTACGTATCGACGTACCCAAACACTATTCAGTCTATGTGTTAAAATCAGTCTTTGACGTTGTATGTGAGGGAACGTATCCGGTAGGGTTTCCCACTTACGTACCAGGATACTTTGATGACGATATACCATATATAGCGTTATGCGAAGTTACCGTTAAACCCGACGTAAAGATCCCCGTTCTGTGGACGGACGAAGACACCAACACATTTTACACAGCACTTACGTCAGTCGATATACGTTTGATGAATCAACTAGGCGGGTATAAAATAAAACAAGTAGGCACCTTAGTGTGGAACGCGTCGTATTCTTTACGAGACGTTGCAGTACATCGTTTTGACGGAATACATCGAGTGAACGATAAGAAAACAACTGAATACGTCGATTACTGCCGGCAACTGTTTCCGTGCACGGACAATACGATGTTAATCTTTTACGCCTTTTGTGCCAGTTATTGCCGACGTAAACTTCATAACTTAATACGTGCGATTGATAGTCATTACTTGGGAGAATATATAATCAAACACAATTATAAAGAACTATGGATACGCAATACCGTTAAAATTCGCGATACGTTTCTGTCGAACGTTGTCAAGCTACGATAAGCAATTAGCCCTTAGGTCACTACGTGTATATAAAAACAAAACTTTCTTGAAATAAATTAATAAACCAGACACGGCTCGATTATACTGTTTTTATTACAATAAATGGGAATTATGGAAGACATTAACTCGTTAGAGGGTCAATGGGAACCCGTCGACAATGAAGATGATACGACCGTACTAGGAGACGATATTTATTTTGATTACGTGATATCACAGCTAGACACACACAAGAGTTGGTCCCCTAGCGTTAAACTTGTTCGTTATTTTAAAAACTTTAACAAAACAGCGCTCGATAAAATAGCGAACGAAGAATACATTAATCCGTCGTTCTTTCAACAAAAGGATGATCGGTTTTACCCAGCGAATGACGACTTTTATCATATCTCCACGGGTGGCTACGGTATCGTGTTTAAGATAGACAAGTACGTCGTAAAGTTTGTGTACGAACCTAATAAAAACTATACGCCTATAGACACGACAGCAGAATATACCATTCCCAAGTTCTTATATAATAACTTAAAGGGGGATGAAAAAAAATTAATCGTATGTGCCTGGGCCATGGGGGTAAATTATAACCTGTCATTTTTGTACAACTTGTATAAACGCGTATTATATATGCTGCTATTAATTGTACAGATACTCGACGAGCAACCATTGAACCTTACCCATTTTTCACACAAGTATTTTTTAAAGTCGTTTAACGAGAAGAAAGGAGACGTTAAATTCGTTAAGTTATTGTCGTACTTTTACCCTATTGTCGTACAAAGTAACATAAATGTAATTAATTACTTTACGCACATGTTTTATTTCTTCGAACATGAGAAACGTTCCAATTATGCATATGATAAAGGCAACATCATCGTGTTTCCGTTGGCCAAATGTTCCGCGGATAAAATTACGGGGAAAGTCATAACACGATTCGGATTTAAATCGTTGACGGATTACGTAAAGTTTTTATTTTTACAAATCGCTTTATTGTACGTAAAAATATACGAGTTACCGTGTTGTAATAACTTCGTACACGTAGACCTCAAACCCGATAACATTCTCGTATTCGATTCTCCTACGCCCCTCAGTATTACGTTTAAACACAACACGTACGTGTTTAACGAGCCCATTAAGGCGTGTTTAAACGATTTTGATTTTTCTCAGGTAGCGAGTATAACGAATAAGAAGATAAAGAACAGTTTGAAAGTAGAACACAACTGGTATTACGATTTTCACTTCTTTACACATACGTTGTTTCGTACGTATCCGGAAATAGAAACGGATAAGGAATTCACAAAGGCATTGAGCGAATTCATTATGTGTTGTACGAAGACGACATGTGATAAGTTTAGATTAAAAACGTCCATCCTACATCCTATTTCGTTTTTAGAAAAGTTTATAACAAAAAACATTTTCTCAAATTGGATAAATGGAACCCGTTGCACAACTTAATACGCTATACACACTGTTCGTTAAACGATATTTACACAACCTATCGTTGTATACTACTCCTGTAAACACTACGTGCGCTATACATATCGGTGAAATACAAGGCGTATTCGAACGATGTAAGTTGCAAATTCTTAACTTTTGTTCCAATAATAAAGAGTTGAGTTTCAAATTATTGATAAAAACGTTTAGGGAAATATCGGAGATATTACCTGATAAAGAACGAGACGCGTTGGCTAAAGAAATAGGAATCGATTTAACGAAGGCCGACGATGACCCCAGCCAGGACATCGTCCGTAACTGTAACGTGTTTTCGGATGTAAAAAACGTTATAGATATACAAAAGTTTGATGCGGGGTATTGTGTCGCCCCCGAGAATAAACACATCCTGTTACAGATCGTGAACTCAGGTTCCGCGGAGGCCAACTGCGTTATTAGTTCTATCGTACGAGCCACTAACAAAATAGCGTTACCCGATGAGTTTATTAACAATAAACTACGTGTATTAAATAGTCCGTGGTTTATCGTATTCGCTGTATTCGTCCTAATTGTGTTCGTTATATGTGTATGCTCCATTAAACGAAAAATAAACCTAAAATATAGATACGGGTCGTTTCTTTACGTGTAAAATGAAACATAAATCCTAGCTAATAACATAAATAAATAGCACTTAAATTAAAGATGAGTAGCTATGTGAAGAAGATCAACAAAGCGGTCGTTGAAGGAAAAACGTACAAACCGTCCACTCCGACGAACGAAGAAATACAAAAGTACGGATGTTGTTTAAGTATTAAGAAAACACAATCCGGTGAAAAGAGTAAAACATGTTTACAAAATAACTATCCAGAAATCATAACCAATAATATGTTTTATAACACCTAGGTGGGGATTCCATCTATTTATTCCTCATGTGCAACAACTACTCTTTCCTCTACACTAAAAACTACTACCTACCACTTAAGCTAGCTATATTCACTTTTTGTAAATTAACGTGATTGGGTTAAATTATTATATCTTCTGCTAATAATAGAAATTTTATCATAGTGTAATAGGATCATTCACACAAAACAATGGCGTCTGTGGTAGCAACAATTCGAGAAAAAATGATAAAATGTAAACTTAGATTTGATACGTTTATAAGTTACTTAGTAAAAAAAAGAAATAAAAGTGTAAATATTTTATTAGATGATCACGTATCTGTTTTATCCGACGATTCAGACTACTACGAATCGGGAGACTCGGAATATTACGAATCATCCGATTCTGCGTATGAGTCAGAGTCCGAAGTTCCTTTGTTAAATTAAACATGTTGGGTGAAAAAAATATTACAACCGTCGACCATGAGAATGAGATTGGTGCTATTGCTACAGCCGTGTTCGTCAGTTTATACATTATCATGTTCTTAATCATATATCTTAATAAATGGACAGTTATAAAAGAAGCATGGGACGCTATAAAACTTAAAATAATTAATGCGACCACTCGTAGATCGTTTCAACAACTAGATACGGTGTATTATACGGATGATGATCAGGTAGGTGTGAACTTAGAATAAGTGAAACATAATATAAGTCCTTCAAAAAATGGAAGATGAACCCGTGTTAAAGGAATCCTTAGATAGATACGTCGTATTTCCCATACAATACAATGATATTTGGAAAATGTATAAAAAGGCAGTGGCTAGCTTTTGGACGCCAGAAGAAGTGGATATATCCAAAGATTTAAAAGATTGGCATATTCTTACATCTGACGAAAAATATTTCATTAAGCACATATTGGCGTTTTTTGCTGCAAGTGACGGTATCGTGAATGAGAACCTGGCGGAACGATTTTACGTGGAAGTACAAATAGCGGAGGCTCGATGCTTCTATGGATTTCAGATAGCCATAGAGAACATACACTCAGAAATGTACAGTTTACTGATTGATACGTATATAATCGATATTCAGGAAAAAGAGAAATTGTTTAAGGCCATAGAAACGATGGATTGTATAAAACAAAAAGCCGAATGGGTACAGAAATGGATTCGTAATAAAGATGCTACGTACGCGGAACGATTAATCGCTTTTGCATCTGTTGAGGGTATATTCTTTTCGGGGTCATTTGCTGCGATATTCTGGTTAAAGAAACGAGGAAAAATGCCAGGGTTAACTTTTTCCAACGAACTTATCAGCAGAGACGAAGGACTACATTGCGACTTCGCGTGTCTAATGTTTAAACACCTAAACCATACACCGTCTGAAACACGAGCCACCGATATCATTAAAGAAGCGGTTGTGATAGAACAACAATTTTTAACAAAAGCTCTTCCGGTACGACTTATAGGAATTAATTGCGACTTAATGTGTCAATATATAGAATTTGTAGCAGATAGATTAGTTACGGAACTGGGGTACTCTAAGATATTTTCAGCTACTAATCCCTTTGATTTTATGGAAAATATATCTTTAGAGGGAAAAACTAACTTCTTCGAAAAACGCGTTAGTGATTACCAAAGAATGGGTGTTGCTTCTAAACAAGATAACACATTTTCATTGGATGTAGATTTTTAAGTTTTTTTTTAGCAAAAAAAGTTGAGCAAATAAGTATATAAAAATACACAAAAATGGCGGAGACGATCACGTACGTCGACCATGAGTACAAGAAACGACTCGAGACAATGTCCATCTATCCTACCGAAGAGATCTCTATCGTTACCACCATGGGGACCGTTAAGACGCGAAAGGATTTACTTCTCTCAGCGTCAGTGTATTTTAGGATGTTTATCAAGAACAATATGAAAGTCATGATACAGTACGACCACGACGTTGTAGAGCAAATTATCAGGTATATCAATACTGGGTCGTTCGATATAACCCCTTGTACGATTATAAAACTATTTACCATCGCCTGTAAAACGTTCTTGGGATTCGTACAGACCTCGTGTGTCGAGTATATAATAAGCCACATTAACGACTCCACGTGTGTAGGGTTTCTAAAAACTGGATTAAGTAACAAGTGTTACAAAGTATATAGCGTCGCCATGGAATACATACGGAGTCGGTTCGAGATCTTGTCCGTGGATAAAACGTTGCTACCCTTGTCGTATTTCGAACTGAATAACATACTTAAAGACGACGAGGTAAACGTCTCTAAGGAAGACGTTATATTGGAATTCATCATCAAATGGGCAAGATATAAAAAACAAAACAAAATGAAAACGATAGGACTTATGAACGACGTGTTACGATACACGTATTTGACGGATCATGGAACCAGGGTGTTAAAGCGATGGAGATCGCACGGAACGGCGTACAGGTTTATCAAACAAGACAGACGAATGGTGGCACGCCGTCGTAAATATTACACGGCGAAAGACGTTCCTTACTCTAAACAAGATCCCACGACGTCTACCAAAGACGAAATGGAAAGAATTAACAAACTTATAGACGAGCACCATGGTGGATGTGGATGTGTTACGTTAAACGACGTGGTGTATCTGATAGGAGGGGTAAACAAAGCGAACGAACCCGTAGCGGATGTGGTAGGTATAAACACTCGTACATCCCAGTGTGTGTACGTACCCAACTTAAACGTGGCTAGGAAATTACCTACGGTGTCTACCTTACGTAACAGAATTTACGCGATAGGAGGAGTAGGAACAGACGGAAGCCTCGTCTCCGTAGAAAGTTGGACCCCTGGGGAAGACGCATGGCAAATAGAATCTAATCTGCTACAGGCCCGATACAATGCGTGTTCCGCCACGTTAGACAATCTGTTGTACGTCATGGGAGGTGCCAACGATTTTGATAAGACGGTGGAAGTATACTCTCCGTCTTCCAGACAATGGAGCATGTGTAACCCCATGAAATACTCCCACGCGGGAGGATGTTCCACGTCTCGCGGAGATACTGTTTACGTACTAGGAGGAGTTTCGTACATAGATGGGATAAAGGTGTACACCATGGTGGAAAGCTATAGTACGGTTACATGTACGTGGCGCGTGGAATCTTCTTTGAATCTTCCCAGGATTAACGCATCAGTGTGTCTTGTCGATGAGTCTCTCATCGTTCTAGGAGGTTTTATGTATAGATACATTGATGAGATAGAGGTGTACAACGACATATCAAAAACCTGGGACATCGTAGGCAACGTACACGAATGTGATATACTTTAAAATGAAGGAAAATGACATTTTTTTTATAGTAAAAATGGAACACCGAGGTGTAATTATAACCGTGTTAGAAAATCTAACAGATTATCAGTTTAAGATGTTCCTTTATCTAGTGACGGAGGATCTTCGCATCAATCCAGTAGAAAAAGAAAAGATCGATAGAATAGACTTGGCGTATAAAATATCAGAACTATATCCGGGACATAGTTATATCGAGTTTATGAAACAAGTCACCGGATACATACCTAATAAAGTATATGTAGACTCGTTGTTAAAGAACGCCGAAGAGAACACGCAGGACTTATTTAACACTCCGAAGAAACAACGGAACAGGGGACGTATCGTGAAAGTATTGTTTTAACAAAAGTTAAAAAAAATGTATTTTTCTACAAAAAGTCATGACGGATACGGTCAAATGTGTTAAATTCTCCGAACATGCTAGTCTTCCCACGAAGGCTACGAAAGATGCTGCCGGGTACGATTTATATAGCGCCTATGCGTACATTATTCGTCCTAGCGAACGTTGTTTGGTTAAAACAGATATAGGATTAAGTATTCCCGAAGGATGTTATGGCAGGATCGCCCCACGATCTGGTTTGTCGTTGAAATTCTCCATTGACGTAGGTGGCGGGGTTATAGATAGAGATTACAGAGGGAATGTAGGAATCATACTCATTAATAACGGAAAAGACACATACTATGTTAAAAAAGGAGATAAGGTAGCACAGATAATTTTTGAAAAAGTAGCAACAAGTGTAAATATAGAAAGTGTCGGAACATTGGACGTGACAGTTCGCGGACGCAACGGATTCGGTTCAAGCGGCTATTAGTTTTTATCGTCTACTATGTCTCGTCTAAAGGAGGTTGTCTACACTTATCTGAACGGTGGGGATATAACGGAGTGTACAGAAATAGATCTATTATGTCAGTTGGTTAATTGTTGCAATTTTATCAACAATACGTATGCGAAAAACTACGACGTGTTGTGTGATATCATGGAACGGGACATTTTATCGTACAACATAGAGAACATTAAAAAGGCGTTAGGATTTGCGTTACTGGACGCATCACCGTCCGTTAAATTGGCCACACTGGCTCTATTGTCGATCATACTTAAAAAGTTAAACAAGATACGACATACGGAAGCATGTGTGTTCTCGGACGTCATAGACGGTATTACTGCGGAGGAAAACAAGGTGATAGGATTTATTCAGGAAAAATATAAATATAATACGACATACTATAATAAACGTAGTAAACTGCCAGTATATCTGTCAACTGCAATGGTTGCGACCCTTATTGTTTATGGCGTAATAAAATGGCGACGCGGAACCTAGTGGCCTCTCTATTATGTATTATGTACGCGGTACACGCGATGAACGATTATCTGTATATTGTCAAACATGTTAAAGTATGTAATCACGACTATGAAAACTATTGTCTGAATAACGGAACTTGTTTTACTATAGCATTAGACAATGTATCGATTACCCCATTTTGTGTATGTCGTATTAACTACGAGGGAAGTAGATGTCAGTTCATTAATTTAGTTACTTATTAAGTGATAACCATTGCCATTGATAATACGTATATTCCGCATAATAACTCTTCTCGTTTACAACACTAAATGCTTTTATACAATACTCTCCCAATCCGTTTAGTTTAGAAAACAAAAATATAAACAACGAATTTTTGCAACGATCACAATGTCGCGTACTTTATTGAGATTTTTGGAAGATGGTGCCATGAGCGACGTGACGATTGTCGTAGGAAACTTAACGTTTTTTGCACATAAACTAATTTTATCTCTTCACTCGGACTACTTTTACCGTTTGTTTAACGGTGGTTTTACTCCACCTGACACGGTTACATTGGACTCGGAGTACGATGTTGTTAAAGCGGTACTTATGTACATGTACACGGGATTTAGCGACTTAAAAGATCGTACTATAGACGATATACAATCCGTTATCATTCTAGCGGACTACTTGGGTATAGATAAACTGGTGGACGAATGTATACATTGCATCATATCCAAAGTAGATACATCAAACTGTGTAGGGGTTTATAGGTTCGCGGATACCTATCACATAGAGAACTTAAGACAAGCAACCAAAACGTTTTTAACCGAGATCCTACTAAGTCCTACAGACGCATTCGAAAACCTATCACAGGACGACGCAGTTATCGTACTGAAGGAAACATACAATGTCGTAGATAGGCGAACTATTATTAGTGTGATACTATTATGGGTTCGGAAATGTCCCAATCGTATCAAACAAATAAAGGCGTTAACTACAGCTATACATGACGACAACGATGAAGACGATGTGTATACAATCTATGAGAGATACGTGGAAGAACTGAAGGATATGTCAACAAACCCATTATCCAATAATTGCATCGCTACGATCGATAAAGAGAGATACATTTGTGTCGTTAATCCGGACACTTCATGGAGTAAACGTGTAACTTACATGAGTAGACGCGTCGTAGGTGATAGATTTACCGTCGTTTGTATGGACAACGTCCTATACATTATAGGGGGTACGTTAGAAGGAGCACCTACGTCCGATGTGCTAGCGTACGATTTGATAACACGCACGTATAACTTAATACCGGAGATGGGTAAATATAGACGTAATTCGTCCGCTTGTGTCGTAAATGGATATATCTACGTCGTAGGAGGTATAGACCAAGAAGATAGGTTAATTGGTTCCGTAGAGTATTGGAAACCTGGAATGGATGAATGGCACAACGCTCCTTATCTACAAGCGAATGTAGAAACGGCTACAGTGTGTTACAGGAATGAGCTGTGGGTCGCGGGAGGTACCGTGGATTTGTATTATCCTACGTTTATAAACTCTGTTAATAGATTAACGGGCGATCGGTGGACGATAGTGGAACCTCTTCCTGAACCGCGATCAGGAGCTGCGGCTGTAGTATATAATGATCGATTATACTGTATAGGCGGAAGGGTCCACGGAGGCATTTACACGAGTCACGTCTACAGATATTTAGATGAGTCGCATACGTGGGAACGGTTAAGTGATATGGTCGAAGTACGCAGAAATCCCATCTGTTGTGTTTACAACAACGCGATTTATGTATTGGGAGGAAATACAAACGCTGTAGAGAAATACAACGGGTGTAAGTGGCGACGTACCGATGACATACCCGTGTATCCCTCGTGCAATAACACCGCATATCCATTTTTTTACACCAACTACGACAAATAACGCGCGTACGGAGTGATCAAGGTACATAACATGTCTCTACGAAAAACGAGTACGATACTAATGAATCATGTGCTAGTTAAAATCCATCGTACATAATACAGTAGGAATTTTGTCATGAACCTCTCTTGTCGAGGAAAACATAAATTAAAACAAGTGTATATAGAACGAGCGCTATGGGTCTATTATTGCCCGGGAGCGTTCACGAGGGTGTCGTATATTTTAGAGACGGTGTATTCCGAGTCAGTCTACACGGATACGAAGATCACGACTGTGTTCTCTTGGATTATCTGAACTACAGGCATGATACACTGGATCAGTTGAAGCGACGTCTAGTCGGTCGTACGATCAAGACGCAAGTTGTTAGAGTGAACGGATTGTACGTGGATTTACGACGTTTTTTTACGGGTTAAAATGAAATATTTGGTCCTCGTCTTATGTTTAACGTCGTATGTCTGTCGAGATATCTGACTCTGAACGTTCCGATACGTGTACGACGAAAACAAAACGTCGTGTTCTCACCGTATGGTTAGACTCCGTACTGTCAATACTACAGACCGCGGTGGGTGGTAACACGAAACGAGAAATGGACGACTTCTTCGCATTTCTTGTAACACGGTAGCTATTCCGTAGATCGATCCGTCAGTCCCACTGTGTCCCGATTTCATGGTGGCGTTTGCCTGATTCAACGGGTGGTGTTTAATTAATTTGGATGAAGCCAAAGACACGTCACATTGGTCTTCGCCGTAGACATACAGAGCGGCAACCTTTTTATTCCAAAACGTAACCATGTTGTTCGTCGTCCCGGGCTACCTGGGGACTGGATAAAGAGAGACGTGTATCGATTGACGATGAATAAGTTCCCCGTGAACTATCTGTGTGTTCCAAACGAACGAATGACGACAATGACACAAAGTGAAATGACCCGCAACCTCCGCCACACATCGATAGTTGTAAACAAAACCGGTCATGTTTCTCATCTATCACAAAATCACAACTACCGTGTTATTATTGAGACTGTTAAAGGGTGAAAAAATAATATCTTATAATCGGGGAACGATGTCGTATCCTTTGTATAAACTCTTTTTGAAGGGTAAACTATGCGACGTCGAAATCGTCGCGGAAGGCAAAAGCATCCGAGCGCATCGGTTGGTGCTCTCCGCGTATTCCAAATACTTCTACAGTCTGTTTAATGGGGACTTCGTAGAAAAAAACATAGACGTGATTGTCTTAGAGGCGGATTACAAAACCGTATTTGATGTGATTTATTACATGTACACGGAATCGATAGAATTACACAAAAGGAATAACGAATCCATTTTCTCATTGGCACACTATCTACAGATTAACCCCCTGATTAAAAAATGTGCCCATGAGTTTAACAAAATAGTAAACGAAGAAAGTTGTATACATCTGTTTAAATTCTCCGAGCTCTACGATCTGACCGAGTTGAAACGCAGGACCCGATGGCTTATGCCCAGTATGGTGATGAATTCGAGAGATCAACTACGGGCGTTGGACTTAGAAGATCTGTTACTGGTATTAGATCAGATACGGGATAATGTCGATCGAAGTATCACCCTAACGGCCGTCACACAATGGATACAGGCAAACACGCGTCGTCGTATACGCTACGCAGTACAACTGGCGAAACGTATTGGGGACAGTCCCAGGACTGTGTCATCCAGAACCGTGTACAAACAATATGTGATGGAACTACAGAATCACCCTGAGGAATTCCGACCCGCGTATCATAACTGTATCGTGTTCCTGGGAGGGTCGATGAAAGGCTATGTAAAGGCCCTGAATCCGGAGACGGGTAAATCGGTCGTCTTATCCAAGTGGTGGACTATCGAACACTGGGAGTATTTTACCGCAGTATGTATGGACGATGTAATGTATTTCGTAGGGGGGAAAATAGACACCATATCCACGACGAATGCATTAGCCTACGACGTCAAGGCGAATGTCTGGTTCAGGATACCCAACCTGCCGGAACACCGTAACGAAGCGACTGCGTGCGCCCTACACGGATGCATCTATCTCGTAGGAGGATATGATGCAGACGATAGACCGTTGGATACGACCAGGTACTGGAAACCTGGATATGATCGGTGGTACAAGGGACCCACCCTCGTGGAACCCGTTGCCGAAACGAGTGCCGTCCTCTACAAGAGCGAATTATGGATATTGGGTGGCAGGGTCCTCCGTAATGGTGTCCTAGATACCACGGACGTAGTACAAAAACTATCCGGAAACGAATGGGTGAGGGTAAACGAACTATCCGTACCCAAGGCGAGCGTTACAGCGATCGTCTATCGAGAGAGGTTGTACTGCATAGGGGGTCTGGTGGATCGGTACACCTCGACGAACGAAGTACTCCGTTACAGGGACGATACAAACGAGTGGGAATACGTAGGGTCGACAAAACACAAACGAGGGGGTGCAGTGGGATGCGTGTTTAACGACGAACTGTACGTCTTCGGAGGAACGAACACGTATACGTCCGAACGCTACAACGGAATCGCCTGGAAACGGTCGAACGACGTATCCTGTTATGTAGCCTCCATGAACGCAGCGTATGCCACGTACCTCGAGTTGTAAACTGTTTTTATTACTGAAAGAGTAATAGAGTAGAGTAGAGTGATAATGATTAAGATGAAAGAGCGACTGTTTTTCATTTGGTTCCTCACAGTCACATCTACAGATACCGTGCGTCTCACATCATACGACCTAAACATATTCGTTAATTGGCGAGATGATGGATACGCCTACAACGTCAGTATTAAACCGTACACGACGGGTACGTGGATTAACGTGTGTGAATGGGCCTCGTCGAGTTGTAACGTGTCGGCAGCTTTGCAAAACGATTTGGACATCATGACCTGGGTTAGGTTGACCCGACTCGGTGAATCCATCGAGTACAGTCTAGAACCGACGTGTAACGTGGCCCGTTTCTCACCTCCGGAGGTACGCCTCTCGCGGCTAGGACCCAGTGTAGAAGTTGTCATTCAACATTCCGTTGTGAATCTACGGGGAGATAATGTCCCCGTCTACGGATATCCCTTTTGTGACGATTACTTCGGATATAAAATGTTCTTCCTATTCTCGAATGATAAGCACGCGGAATACGACGTAGATGATCGATACTGCGACTACGTACAGTGTCGTTTCACTATCGAGTCTCAAGAACGTGTGTGTGTGACAGCGGTTCTCGTCTACGGTAACTCCTATCGCTCCGAGGCGGGGGAAGACGTCTGCGTTTCCGAACTAGTCAAGTATGTGGTCGATCCTTACATAGTGAAGAAACCCTCCGACCTGGAAGACGTCAAACGTATTATAAGTAACGAATACCGTTTCGACAAGACAGAGGAGAGAAGCCGATTGGAGGACCTGTATCTGATGATCGCTTCCATGTTTCAACGTCTCGTGGAGGATATTTTTTAATAATGAAAATATAAACAATATAAGTTTTTGTATTAGACAACATGAATCGCTCCTTGTTAAGTTTTTTGGAGAATGGTACCATGAGCGATGTGACCATCATCGCCGGAACCTCGAAGTTCACGGCCCATCGATTGATTTTATCCGTACACTCTGACTACTTTTATCGTCTGTTTAACGGAGGGTTTGAGGTTCCCGACACGGTAACATTGGACACCGACGATGTCGTCCTTCGTGAAGTACTTACCTACATGTACACGGGATGTAGTAACGTACGAGGAAGTACCGTGGAAAACATACAATCCGTTATCATTCTAGCGGACTACTTGGGTATACATAAACTGGTGAAAGAGTGCATCGATTACATCGTAACTCAAGTAGAACCGTCAAACTGCATCGCGATATTCCAGTTCGCGGACACCTATCACATAGAGGACTTAAAACGAATCCTCCACATGTTCTTTCCCGAGATCTTGCTGAGTTCCCGAGAGGCGTTTGCGAAACTAGACACCCACGAGGCACTCATCGTTCTACGCGAGTCCCATAAGATCGTCGGTCGACGATTCGTTATCAAGTCCATCCTAGATTGGGTGAGAAAAGAACCCAAGCATATTAAACAGATAAAGGCGTTGTCTGAGGCCATCGGGGACGACGTGGAAAAGGACACAATATACGAAGTGTACTCGAGATACATGGAAGAAATAAAGGATACACCCCATACCCCACCGCTCTCCCATAATTGTATCATTACGATAGACAGGAGGAGATATATCCGCGCCTACAGTCCGGACATGATGTGGAACACTCGTATCGCACATGTTGGTCGCGTCGACATAGGTGATAGATTTACCGTTGTTTGTATGGACAACGTCTTGTATTGTTTGGGGGGCACGTTAAATGGAGTACCCACGTCCGATGTCTTGGGATACGATCTCCTGACAGGTGATTGTACATACATGCCCGACATGAGACAACACAGACGGAACGCCTCTGCCTGCAGCGTAAATGGATGCATCTACGCCATAGGAGGCATTGACGAAGAAGGCAGATTGATTCCCAACGTGGAGTATTGGACCCCCAGTAACGACGACTGGTATTACAGCCGATATCTCTACCCTAATGTGGAAGCTGCGACTGTGTGTTACAAGAACGAGCTATGGGTCGCGGGAGGGACGATCGACCTGTATCCTACTACGTTTACAAACGCGGTGAATAGATTAACAGACGATGGATGGGTTAAGATGGCGCCTCTTCCTATGCCTAGGTCCGGAGCCTCGATGGTTGTGTACAAGGGACGATTATATTGCTTGGGAGGACGCACGAACGAACACTCCGACACGAATCACGTCTACCGATACGACGACGTGTGTTGCGTATGGGAACGCATCGAGGACATGACGGAGGCGCGTAGAAATCCCATCTGTTGTGTCTACAACAACACGTTGTACGTATTAGGAGGACGGACTAACTCCGCGGAGTCGTATAATGGGTGGAAATGGCATCGTGTTAACGACGTTTCTCTATACACTGGATGTACGAATACGGCGTACCCATTTTTTATACAACGGTGAAAAAATAAGTGTACTTGATGATATAACCCAAACGGTATGGATCTATACGGGTATGTAGCGTGCGCGCTCCGTCTTCGATACGGTGTACTCGACGCGTTCTTGAACGTATACAACCCGGACGAACTATCTGCGATGGATGATACACCCTTTAGCCTTTATCTAACGCGATATGACTGTACCCTGGAGACATTACGTTTGTTTTTGAAACGAGGCGTCGACGTCAACGGTGTTCGTGGAACCCGTACCTCTCCTCTATGTACGGTCCTATCCAACAAGGAATTGGGAAAAGAGGCGGAGACGTTGGCAATGTGTCTTATCGATGCGGGAGCCGATGTTAATGCGAGGGGCGCAGATGGAAGATATCCTTTACTCTGTCTGTTGGAAAACGATCGTATTAATACGACGAGTTTTGTAAAGTACATGATCGATCGAGGCACGTTAGTATGCGTTCGGGGGATAGACGGATGCGGGCCCATACAGACCTATTTACGTTCCAAGAACGTGGTATTGGAAACGTTGCACGTGTTAGTTCGTGCGGGGGCCTCCATACATGACATGGACAAGAAGTACGGGTTCAACATCCTTCAATGTTACATGATCAGTCACGTACGTTCATCGGACGTGCGGATACTACGCTTTCTCGCAGGTCAAGGAGTCAATTCCTCTCAAGGGTTCAATGCAACTTTCATGTTTGATATGTTGGAACGTAAGATCAGTTATGGTGTCTTTAATAGAAAGGTATTGGACTTTATCTTTACTCAGATCAGCGTAAACCAACAAGATTCTCTCGACTTTACACCTATCAACTATTGCGTGATACACAACGACCGACGGACCTTCGACTATCTGTTGGAGAAAGGCGCAAATCCCAACGTGGTTAACTTCCTGGGGAACTCCTGTTTGGATTTAGCCGTGTTAAACGGAAACAAGTACATGACCCTTCGTTTGTTACGAAAGACGATCACTCCGGACGCTTATGCGAGAGCATTAAAAGTGATAAATTATAACATTTATTCGATCAATTCGTTCGGAATGAGGGAGTTCGTAACGAGACACAGGACCATGTATAAAGCCCTCATTCGAAGTTTCATAAAAGACTCGGACATGGAGATCTACACATACAATCACATTTACGACTTCTTTAAAGAGTTCGTGGATGAGTGTATACGGGAACGAGACGCCATGAAAGCGGACGTTCTTGATTCTGTCAGCATGTTTGACGTGATATTCGGTAGAGTATCCAGGATCCGTTGGAAGCATGTTCGTGTTATATCGAAGTACGTACGAGGTGCTTACGGAGATAAAGTAAAAAAAATCCTCAGATCCTTATATACTCGCCGTTTCAAAACGAACCGCCTCGTCCACTACATCACCGACCTATGTGGAACCTCCTGTCTGTGGACCCATCTTCCCGTAGAAGTTCGATATACTATCGTGGACTATTTGAACGACGGTGAAATCCACTATCTTTTTATGAAGTTACATGCGTAGGAACTTTCTCGTATTATAAATGCTATCCTATTTAATAGGTCCTATCCTATCGATTTGCTACTTCGTTATAGGACGATTGTCCGGACTGATCCAATACCTGATCGTAAAAATGATATGGTTCGTCGTAGGAAGTCCGTACTCGTATCTACCTTCTCTCAATCCGTTTAAAAAAGAGAAGAAAGACGACGGATTCATCTCTTCCTTTAATCCGTTCAAAAAGGAAGAACCCAAGAAGGGTTCATGGTTCGGTTGGATGGGTTAATTAATGAAAATGTACACGCGATTATCGAGGGTAGGAACCATGGAGTCCGTTGTACTACTTCTCGCGTTCATATCCCTTGTCTGTGGTTATGTCATCGATCCGTGTACGCCACAAGAACGATCTACGTGGCACGTATCAATCAAACTATGTATACGAGTACAAGAATACAAAATATCTTCTAGAGGTTGTCGTCTCACACAGGGTCCGGGTGGGTTAATCGCTACGGGAAACGGGTTTAAAATCTTCGCATATGACGAATGTGGACACGATGAACACAGTTTTCTACTAACGAACATACGAGAGTCCGTGTACGCGTCGGGTCATGGTATGTACGCGGAGATCTCGAATAACGTTACTTATCTAGATTTAGTATCGCCATGTGCCAGAAACATAACCATCATAGTATCCTGCGACGATATCACTATCAACGCCTACGGTAAGAATATAGACGAACTACATCCAGACGTCACAATCACTACATTAATTGATACGTCGTGTGTACGAGGACATAGTTTCGCATACTCCATAAACACGTTGTGTACGGAACGACTCTCCGGAGAGTCGTGTGAACAATTAGCCTGTCAGGCGATTAAAGGATCCCAACACGAAAACTACCTAAAAGCGTGCGAACTAAACGCCCCCGAACAATATATGTTTAAGGAGTATAAACCTCACCAACGACCCCATGTCGCGAAGGTATTACGAGATGAATTATAACAATTCAGGCATTTTCACGACTAATAAATTATGACGATGAGCCAACAACCCGAGTGTCCCATTTTTTTTTAAGCTGGTGGATTTTTTGCTTAATACATAAATTCGTCTTCGGTATATGGAGATGTTTTAGGGGGACGATCGTACTCGTTCTAAAAGTAATAGGGTTCGTCTTTTACGCGATACGAGGATTCTGTCAACTGTTGGTAAATAGCGTCGCGCGACTATGTATGTTGTGTGTGTTTTACCTGGCGAGACTATGCAATCTATTCGTCTACAGCGTCTATACGTTACTGATGTATCCCATCAACCGACTCGTGTCTTTCATGTTTGGGGAACTCAACCCTGTCTGCGAACCCAATCCCAAGAAAGACGACGAGTGTTCCGTCATCACCCCTGCTGATTGTTCCTCCGTTCCCAAGGAACCATTAAACGCGAACGAATTAAATGGTATGTTCGATTTCATGAAGATACCTAACCCGTTTAAACGTTACGACTGCAATAACAATAACAATAACAATAACAATAACAATAACAATAACAATAGGCAGCCCGTGTCCTATCCGTCGAAGAAGGGATTCTTCGACATGATAGAGACGTTAGAATAATGAAAAAATAAACACTACTTAATGGTGTTCGAGCCATTCTCGAACGTTTCCTTTTCTTCCTGCGATCATGGCGTTCTATGTTCGTAGGAACAACTTCGACGCGGAAGATAGTGTACTTCTGGCGGTTCAAGACTATCTCAGATGGTCGTCTACCCCATTCAGGGATAGAGAACCTGCCGGTTGTGTGTTTGCCGTGTTTGAGTCTTTCAAGAGGGACGCGTCTATCGTGTTTCGCGACAACGTACGTTGGCTCGTTCGATGTTCGTATAAATACGTCGACAGTTCCGAATCCCTCATTCGCGCCATGTTACGACACGACAATTACATCACCGAGGCCTGTGCCGTGATTGGCTTATTGGCACAGGTCGCCGAGTACTGGGGATACGACAATCCTATCCCCATTTCTGCGAGAGTGATTGAGTTGTTCATGAGGTTGATCGCGGATTATGAGATTTCACATATCAGGTCCGTGATCAATATTCGTTTACAATGCTTCGCTCCTCGAAAAAGTCGTAACATCTAAATTGGCTCTCTCATTCGGTTATAATTGATTCCTTCTTTTTCTTGTACAAAAATATAAAAATAATTACAACATTATATATTATGCTTCGTTTAATTGCACTACTAGTATGTGTCGTGTACGTATACGGAGATGATGTACCGTATTCTTCCAATCAAGGAAAATGTGGAGGACACGACTACGAAAAAGACGGACTGTGTTGTGCATCCTGTCATCCAGGGTTTTATGCCTCTAGATTGTGCGGACCCGGGTCCAATACGGTGTGTTCTCCGTGTGAAGACGGAACCTTTACGGCGAGTACTAACCATGCCCCTGCGTGCGTAAGTTGTCGAGGTCCGTGTACGGGGCATCTATCCGAGTCTCAACCGTGCGATAGAACCCACGATAGAGTCTGCAATTGTTCTACGGGGAACTATTGTCTGTTGAAAGGACAGAACGGATGTAGGATATGTGCCCCCCAGACAAAGTGTCCCGCGGGATATGGCGTCTCTGGACACACGCGAGCGGGAGATACTCTCTGTGAGAAATGTCCTCCGCATACGTATTCCGATTCTCTGTCTCCAACAGAGAGATGCGGTACATCGTTTAATTACATCAGTGTGGGATTCAATCTATATCCCGTAAACGAAACGTCTTGTACGACGACCGCTGGACACAACGAAGTGATCAAAACGAAGGAGTTTACAGTTACGTTAAATTACACGGATTGTGATCCTGTCTTTCACACGGAATACTACGCAACGAGTGGAAAAGAAGGAGCTGGTGGATTCTTCACGGGAACAGATATATACCAGAACACCACCAAGGTGTGTACACTCAACGTGGAGATCCAGTGTTCTGAGGGAGACGATATACATACATTGCAGAAGACGAACGGGGGGTCTACCATGCCTCATTCGGAGACGATTACCGTCGTAGGAAGTTGTCTGTCCGACGTTAATGTAGATATCATGTACAGCGACACCAACCACCCCGGGGAGGTCGATGACTTCGTGGAATATCATTGGGGGACGCGTCTCCGTTTCTTTCCCTTACCCAAACGATGTACCCCAGTCTCGTAGGGTTTTTCTTTCTCGTTAATTTCTTAAAAAAAAGTCAAATTATAGTAAAACATAGGCGTATTGGAAATAACTACGGATTTCTTACATACTGGCGTCATGAGGCGCCTGTGTATAATATTGTTGGTGTATGTATATGCGACATTTGCAACGAAAGGCATCTGTAAACAAGATGAAGATGTCCGATACATGGGAATCGATGTTGTGGTTAAAGTTACAAAGAAGACTAGCGGAAGTGATACCGTTTGTCAGGCTCTACGTACGACGTTTGAAGCGGCCCACAAGGGCGACGGAGCCAACGACAGCCTGAGTACGGAGTACGTCGATGATTATAGCGAGGAGGAAGAGTACGAGTACGACGAATCGTTTTTAGAGGGGTTCGTGATAGGAAGTACATACTACACAATCGTCGGAGGAGGGCTCTCTGTAACCTTCGGATTTACGGGATGTCCCACTGTTAAGTCGGTGTCCGAATACGCCAAAGGACGTATCGTCTTCATCCGATTGTCCAGTGACGCTCCCTGGAGAGATACCAATCCAATGTCTATTAACCGTACAGAAGCTCTCGCGTTACTCGAGAAATGCGAGACATCGATAGATATTAAATGTAGTAACGAAACAGTAAGTGAAACTACGTACGGTTTAGCCTCCCTCGCTCCTCATATAACTCAAGCGACGGAACGTGGTAATATAATCGGATCGACCCTGGTAGACACGGACTGTGTCGAGAACCTAGATGTCACGGTTCACTTGGGAGAGATGTGTAGGAAGACCTCCGATCTCTCAAAAAGAGACAGTCTCAAGGTAAAGAACGGCGAACTACTCGATGATGACACCTTTTCTATACATACGCCTAAACTCAAGGCATGTAATTAAGCAATCGTGTCATCACAGACGCGATATTCCCCGTGTTTTTCTACGTTTACACCTATATAAATAGTTAAAAGACCATATAGGGATACTGTTCGCTTTTTTCTTTCGTGTCTGTTTATCTTATAGATCGTGCCGAGGAAGTAGCAGTATTTCATCTCCTCGAGAATAGGTAAACCAACGGGATAGACGGTCTACTTCACCGGGAGAGGATGATTGGTATAAGTAGTAACCTCGTTTCTATTTTCTACTTCTACCGGAGATAAGTAGACGCGATTCTAGTAGGTCTGCTTCTAATGAACGGGTACGTGTTTCTACACCTCTAACATGGTAGAAGTAAACATATTCTCTACAGCTAATGTGAAACCCTCACGCTTTCGTCCTAACGTGGAAGAAAGGTCTCTAAAACTCCTCCATATTACCTCCTTTCAGGACGTAGGTTTATACTTTTTTTCTAGGGTTATAAATTACTTACATAAT